TTTCCTCGGGGTAGTATTATCAGTCCTAGTTACAGTGCTATTAATCTTCTTCAGGCACTTGGTCGTATTCATCGTGCTGAGGGTAAGACTAAGTGTATTCAGAAGGTTATGTTTGCTGCTGGTACTATTGAGGAAGATGCATGTAAACGTGTTCAATCTAAGCTTAATAACCTTGAGTGTCTCAATGATGGTGATCTGACTTATAGTGTTCGTATTGCTTAATTAATATAAAATATATGACTAAAGTACTTGCAGTGAAATATCCGTCTAGTGTGGATCGTGTTAAACAGAGTTTTGATCATCTACGTCAGGTGTTTGAAGTGCCTGATGTTAGCAAGATCAAAGATATGTTTGCTACATTATTGTTTGATGAAAGTACATTGTTTAGGTACAATTATTGTTTGGTGAGGTTTGATAATAAGTTGTATGTGATTGAACCAGTTGATTTGGCAAAATGTACATATGTACGTAAGCAAGTGGAGTATCATCCATTGAGTAATATGATTTGATCTTCCCCGGTGTTTATACAGTTTCATCGGGATCCACAACAAACAAAAAGCTATAGGTCGGTATTTCATTGTGGGGTTGGGAGGGTGACTTCCCAACCTCTTTTCGTGCGCATAGGCGGTCAATAGGCGCGTGTTTGGTGAGTGGGTAGGGTGATCACATGGGTGGGCGATCAAAGCGGCCTATAAACGATTCTGTAACCTTAACGTTATAACGTAACTTGGGTAGCTCCTGGTCCCCTACCCTGGCTGTTAGCCGATCTTGAATAGACTATACCAGCTGGCTTCAGGACCTCAAGCAAAAAGTGCAAAAAAGATTTTTGATTTTTTCGTTGACTTTTTGGTTGGCGGTGGTAATCTATTTCCACGATGAAGCTGTTGACCAAGGAACTGATCGCCAAGCTGACCAAGGCTGGCTACAACAACGAGACTCCGATTTGTAAGCTCTTCACACCGTGGGGCCGGGCTACCTGGCTGCTCACTGGTATGGAGGATGGTATTCTGTATGGGTACGCTGATCTGGGTATGGGATGTGTGGAGTGGGGTGGCATTGAGACTCTGGAGGCTCTGGAGTCGATTCGGGGTCCGTTTGGGCTGAAGATCGAGCGTGATCTCTACTGGACCCCGAAAGAGGGTGTGAACTATTCCGAGCGGGAAAGCCTGATTGGGGCTTGACATTTCCTGAAAGTCTGGTAATCTATTTCCACGATGAACAACATTAAGATTATCAATTTGACCCCACACGATATTAATGTCATCGTTGACGGCGATGTTACTGTCATTCCCAGAGATGGAACAGTGGCCAGAGTCAACCAAATTTCCACAGTTGTGGATAAGATCAATGGAATTCCCGTTAGCGTCGTTCGATTTGGTGATGTGGTAGGGCTGCCTGATCCTGTGCCTGGTGTTATCTGGATCGTTTCGGCACTTGTGAAACAGGCGGTCAACCGATCTGATGTGGTGAGTCCTGGCGAACTGGTACGTAATTCGGATGGTAATGTGATCGGCTGCAAGGGTTTCTTTTACTGAACCATCTCTGTCTAAAAGTTAAAAAAGTTGTTGACTTCCGCTGAAAATCCTGTATACTATTTCCACGATGAATCCTGAAATTCGAGAGATTGAGAATCGGTTGATGAACCTTCGGTTGGACAAGTATGCTGTTGACCAGGGGTTGATGTTGAATTGTTTGGTTGGTGCTTTGGTTGGCTATATTGTTTGGCAGGATGGTGAGGGTAAGGTGAGTGCTAGTGATATTGTGAGTGCTATTGAGAAGTATCACAATCAGTGTAAGTTGGTTAATAACTAAATAAACTAATATGACGTTTAACGAAATTCAGAATCGTTTGGTTGATATGTTGAACCAGGCGCAAATCAAGATTGGATCTAAGCAGGGACGGTTGATGGAGTGGGTGTATGTACAGGCACTTCGTGATAATGGAGTGACTATTCCTCCAGCGGTTGACATGATGTTTTTGTGTGGTAGGTCTGTGGCTGGATACAAGGAACAGGTTCAACGAGTTCATTGATTAGTTGAAAAAAGTTGTTGACTTCTTGAAAAAAGCTGGTAAACTAGTTCCGTAATAAAAATAAAAGATATGGATAATCTGTTTGTCGCTCGTATTCATAATAACAGTCTTGGTAGTTGTGTGATGGTTGACACTATTACCGATGGTGTCAATCTGATTCGTGAGTATGTCAAGGATCAATTCAATCGTGATTTGACTGCTGAGGAGAATGAGATTCTGGAGAATGACTATGAGTTCTACAACGATGATGATGCTGATAACATTATTAGTTTTAGTCTTGGTACTCTCTCCACTCAATAATAACCCACAATAAATAACTAAATAAAAGATATGCCTAATCATACTGCTAATAATTTCACTGTGACTGGTCCGAAGGCTGATGTGCTTCGATTTGTGGCACAGGCCAAGGGTACTGATAGTGAGCTTGATTTCAACAAGCTTCTTCCTATGCCAGAGGAACTGAAAGGTATCTCAAGTCCTGTGAATATTATGACGCAGGACGAGATTGATGAACTCTGGTCCGAATGGAACGAACGCAAAAGTCAAGGAAAACTTGGTGAGTTTGATAAGGAACGTCCTTTTGGTCTTGGATTGACCCGAGAACGATCCGAAGAATTGATCTCCAAATACGGAACGTACGACTGGTACGACTGGCGAGTTTGTAACTGGGGAACCAAGTGGAATGCTTATGATGTGACGGAGTGGAGTATCAATGAGGGTCATTGGAATGGTGAGAACTCTAGTGCTACTATCTATTATGAGACTGCTTGGAGTCCTGCCACTGCTTTGTGGTTGAATATGTCAAAGGATTATCCTACATTGGATTTCTATCATGAGTTTGCTGATGAGGGTGGATCGTTCTTGGGTAGTGAGACTATTAGGGATGGACGTATTATTAGTGAGGAGGAGTTGGATTGGGATAGTGATGATGGTATTGAGTTGAGGGAGGGATTGGGTCGGTATTGGCCGGAGGATGATGAGGATGAGGTTGAGGTGGTGAAGGAGTAAAAGTCAAGCAAAAAAGGTTGGGGGTCAGCCTGAAGATTTCTTCAAAAACCCTTGACGTTTGGGGTGGGTGGTGGTATTCTATTTTCACGATGAAGACTTACAAGGTGCCTGTTGTTTACACGATGTATGGTTATGTTGAGATTGAGGCTGAATCTCCGGAGGAAGCTGTGAAGGAAGTGGAGAATGGTGGTGGTGATATTCCGTTGCCTTCTGTTGCTGATTATGTGGAAGGATCGTTTGAAGTGGATCACGATGGTTTGGTTGAGGAAGTTAACTAAATAAAATAAACTAAATAAACTAAATAAATAATATGAAGGATATTGCTGTTTTGGTTGGTGCTGTTGTGGGTGTGATTGGTTTGATTATTGGATTGAGTGCTTTGTTTGCACTGCCTGTGATGTGGTTGTGGAACTATGTTGTGCCATATCAGTTTGGGTTGAAGGAGATTGATTTTCTTCATGCTTGGGCGTTGATGGTGTTGTGTGGGTTTATTTTCAAGAGTGGTTCGATCAATTCCCAGAAGAAGGATTGAGTAGTTAAAAAAAGTTGTTGACTTTTTCGAAAAAGCTGGTATTCTATTTACATGATGAAAACTGAATATTTCGGCAAGGGTGATAGTGTGAATGTAGAGTATCGTGATGGTGATATGTTTACCCACGATTTTACTGGCACGGTCAAGGCAATTCGTAACGATAACATCATCGTGGAAGACCAAGATGGTGATTGTTGGGAGGTTGAAGCTGATCAAGTTAGTTTCTGTTCCGACGAACATTTTCGTTGACTTTCTGAAAAAAGCTGATAGGATATTACCACGATGAAAACTGAAAAGGGAACCATTCAATACTTTATGGAAAAGAACTTTCCCGATAATTTTGCCAGTGGTAAGTGGGGATGTGTTGAAATTCCTAATGGAAAAGGAAAGATGCCTGAACACGGATTTATGGTCGGTGTCGGAGTAGAAAAAGACAAAAAAACTTGGTATTGGGCTTGGTTAGATTATGATTGATTTTAATATGACTATTAAGGTTACTGACATTGTTTATGACACTACTGACAATGAGGAGCTATATCTGAATATGGATCTTCCTACTGAGTTAGTGTTTGACATTGATGGTGATAGTGATGATATTGAGTATGAGATCGTTGATGCTATTGGCGATATTACTGGCTGGACGGTGAAGAGTTTCAAATGGTCTGAGGTGGTAGAGTAACTAAAAAAAGTTGTTGACTTCCCCAAAGAAATACTACAGAATATACCACAATGAAATTTATTAATTTTTGGCCGTTATATTTTTTGGCAGCAGTGTATCTGCTAAATGTATACATGTATGGAAGAAAGGAAGCTAATCAAATAAATGTTTTTATGCTTCCTATTATGATCTTTTTTGGAGTTATTATTTGTTTTGTGTGTTTGATTGGACTGCGATAAACACTCCAAAAATTTTTGAAAAAGCTGTTGACTTCTGCTGAGGCTTGGTGTAGGATATATCCACGATGAATGACGAACAGCAATTTATTGAACTAATCAGAAAGTCTTTTGATAGAGAATGCACGTCAGGTAATACTGAGATTAAGTATCTGGTTGAACTTCCTATGACTGAAGAGGAGTATGAGAACTTCATTAAAATGATTTGTGGTGAATACATAATATGAAAGTTTATCTTGTTTATGGTGATTATTTTTGTGAAGAGCCTTTTGTTAAGAAGGTCTTTGATACTAAAAGAAAAGCTCTTGACTATGTTATAAAAAAATACTATTCAGGCCCAGAATATTGTAAATTGGGTCCAACTATGTTAGATGACAATGCTAGTTGCAATGTTCAAGAAATGGAATTAGAATAATAAATTATATGAATAATTCACTACAGATTGATAATAAGTTGCTTTCATGCCGTGTCGCTTATCTTCCAGTAAGAGGGGAAAGAGAAGAAGGATTTGTCAGAGCTTGCTGGCTTAATAGTGGAGGAAATCTTGTTTTCTTACTTGAATTGGATCGTGGAGGCTTTATGGAAGTGTTAGCTGGTTACTGCAAAAGAATTATGTAAGAAAATGGTGATAGTCGCAAACTTATTGTCAAGGATATTTATCGGGTAGAACGGGTGAAATTTTCTGAAAAAAGCTGTTGACTTTCCCGCTGAAATCCTGTAAAGTATTTCCATGACTGATTCCCCGAGTGTTTTGGTTGGTAAGGTGTTTGGCATTGCTGCTACTGCTCACAATGGTCAGTTTCGGCGTGATGGCAAAACTCCGTACATCAAGCATCCCATGGCGGTTGCTGATAGAGTTAGCAAATATGGTCATGAATATGTTTGTGTTGCGATGCTTCACGACGTAATTGAGGATACCAGTGTTACTTATGATATTTTGATTGAGGAGGGTATTCCTGAGAATATTGTTAAAGCTGTGGAGATTTTGACCAAGGGAGAAGGTCAGAATTATGATGAATATTTGTATTATGTTAAATCTAATGAGTTGGCTAAACGAGTGAAGATTGCTGATATCTTGAGCAATTTGGCTGATGATCCTACTGATAAACAGATTGTTAAGTATGCCAAAGCGCTGACTTATTTGATGGCGTAAATTTTTGAAAAACGTGGTTGACTTCCCCAAAGAAATCCTGTAGGATATATCCACGATGAACGAACCGCTTTCATTTTCTGAATGGTGTTATGAGGTTGATATTGAAACTCAGTATCAACAATTTTATGATGAATATGGTGATGCGGCTTGTTTACTTTGTGAATACAAAGATCGTCATTACCGAGAATATTTAGAGAATTTTGAAAAATCTGTTGACTTCCCCAAAGAAATCCTGTAGGATATATCCACGATGAAGCTATATGCTATTATTGAGTTTAAGACTGGTGATGTTGGTCGTTATGGTGATATCACTGATATTGGTTATGTAACTGAAAGTATCAAGAAGAGCAATTCTTTTAGAAATAAGCGGGTCAAAGTGTATGGATCGAATAGAAAGTCTTGGACTCGTTATGTTTCCCGTAAGAATATTGTAACTATTATTCCACTATACTAACCAACAATGAAAGTTTATATCATTCTTGACAAATCGTACAGTCTCGGCGTGGAATGTTTTGTAGATAAGGCTTTCTCTTCTAAAGAAAAGGCTATTGATTATGTTTATGCTGATTATATGAAACATCCTTACTACAAGGGAAAATCAAAAGAAGATTTGAGAAAAGCGATTGATAATCAAATTCACGAAACTGAAGTAGAATAATTACCCACGATGAATGCGTGGAACCGAGAACAAATAGAAGGTGAACCATTACTGGAAAGTTGTGATTTTTGTAATGCGTTAATTGTAAATTGGGAAACATTAACCAATTGTTGGGTAACATTTGACAATCGTATTATCTGTAAAAACTGCAAAAAAGCTGTTGACTTCCCCGCTGAAATCCTGTAGGATATATCCACAATGATTGAGATTACCCGCAATCCGTTTACAAAGTTGTCACTTCTCAGCAACTTTTGGATTGAAGATGATATGGTGTTTCACATCCTCATTCCATATAACACAGAACAAATCGAATTGTTGACTGACAATGAGATTGGTCAATATATGGGCGGCAATTAAAAAGCTGTTGACTTCCGCCAAGTTCTGGTATAGGATATACCCACGATGAAAGACATCTTCCAGATTACCACACCGGTTCATGGCACCACCGACATTGAAGTCTCGGAGTTGATCAAACAGTTGCAACAGCGGTTGCGTCAAGCCAAAGAATTCAACAAACACTATGGTTGGGGGTGCACTCGTTACTCTATCACGGTGGATAATGAAGGACAACTTTGGTTGAGCGGTCACACCAAAAAAGACCTGAAAGAAATTTAAAAAAAGTGGTTGACTTTTCGGAGGTGGTAGGGTAAGATATTTAAAGAGTTGGGGCTGACATCGTGAGATGCAGCACGGTGGTAGTGAAAGCGTTGGAAATGTCAGTCTTTCACCGAATTACGACGGTTCCAACCAACTCTTGAAAGTTTTTAGAAAAAGTTCTTTACAAGTCAGAAAAGTCTGATAAGATATTTTTAGTTGATGGGACCGGAAGGAACACGACTAGCAACCCATTAACAAGATTGACGGCATAACAATGTAGCCATCCGGTTTTCAATCCGGAAAAGTGAGAAATAGAGGGCAACGAATTAGTATTCGTTGATAAATACTCACATGTCAATCTTACAATTTTAATGCTTAGGAGAGAGCGAGTAATACGCCTCCAGTCATCTGTAATAACCAATGGATGATGTGGGATAGAACACAGGACACCGGAATGGTTATCGGATCAACCTGTTGTAGATGGATAAAGAACCATCCCTTAGCTCCAATTTTTTTAGTTCTTTTGATAATTTGAGAGTTTCATAAGCTCAGCCAGAGGCTAGCAAGTAACTGGGGTATGAATTAAATAAACTCGCACTACGCTGGGTTAGCTCTCACAAAATTTGATTGAATATCTGTTGTTAGCTCAAACCTAGAGCCGTCTGTTGAGTCAGCGAGATGTAGTAACCAATCTACACAGCAGTAAAAATCAAACTGGTTGATGAAGCTGCAGCTAACCAAGTTATGTAAAGTGTAGAATCGTGGGACTACACCATCAACCTTATAATTTTAGTTCTTTTTTGATTGATATTACCTAACTGGAAAAGGAGCACATCGGCTGCCAAAGTTTTATAGGTTCATGGCGATGCATGTGCATAATCACCACGTAAGCCTAACTGGGGGTGAGGTTAGTAGGTTCGAATCCTGCTATCAATCAAAACAATTTTAGTCTTGGTACTCTCTCCACTCAATAATAACCCACAATAAATAACTAAATAAAAGATATGACCATTGAATCTGTAGTTCGTAAGACGATTATTGTTATCAACGGAGTTGAACATATTCTATCTGAAACTTCGTGGACTGAATCCGTACATGAAGCACAAGATAGTGGTGTGGAGTTTGAATCTGATGAAGATGTGATTGATTGGGTTGAAAGTGTTTGACACTTTCTAAAACGCTGACAGACTGTTGACACGATGAAACCAAAAATCAAATCAAATCAATCAATTACTTGCCATCGTGATCTAACGATTAGTTATTTTTCTGTTTATAAACAAATATGGCAAAGAGTTTCAGCATACGAATTAACTTGCAGACATGACGATTTTGCTGCATTGAGTCAGCAAGACCGAAAAAAAATTAATTGCAAGATAAAATTGGGTTAAAAAATCTGTTGACGGATGTGGAAGTTCTGGTAGATTCAACGTGTCGAGAGTGATTGAGGTTGAGCATCAAGTAAGGTGCCGTGGCTGATGAGCATTTCGAGTGCTACGCTAGATGATGGTAAGTGCGGCATACCTCAACGTTTTTTGAAAAAATTTTGATTGATATTACCTAACTGGAAAAGGAGCGTGTCGGTAGCCAAATAAGGTTCAAGGCGAAAACAGGCGTAACCATCATATAAACCTAAATAGGGATGGGGATTGTAGGTTCGAGTCCTACTATCAATCAAAACAATTTTTTGAATATTATTCAATGAATAATACATACAGGCGGTCAATTCTAAACTGAACTGATCGATCAGTTATGAATGTAAGGTTCGATTCCTTAATGTGTTATTCAGTATTAAACAAAGATAGACACGTAAGCAAAGCATTCGGATAATGCGCCCTCCGGTTGGGAGACTGAGTTCAATTCTCAGATGCTTACAGGGAACATATCGCTATACTACAAAAGTAATGTGAGTGAAATCCTTAATTGTTTGATATTTTAAACTTTTTTTAACTTTTTTGTTGACTTTCCTGAATCTCTGGGGTATAGTATTTCCACGATGAATATCAAAGAATACTTGGATAAACTTGAACAGACAAAGCAGAGTCTACTGTCTCTGAATCTACCGGACAATACTCCGATTGTCGATACCCCTGATATGGGTTGTTTGACTCCAATATCTAAAACATCTATTAAGTTTGAAGTTAAAGATGTTTACAAATACAATTTGTGTTATTATCTTTATTCACACGTTTGTGATAAAGAACTGACTGAAAAACAAATGGTTGTGATTTTGTCTGAACATTATACACGGAACTAAAAAATATCTAAATAAAATAATATCGTAGAAATATAAAAACACTAATTATTTAGCGCTGAAAGCGTCTAAAAAGTGCTTGACTTTCTAAAATTTCCTGATATTTTATAAAAAATAAAATATGAAAACTAAAATTAAGAACCGCAAAACTTGGGGCACTTTGAAGCCTATTACCAAACGTATTGAGTCTCTTAAGATTTACAAGCGCAGTAAGAATAAGTTTAATTATTCAAATTATAGCTGGGGAGATCTTAATTAATTTAAAATAATAATAAATATGTCTGATATTGATCCTGAACTGCAAGCAGAACAAACTCAAGATGCTAAGTATCTACAAGAGCTTAATCACTATGTAAACACTCTTTCAGCTCCTTCAGCAGAATCCGTAGCGCTTTATAGATCAAAGCTTAGTATGCTTGAAGATATTCATAATGAAATTCGATCCAAGTATCCTGAATTTATGCCTGTATATGATTGTTCAAAGGAAGCTGAACTAAATCAAGCATTGGGTAAATATCAAGAACATACTTATAGTCTCAGCAGCCGAGACATGAGTGCAGAAAAGTGAAAAAACCCGTTGACTTTAGCCAGAAATCCTGTAGACTGTATTCCACATGAAGAAACTCCAAAAAGAATTCACCGCTAACTATGATCGGGTTGGTATGAATCGTTTTGTTCAACTCCGCAAGGAAAATGGAGTTGCCATCTATGAACGATTCAACACTGATGATACCCATCGTACTTATGAGGTGTTCATTGTGAAGGTTGTACCCAAGGGTGCTCCTCTTCCTAATGGCAAGACTGTAGAGGAGTCGTATGAACAGTATCCGGGTGCCAATGCCTTTGGTAAGACTGCTTATGATTGTCGTTCACTGGCTCGGGCAGAGGAACGATTTGATCAGTTGGTACAGAAGGTCAAGGATAGTGCTGAAGCTAAGGAAGAGTCTATTAAAACTGGTAAGCGTAATCGTGGTAAGCGTGGTACTAATAAGATCAATGTTAGTGTACCTGAAAAGGATAGTAAGTTTACTATGAAAATGCTTATCACTTCTACTGGTCTAACTCAGCCTGTGTTGTTTAGTATTGTTAAGTCTTGGATGAATAGTGGTATTGTTAAGATCAATGGATACATTAAGTCCGAAGGTGGCCGAGGTCGTCCTAGTATTGAATATGTCGTGGTGTAAGTAAACATACAAATAGTTACATTAACCAGTTAGTGGATAATACCGCTAACTGGTTTTTTTGAATATATTTTCAGATTACTTATAAAAATGCTTGCCAACCTTCCTCAAACCTATCTCGAAAAATTCGAAAAAACTGCTTGAATCTGCCCCAAACTCTGGTAAATTGATTTTGTCATGAACGACATCAATACTAACTCTAACGTCACCGCCACCTCCACCAAGATCACCGCCAAGGTTGGTCGGCCTGCCATGTCGCTGAAGCTGATCCTCAACAAGACCTTCAGCCTCAAGGATCTGCAGGCTCTCAATCCCGATGTCAAGCCCGTCACCATTCGGGCCGCTGTTCTTCGGGGTCTCGAGAATGGCCGATTCACCAAGCTGAATCGTACTGTTCGATCGGGTCGCAAGGGCAAGCCCGCCTCGCTCTTCATCAATACCAAGGTCTACGAGGCTAACCTTCGTAACCTCGCCAAGTCCAAGGTTACTGTCAATGTCGCTGAGACCGATGCTGTGACCGCCTAATAAACCAACCACAACTACAAACCCCGCTTGACTTTCAAATCAAGCGGGGTTATTCTTTTACCGTTATGAAGAAAAACATTATTCAAGTTCTCTACCTCGACGAAGCCGTTTACTCGTTCGTCGTCACCAATGACCTCTCTGTTGAAGATAATCTGGAACGTACATTCGCTGAATGGAACCATGGTAGTGGCATGGAGTGTGAAATGTTCATCAACTCCAAAAAGCGTTCTCTGAGCGTCAATGATATTGTGTGTGTCAACGGTACTTATTATCAATGTAGGCCGTTTGGTTGGAAGAAGGTTACTGTTGAATATGTCAATGAATTAGAGAAGGAATTGTCACAACATCCTACCCGTCACGCCTATGGTACATGGTATGCTTTGACAGAGATCATGTATGGCCGTCGTCACGATGACAACGAGGCTCTTCTGGAAGGAGTTGAGACCGTCTAAAGGGCTGCCAGAACGCGCCAGAACCGCATATGGGCGCTTTTGATTGCAAGGGAGGGTCTGAACACCTTCCCTCTTTTTTTTGCACTTACTGGCACTTTTTCGTTGACTTTCTGGTTCAGTCTGGTAAAGTCTTTCCAGATCGGCTGAACAAGCTAGGGTAGGGGACCAACTCCTACCTACGTTACGTTAACGATATCGGAAGAATATCGGAAGAAAGTTGCAGAAAATGCTTGAGGTTTCTGCTGGGTGGGTGTAATCTATTTCCACAATGACACTTCAGCAATTTCAAGCCGCTTTCGCCATCGCCAAGGACTTTGACCGTGACCTGTCCAAGGTGGACGACAGTATCCTCTACGGCTACGGTCTCAGCACCTTCAAGCCGGTACATACTACCCTTGAGGCGGTGGCGAAGACCATCCGTTGGCAAGCCCTTATGATGAACGGCGAGTGGGATGCCGAAGCATTGAACGAGGTGGCCGAGGCTGGTCGCCGTAACTTTCTGGTGCTTGGTTGAAAAAAGCTGTTGACTTCTTCAAAGAAATCCTGTAGGATATTACCCACGATGAAAATTGAAAAGGAAACTATTCAACACTTTATGAAAGAGAACTATCCTAAACATTTTGCCAGTGGCAAGTGGGGATGTCAAAATATTGGATTTGCTCATGCTGAACATTTGGATTTGCCTGAACATGGATTTCAGGTAAGTGTGGGAGTTGCCAAAAAATATTGGGTGTGGTTGGATCACGATTGATTGAAAAAGCTGTTGACTTTTTCTAAAAACCTGATAATCTATACCCACAATGAAGATCACGATTGAGTTCGATCCCTTCGCCACCGCTGAGACCGCTTACGATTATTCCAACAGCAGCAAGACCTACACCATTCGGATGATGTTGAGCCAGGTCGCTGATCGTATCGACGATGCCATCTGGTGTAACCAAGCCAAGAGCACGTTGAATACCAAGCTGAAGGACCGTAATGGCAAGGTGATGGGGTCTGTGAAAATCCGGCTTGCTCCTGAAGAAAGGGCTTGACCTTTTTCTAAAACCTGATAATCTATTTCCACAATGAAATCCTACCTGACGATTGAACAAAATTCCCGCGGTGCTACCTACAGCAACTCCGACGATACCTGGACGGTCTACGAGCACTCTACCTATCCTCGCAGTTCGGTTCTCGCCGGTCAACAGAGGCGAGTGTGGGTGGAAATCTTCAACAGCCTGGAGGAGGCTAAGGAAGCTTTCCCCGACGCTGAGGTGAGTGGGTGTACCTATCGGGAACCCTACTTGAACCACCTGCCTGACGACGGTGCCCTCTACTAACCCGAAAAAAAGCTCCGAAAGGAGCTTGACCTTTTTCTAAAACCTGATAATCTATTTACACAATGAAGACCTACTTCGACGATAACTTCGGTACTTGGGACGGTATGGATGAGCCTGAGATGGTGGCCTTTTACCATCAGTGCCAACGGTCCAATGTGACCAAGGTTTGTAAGCGGTGTGAACGGACTGTTCGTATTCAACCGCAGTATGCTATTTGTAATAGCTGTGCAGATGCAATTGAACGGGGAATGGATTACTAAATAATAATAATATGAATAAAGAACTATTGCGTAATTTTATCATCTCGGTGTTGAATGATGAGAATGGTATCAGCGGCGAATCATTCTCTATTCTCTACAAGATTGCCGAAAAGGACCAATCACTTCGTGACATTATGTTGGCTACTGATGCTTGTGATGATCGGTTCTATCTAAAAGAAGAAGAGGATGACTATTACAACAAATAATAATATGACTCTTACTGAACGTTATAGTAATGATACCATGGTTCGTAATTACATTCGTATTCATGATCCTGGTCATAGCTGGCTAGAAGTGCCTATCAAGGATGTTCGTGATATCGCCGGTGTTTGGGATATTATTACAGATTATTCACCATTGAAGCGACATAAGTTCTATCTGGAAGAAGATTGTGATATGGGTACTTTCTATAACGCAATGATTCAAAAGGGGTACACTATCAATATCACCAATGTTCACGTCGATGACTTTGACGAATATCTACAAAATCAATAATACAATGAATACAATGGAACAATTCCAAGAAGATATCAGCATGAAGTTCTTTGGCCGCAGTGTGTCACTCGCCAAAGCCGCTAACCAATGTGTGTGCTGTGGTAAAAATGCTACTGAGTTTCGTGATGAAATCAGTAAGCGTGAATATCGTATCAGCTCACTCTGTCAGCATTGCCAAGACGAGGTGTTCGCCCAACTTCCAGAGGAAGACTGAAAAAAGTTGCAGAAAAAGCTTGAGGTCTGCCGCTGGGTACTGTAGGATATTTCCACAATGAACGACATGATTGATACCTCCTGTGACCTCCGTGACCAGATCACCGTTGACTATCGTGAGACCTTCACCCAAGACGATGCGGATTACGAACAACGTGCTCGTTGGGAAGAGTGCATGACGATGGAAGATATCTTTGAGGGCTAATACGTTCGGGGTAATACAATAACAATAATAATCTACAACACTATGGCTAACAAAATCAAGAAGAACGATACCGTCACCAATAACATTCAACTCGTCTACGGTATTGAGAAACTCACCGTTGTGCCTGCCAATACCGAACTCAAGGTCTGGAAAGTCAAACGTGATGGTACTCTCTATTGTAGTACCACTGATCGTAACATCTACTACGGCACTATCACTATCAAAGCTAACGATGTTACCAAGGTCAATAAACCTATGCCTACTGTCAATGTGGGTGATATCTATGTCTGTTCTTGGGGTTATGATCAGACTAACATTGACTACTACAAGGTTGTCAACGTAAAGAATAAGACGGTCAACCTCGTTAGTATCGGTCAGACTCGTAACTACACTGGTCCTATGCAAGGTGAGTGTGTGCCTGATCCTAGTGTCATGGGTAATAAAATCTACACCAAGCGCATGATTGACAATGGTAATGGTAGTGTTAGTTTCAAAATGACCAGTTACAGTTGGGCTTACAAGTGGAGTGGTAAATCCAACCACTTTACTGAGTGGGCTTAAGGGTAGGTGGGTAGGGGGCTATGTCACTTTAGCCCTATTTATAAACATGACGGGGTAGGGGGTATAGCTCCCTATCCCTTTTTGTTATTATATAGGGGGGAGGTGCGGGGGCACCCTACCGAAGATGGTTCTGAACATGACTAGCCCGCGCGACCACCCCGCGTGGAGGTACACCTGACACACATGGTAAAAAATTACGTAGGTAACTTAACATATGTTATTTGCTTGTTGTACTTATAAAAAGTGGGTATAAAAGGGTGTTTTTGGGGTGTATTTTTTGTGCTTTTTTGGGTAAATGTGAAAAAAACACTGTGGGTTATTTTTTATATGGTGACTTTGCATATGTTGTGTGGTATATATTTGGTATATGTTTTCGTTGAATGAAAGTCAGTTATTGTTATTGGGGTGGGTAATTACGATAGGCAGTAGCTTAATTGTGATGGCATTGACATTATTGTTGAGTTATTGTTTGTATAGTTTATATAGGGTTGTCAAAGATTTTAGCAAAAAATATTGACATTAGTGATATTTGATGATATATATTAGCAACATGAAGGTCGTAAGTACACATATTGATAATAAGCGTTGGTATACATTTACAAGAAATTGTGAATGTGTGTTGGTTGATATTGTGTAATAATGATGTAATAGAAAACTTAGAAAACAATATCAACCATCACCGAAAAAGTGGTGGTTTTTTGTTTTTGGTGTTGACGTTCTTTGAAGTTGTGGTAAAGTTAGTAAACAGTGAACGACGAAAGTTGAACACGATGACAATTTAAAAAAAGTAGGTTGACAATGATGAAAGTCATGATAGACTGAATGAAGATTGTGGAAGGCTTGAAACTCCATCTGTTGAGCCACCGCCAGTAACCAAAGGTAAAGACTGGGAAAATCAATTGATTGGTCCGTGGGTGTTATCCTCGTAGAGAACCCATAGGGCGATGACGGAATTGCTGAGGCAATTTCCGTGAATTGGTTAAAAACAAATTTAGACCGCCGAAGTAGCTCAATTGGCAGAGCAGGACTTTTGTAAAGTTCAGGTTGCAGGTTCAAGTCCTGTCTTCGGCTCCAATTTATAATGTTGATCGTAGCATAAAAGTAATGTCGTGGTTTGTGAAGCCACCTAAGCGGGGGCAGTACCCGTCGATCAACCCAATTTATAATGGCCTCATCGTCTACGAATGTAATAGGATTCTGGATTCTCAATCCGGAGAACTCGGTTTGACTCCGAGTGAGGCTACCAATTTCAATAACCCCCATCGTTTAGTTATTAAGACTTCCGGTACCAATTAGGCGGAAACCTTGGTGCAAATCCAAGTGGGGTTACCTATTTTAATTACCCTATCGTCTAGATGTTAGGACGGATGTGTTCTCTGAGACATCAACCTTGGTGAAAATCCAAGTGGGGTAACCAATTTATGCTTCGGTGGTGAAAATGGATTTATCACGCAACGCTACGAACGTTGAGGTCGGGGTTCGACTCCTCGCTGAGGCGCCATTTAATGGCCCATTCGACAACCAGCTAAGTCACATCCCTTTCAAGGATGAGTAACCGGGGCAGCACCGGTATGGGCTACCATTTTTTGACGGCACTGTAGGGTGCAGTCGTAAGCAAGATCACCCCTAGCATAATCTGAAACAGTGAAGCGTTAAGATCTTGACCGTCAAATTTATTTTATGTATATGGACGTGGCAGACAAGAAATGCAGCAGTCTCCAAAACTGCCCAATGTGGGAGCGTTACCCACCGTCCATGCCATTTTTCAAATACATTAGTTGAAGGCAACATCTACGTAGTTTAAATGGTAGAACAACACCACAATAAGGTGGAAGCATTGGTTCGAATCCAGTCAATAAACGGTGTTGAAGTAGTAAGTAATGTATTGACACTGATAGACGCTGAGTGTTATAGTCTGACGAGACTATGATTAGTAAGCGGAACGATGTGAAATCCAGTAAACATTTTAATTTTTAATTCCCGAGTAGTGTCAAAGTAGCACGGAACGCTGTTAACGTTCTTGTGGAGGTGCGAGTCCTTCCTTGGGAGCCATTTTCAATTCCAGAGTAGCTCAATGGTAGAGCATGCGGCTGTTAACCGCAGGGTTGGGGGTTCGAAACCCTCCTCTGGAGCCAATTTACGGTGAGTGTTCCCTATGGCTGTCTGTAAAACAGTTGCCATGAATAAATAGGGCGGAAGGCAAGTGGTTCAACTCCTCCACTCACCACCAATTTTATGGGTTATTATACTGATAAAGACGCAGAGCGGTCTGTAAAACCGTTGCCTTCGGGCTGGATAGGAGCATTACCTATATATCCCACCATTTTTGGTATTTCTTAGCGGGAATACCTGAGTAGTTATCGGTAGGTTGTGTGAGGGTAAGCTTTGAGAGTAACACAAATACTTACTAAATGTACGTCGTCGAGACAGATGAAGTAATGAAGCTATAACATTTGCCTCTATTGGGGTTTGATAACTATTCGAATTTTAAACATTGTATGTAGCTCAGTGGTTAGAGCAGAGTACCTAACTATGGGGTAAGCCCTTAAAAATCTTATGTTAGGTTGTAAAAATTTCCATTACTCATATGATAATGGTTGTAAAGATAGCCGTTGGTTCGAATCCAACCATACAGATGAATATATAATTATATATAATCTTTATATATATATATACTATGATTAAATTAAAAGATCTATTCAAAGAATCTTACGTTAAAAGGATTCCATCTTTTCCAAAAAGAAGCAAATTTGTTCAAAAAATACCCGAATCAGAATATGAAAATATTAAAAATTTACGTTTGCGTAAAAAATTAAATATCACGCGTATTGCTGACTTATATCACACGTCTAATACAACAATAAGTAATATACTACTGTATTTAGGACTTATAGATGTAAGAAAGTTAAAATATACATTAAAAAGTAATATTGAGCCTGAATATTATAATGACATTTTACACTTAAAAGAAAGCGGATTGACAGCTGAAGAAATTTCTAAAAAATTAAATTTTTCTGTAGAAGAAATAAGTTCTTTATTGGAACAGTTGACACAAAATAAAACTGCGTTTTATTGGCAAATAAAAAGTGTTCCACATTCTAAATATGAAGAAATAAAGCGTGAATTTTTGTATAATGAATCTACTTTATCTGAACTTGCATCACGATATCGTACTCACGATGATGTAATATACGGTATTCTTAGAATGATTGAAAAACGTGAGAGAAGATAATCAAAATAACTTTGACAGGTGCTAGTGCGCAGGGCGTGGTAAAGGAGCAGTGATGCTGTTCCGAAAAGGTTCGATTCCTTTGACTTGTCAATTTAATTTATAAACCGGTAGTAGCTGAAATAGATTAGCGTGTCCCTGAAGAGGACGAGATGTTGGAGCGTTACCAACCTGCCGGGCCATTTTTTTGAGATAGACACATTTCTCTGGGGTTCGATTCCCTCTGGTGAAGGAGTATAAAATGTGGAACGGTAAGGCTGTAGCCGTTTGGGACTTACTCTCTAGAAGTAATTATCCCCCGTGAAATCCTCAAACATTTTTAATAAAGTTGTTGACCTATGAAGTAAGTGTGGTAAGATGATTATAGATGAAGGGGATAACCTCGGTTGATGACTGACCGTAGCATCTCTAAAACTCAAATAGTCATATGTTCGTTGACAATATTAGATACAGATTTTAATGGATGTGTAACTCAACTGGATCAGAGTATTCGGCTCTTACCCGAAAGGTTGTGGGTTCAAATCCCACCGCATCCACCATTTTTATTAGTGATGCACCATATACTACAATCCGGCGATAAGATCAAAGGCAATCGTAACAGATTAAAAAACATTGAGAAGGAGCAACAAAAAACGTCGCTGTTGACGAGAACACTAATAATGGGTAACTGACCCCATAAGTGACTGCTGACCGGTACAATCAGTAAAACACAGAGACGGCGTGGAGAGCACAGCACCAATTTCAATGGGGTTCAAGCTTTAACGGTGAAGCAACTGGCTTTTAACCAGTAGAACACGGATCGTTACCGTGGAGCCCTACCAATTTAGTTATTTGACAAAGCTAGTCAAAAAGGTTTGTATTGGGTCGCTCCCGATACTCTTTCCTTGAAGATAGATACGAATGTAGTTTAAGAGAAGAACACCGGCGATGTAGCCGGAGGCTTGAGGTGCGATCCCTCAATGAATGTAGAACGTAATTTTACGTGAAATCCTTCGAAAAATCCAATTTAGTTATGTGTTTGATATAATATTCACGGTGTGAAAAGCTTCCGTGGCAAAAAATCAAATACATAATATGGGGGTATAGTGTAATTGGCTAACATAGCACACTGTCACTGTGCAGACTTGCTCGGTTCGAATCCGGCTACCCTCGCCATTTTAATTGTCCCGTAGCTCAGTTGGTTTAGAGCAGTGTGTTGATAACACAAAGGTCGTTGGTTCAAATCCAATCGGGACAACCATTTTAATGCACTCGTAGCTCAATTGTATAGAGCCATCCGTTTCTACCGGAAAGGTTGGGGGTTAGAGTCCCTCCGGGTGTGCCATTTTGCCTCATTCGTATAAGTAGTTTATTATTCAAGTTCGGTAAACTTGAGAATCCAGTGCAAGTCTGGAATGAGGCTCCATTTAGTGCCTGTTTAGTTTAGTGGCAAAACAGCTGTTTCGTAAACAGCTATCACAGGCTCGATTCCTGTAACAGGCTCCAATTTTAAAGCACGATGACAGAGCTAGTGAACTGAGATGTCTGCAAAACATCGTTGTATGAAAATACATATGCAAGGAGCGTAACCTTGATCGTGCTCCATATTTTTACTATTTATTTTTGTATGGAAAAACTATCACTTTACCAAAAATTTTTAATTATTAAAAATGAAATAGAAAAACACAAATGGATTGAAAGTGAAAAACGAGGTAACGACATTGGGTTTGAACAAGCATTGATTGAGTGGATGAATAAACATCGTCGTGGTTGGAGTGAAAATATTAAACAAAATAAATAAATTTTATATTTATAACATATGACCAAAAACGATTTTAAAAAAATTATTAAACAGTTGACCCGAGAAATTTTATTTGAAGATTATAAGGGTGAACCAAATCATGAAGCTGAAGTTGAGAGTGATAAATTAACATCTACTTTATCTGAGGATGAAAAATCAAAAAACATTCAAGATCTGGAAAAGCTTTTGAAGAATCCGGATCCTAGTAGAGCAAAAGATTATGGTTCTATAGAAAACTATAAAAAGATGTTGAAATTAAAAATTGCTAAACTAAAAAAACAAACAAATGAAAGTGGCGATCCTTTTAGAGACATTGTGAAGAAATACGCTGGATTATATAGAGACAGTGAACTATCTCGTAGAGAAAAAGAAGATTATTTCAAATGGTTACAAACACATCAACCTGATAAATTTAAGAAATTAATAAATAAACATAAAAAGAAATAATTCTAATTTATATAATTAAAAAAGAAAAGCAAAACGCTTTTCTTTTTTTTTGTTTCTGTATTTAAATTAACTATGTATCCAGTGGTTATGAAAAAAATTTTAATTGATTGTGGTGGTAATATTGGCCAATCGTATGATACTTTTAAAAACGAATTGGATCTTGATAATTTTTATAAAATTTTTATATTTGAACCTAATATTGACTGTTACAATATTTTATTAAGAAAAATTGACGCGTCAAATGTAATAATTAAAAATCAGGCGGTTTATAATAAAAATGGAACTGTAAAATTTTATATACCTACAAATGACGCCTACTCTTTAGGTTCTACATTAAATATTGATTTTCATAACTCTATTTATAAAAATATGTACAAGGATTCTATTGAAGTAGAATGTATAGATTTGGATGAGTTTGTACGACAAATAGAATGTGATGCTGAGATATATTTAAAACTTGATATTGAAGGTGCTGAGTACGAAGTATTGGAACTTTTAATAAAAAACGAAACTATCAATAGAATTCATAAAATTTATGTTGAGTTTCATGAAAAGTATGCTAATGATGAGTTGTCAGTGAAGTATGATTTAATATCACGTAAAAATAATATTATAGATTATATAAAATCAAATAATATATCATTTACGGAATGGACATGATTTATGGAATTAATTATTGATAACGAAGAAAGTTTTATTACTGATTTTTTTAAAAACGATTTGCATAATACGTTTAATTTTTTAGATATAGGTGCAAATGATGGTTTTAGTTTTTCAAACACATATAAATTATCAGCATTAGGTTGGTCAGGTGTATGTTTGGAACCTACACAAGAAGCTTTTTTGAAACTAAAAAGATTACATGGTGAAAATGGTAAAATCGAATGTATTAATGCTGGTGTATCCGATGTTACACAAGTTGTAACTTTTTATCAGTCACATGATTGGTATCAAACGAATGCTCCTGTTGGTATATTATCATCTATGGATCCAAATCATAAAAAAAATTTCATAGATATGAATTGGTCTGAAATAAAATGTATAGTTTACACATTTGAAGAATTGGAACGTCTTTATAATTTAGAAAACAAAAAATATGATTTTATAAATATAGATGTTGAGGGTCACGATTTAATAGTATTAAAACAACTAAATAAAAAATTAAGATATTGTAGACTTATATGTATAGAAAAATCTTTAGACGATCAACAAAATCAAAACATAATAAAAGAATTAAACACAAATAATTTTGAATTAATAGCAATGTCAGTTGATAATTTTATAGCGGTTAATAAAAAATTTTCTTGACTTACGTGGTTTTATAAAGTATACTGTATTACATCATGAATAATTTGACTAAAATTGACATGGCCAATTTGGTTGTGGACGAATCTAAAAAAACAGAAATAAGACACATATTGTGTGATAAATATGGTGCTAATGATGTACAATATCACGATTTGTCATATGGTATTTGTATAGATGTAGTTGGTACTGATAGTTTTAGATTTATTAAAAACGCAATAATTAAAACTCTGGGTGTACACGAAGATACGTTATCTGTATTGAGTGAAAACAAAAAAAGTTTAAAGGCATCTTACGTTTATTTACCTGAAAAAGATAAAGTTTTAATTAAACGTCTTAAGAAATCAAAAATTTAAATTTTCTGAAATAATGAATTTTTATGATTATTTCGGATAACGTTAAGCTGTTCTTAACGTAACAAGTAAATAAATAAACAAAAAGGATAGTAAAATATGAAGAAAGTATTAGTATTATTGTCACTATTGACATCTCTAGCAGTAATTGCTGGTGAAAACGCAAATATCTCGGTGGAAACTGGGTACAATAACCAATATACCGTAAATGGTGTTGCTCGGGCTGAAGACGCGGCATTTGTTAGTGTTGGTGCTGTAAAGAGTCTAAAATATGCGGATGTATATTTGGGTGGTACTCTTTTACCTACAGGAGATTCAGATCAGTCACATTGGACATTAGGTGTTGGTAAAGAAGTTGAAGTATGGAAAGATGTATTTTCGGCACGTGCTGATGCTACTGTTACTCGACACCAAGCTGGTGGGTTTGGCATTCCCAATAGTACTGAGTTTGGCGTAAAATTGGCTCTTCCAAACAAATTGATTACCCCATATGTGCGTGGTTCTTTTGATATTGATTTGGATCAAGAAGGTGTATTTGTGGGCGTTGAACGTGCACAAAAATTGCCACTTGGATTTGTAATTACGCCTGCTGTTGAATATGGTAGAGTATTTGGTACAACCAGTGATTATACAGCTGTAAATGCTAAAGCAACATTAAGTCGTCCGTTTGAATGTTCGTTTGGTGTAGTTACTCCGTTTGCTAGTGTAGGATGGTACGACAATAATTTTGATGTATCTAAATACAATTGGGCTACTAGAGAGTTTAGTGGAGATTTAGTCTATACTGGTGGATTGAAATTCACCTTCTAAGTTAAAGTAAAACGTGTAATTAGATAAACCCCCTCTCTTTAAGAGGGGGTTTATATTTATAAACGAAAGAAAGGTACATAATTATGTCAACTACACTAGAAAGCTTACAGTTTGAATTAAATAGTTTAATTCAAAAAATAATAGTTGAAGCTAAAAGAGAAGCGTCGTCAACTCAATTTTCAACTTCTGGAAATAGCGGAACTTCCAGTTTAACAAACGTACAACCCAATTTAATATCAAAACCAGATTTAAAAGAACATATATCTTTATCATTGCAAATATTGTTGAAAGATAAAAAGGAAAAAAATATTGTTTCTGGGTTTACTATGAATCCGTTAAAATGGACACGAAACGTAAATTGTTGGGCTAGAAATCTGGATACAACTGGTATATCTATGGGAATATGGGGATTAGGTTGTGTCGGTGGCGGAACATTGATTACTCGTAAACATGTTTTATTGGCAAATCATGTGCCGTATCCAACATTGCCATTTTTGATTTATTTTGTCGATAACAATAATAACACTTATGAATATAAAGTGATCAAAACAAAACGACTAGGTAATACTGATATATTGATTGGTGAATTAGATAGTGAAGTTCATAGTTCGTTAAAAGTATATAAAATATTGCCTTCAAATTATAAAACATATCTAACAAGCATGTTTCCTGTTTTTTATTCAGATCAAGAACGTAAATCTTTGATTGGGGAATTACAGACGGTTTATAATCAACTAGACGGCATTAATTTTTCAATGGGTAAACATTCAGATGACGTATTATCACAATATTTTGAAATGCTTGCCGTTGGAGATAGTGGCAATCCTATTTTTACATTAGTAAATAACGAATTGGTATTAATAGGAGCTTGGTACAAAATCTGGACCAATAATACAGGTATGGGAACATTTTTACCTGCTCAAATTGCGGAGATAAATAATATTACAAGAAATAGTGGATATGTTGTAAATGAGGTTGATTTAAGTGCATTTAAAAATTATTAAAATTTTTGTTGCTTTCTAAATTTACATACTATATATTAGTAACAATATGATTTCACTATCACAACCTAGTCAAGCCAGTCAACTTCCATTGGGAAGTTGATGACGGAGTTGTTTGCTATAAAGATCCAACCCGTCACTCTATAAAAAGAATGACGGGTTTTTGATTTTTGTGGTTGACGGATTGAGAATGTGTGGTATATTTGAAATATAACGAACGGGGTTGAAACTCTATCTGATGTCCCCAACGAAAGTTAAAACATTTGATCGGTCACTGGGTGTTATCCTCGTAGAGAACCCAACTGGCGATAATTGGAATAAAAGTAATAACGATTTTTAAATGGGTGGTTAGCTCAGTCTGATAGAGCATTTGCTTTACACGCAAAACGTCACAGGTTTGAATCCTGTACCACCTACCATTTTAATCGGAGTGTAGTCCGTAAATAGGAGCGGGCCAGTTTTGGGAACTGGATCGAAAGACCTGTAGGTGCAAGTCCTATCACTCCGACCATTTTAACGGCTATGTAGACCAACTGGAAGGAGTCGTCTGTCTTAGAAACAGAATAGTGTAGGTTCGAATCCTATCATAGCTACCAATTTATATGGGCTGGCATGTTCTAAGGCTAAGCGAGACTGATTTGCAATCAATCTGATGTGAGTTCGATTCTCACCTGGTCCACCAATTTATATGGAAGTAGTCCGGTAGGTCGAGGAAACTGTCTTGAAAACAGCTGGGGCCATAAACCCTCACAGGTTCGATTCCTGTTGCTTCCGCGCTATGAGAAATTAGATTACCTGTCCGTGGTTCATAGTACACATCAAATTAATTGATGACTGAACATCTAATAATATCGTCTCTTGAAGAAATCGGAGTTTGTCAAAAGATTTATGGAGGTGACGTAGATAGTTAGGTTTCTACAGCAGTTTGCTAAACTGCCGTGGTCTAAAAGCCACTGAGGGGGCAGCACCCTTCGCCTCCGCGCTATGAGAAATTAGATTACCTGTCCGTGGTTCATAGTACACATCAAATTAATTGATGACTGAACATCTAATAATTTTGAATACATATTAAATTATACACATAATATTTCATATTTATAAAATATGTACGATAATATTTTTGAAGGAACGTTTAATAAACATAAACAATTAATGTTAGAATCATTAAATGTTAATGATAATAATTGGGAAGATAAAGTTAACTGGGATGTCATTGCTAACGATGTAGATTTTAATAAAACTAAGCCGTTAACATCATTTTTTGGAATAACAGAAACAGATTTAAATACAAAAAAAGATCCTAGAAAAGTTAGTAATTATATAAATCATATAACAGATAGATTTGAAAGAGATTTTAATAACTTACCTTTAAAAATAAAACAAACAAGCAAAGAATATTACGGTTTATTTTTACAAGATCCTACACTAGGAAAATTAAGATTTCATAGTTTAGCTCCTGGCTTAAAAGGATATGTAGCGATTAATGCGGGTAATCACGACGGTAAAACATATAGAAGTGTAGGAAAAGTTATTCAAGATCGTAAAGATCCAAATATACAACATATCAAATGGTTTTTTATAGGCGGACATGCTCAATATGACGATTTGATCAGTAGACTTCGTAAAAAGTAATATAACGCGGGTATGATGTAATGGTAGCCTGACGCACTTCCAATGCGTATGTGAGAATTCGATTTTCTCTACCCGCTCCAATTTTTTAAATCAATTAAAATAAAATTGAACTTTCATTTGATTCTTACATATTTATGTATGTATGAATAAAAAACGATCAAGTATTATATGGAAAATATCAGATGCTGAATTTACTAAATTGGTAAAAAATAGCAGAACGATGTCTGAATTGTTGAGACACTTTGGTATGGAAAATAAAGGTGGTAATTATAAAACTTGTAAAAAAAGAATTTTAAAATTAAATCTTGATACCAATCATTTTCTAAAAAGAATAGATTCAAGTAATTTTACTAGAAAAGTCACAAAAAATATATTACTGGAACGATTAACTATTAATTCAAATTGTAATAGATCAAATTTAAAAAAATGGTTGGTTGAACATGATATCATAAAATATGAGTGTTCTAATTGTAAAAATGATGGTAATTGGTGTAATAAAAAATTAACTCTACAACTAGAACATAAAAATGGAATATCTAATGATAATAGAATTGTAAATTTAACATTTTTATGTCCTAACTGTCATAGTCAAACTAACACATATGCTGGAAGATCATTAAATAAACATAAAATTAGACCGTCGGATATTAATCCTAATTGGAGAAGTAATCCTAAATATAATATCAGAAAAGTAACTAGACCAACAAAAGAAATATTAGAACAAGAAATAAAGAATAATACTATGGTCGATTTAGGAAAAAAATATAATGTATCTGATAATGCTGTAAGAAAATGGTGTAAGAGTTATGGTATCGATATAAGTTAATTTTAACGGGGGATTAGTATAATGGCTATTATGTCTCGCTTTGAACGAGAAGAAGTTGGTTCGACTCCAGCATCCCCTGCCAATTTCATCGGAATGTAATGTCAATAGTAGACGGCCTGGTTTGGAACTTGAATCAAAAATAATCGTTTAGACTATACTAATACTATTTATTAGTATGGATTATACAGACATCGTAAAACACTCAAAATCAAAAAGCGATTTTGCTAAAAATTTAGGATATAAATTTTATAACGGAAAAACAAGTGCGATTATAAATGGAATTGTTAAAGAACACAATCTTGATATATCACATTTTAAATCATCTGGTGGAGGTCATAACATAAAATATTCGTTTGTTGAGGAAAAATGCCCGTGTTGTAACAAAATGTTTACAACACAATCTGGGGGGAATAATAGAAAACAAACTTGTAGTCATGCTTGTTCTAATAAATTTTTTGCATCAAAAAGAGTAACAGATGATAACATAAAACACTATACTACATTGTGTTTTAGACATCATAAAAAACAATGTATAATTTGTGGAGAACAAAATATAGTGGCTGTACATCATTTTGATGAGAACAGAAATAATAATGTTCCAGAAAATTTGATTCCAATGTGTCCGACACATCATCAATATTGGCACAGCAAATACAAACATTTAGTTTACGATAAAGTAGTAGAATACCGAAACACATTTTTAAAAAAGATTTGACTATTTGTGTATAGAATTATAGCATGCTACCTATTAGCTGGTAGAGGAGACTGAAGTTGACGAGATAGACATATGGAACAAAGTATAGTGAAATCCTCGTATATTCGCAAGTCGTAGTCATCCAATTTGATTTTTAGTTTGACAAAAACTATATGTTAGTATAAATTCTTTTAATGGGCTGTTGGTGATAGTGGTAGCACGGGAGCTTTGCAAGCTTTAGGGAAGAGTTCGATTCTCTTACGGTCCACCATTTTAAATTAATGTTTGTTGAATATGTTCAACTATATATTAATGTTCAGAGAGCGCGGGTATGATGTAGTGGTAGCCTGCAACCTTGCCAAGGTCGATGTGCCGGTTCGATTCCGGCTACCCGCTCCATATAAAATAATGTTTTATGTACAAAGGTAAAAAAGTTATATTGACTACAACTGCTTGTAAAAGAATTAACTTATTAAGAGCTGCTATTAAAAGTTTTGGCGTATTTTGTACAGATAAACACGTAATAGATGAAGTTCATTATTACGATGATTCTTCTACAAATGAAGAACGTAGTATTGCTATGGAATATTATAAGAATTATATTCCGGACAGGTTAATTAGTTATAGATTTTTTGAAAAGGAATCTTTTCCTGATAATTATAGACATGCTAGAATATTAAATTTTTGGAGACAAGGACTCATAAATTCGTCCGGTGATTATGTTTTTCATTTAGAAGATGATCATCAATTTTATAATATGTTTACCATTGGTGAAACTATTGATATTATGGAAGAAAATCCGGAATATGCATATATTGGATATAATCAAAGTTGGAAAAATTTTCCCGAAAATATGTTTCCGAAAAAAATAATAGGCAAATTTTGGGAAACTGTTTATTTTGACGATAGACCGATAAACGATCATTTATTTTTAGACGATGTAATGGCAATGCACACTGGATTAGATATATGGATGTATTATATAAATTGGCCATATTTTTCTTTAAGACCAGGAGTACATAACGTTAATAAACTTTTATCTGTAGGAGAATTTTCTACAGAATACGATAGATCTAAAATTAGTGTAGAGTTAGAATTTGCTATACGTTGGAAAAACATGGGATATAAAAGTATGATGAGTAAATATTTTACCTCATTACATACTGGTCACAACGCTGAACTTAGTGCTTATAAGTTAAACAATTCAGCTAGATAATTTTATGGGCATGTACTGGTTTCGATTTAATAGTACATTAATGTTAGGCACGTAGAGGATGATAGTTGGCCTCTTTAAAACATCTATTACAACATTAACTGCTGAAGATAATGTAATCAGCTACGACTTCTCTTATGATGACGTAGCCGTTGCGGCCTAAGTTGTCGCGCCATCCTACACATTGAAGTCTGATATTTGTGTTGGGTGTAAATTATTGGACTGGATCAAATGTTTGATTTATGCAAATGATCGAGAAATTATTAAATCTTAAGGATAATATTTTTAGATATTTTTTATTATTACTTCCTAACAACTTAAAATATATAAACGTGTAGTCTGATATTGATTATCTATTAAAGACGGGAGTTCGACTCTCCCCATGTCCACCATTTTAGTGTAATAAATATATATTCATATATTTATAAGTAATGAAGAAGTACAGTTTACTATACGAAGCTAGTAGCATATATGATTATTTAATATGGGAACCTACTGGTAGGTTACAATATATTGCAGATGAACTTGACAAATTTTCAAGTGATAGTAGTAAACTATATAGAGGTATGTCTGAAGCAGAATACAATATTTTAAATACTACTGGTAAAGTAACATCTAGAGGCACAGGTAATACTAGAAATATAATCGGCAGTTATTTATCTAGTGATTTTAAATTAGCGGCACGTTTTGCTTTAGTTAATTTCAGGAATAAAAATAACGGTATAATTGTAACTGTTGATAAAAGTAAGTTACCTGATTTGAAAAGTGTAGATCCTGGAAATTATGTTACTACTTATATACCGAAGGAAGCCGTAACGCAAGTTTTAAATTTAAAAACATTATGAGTAATATTAAATTAACAAAATCAGAAGCTGAGAAAAAAGTATATCAATTAACAGAAGATCTTTTACATGTTAAAAAGGATTTTAAAGATGTAGCCGCTGGCTATAAAGAACGTATGAAAGAAATTGAATCTGAAATTAAAGCTATTGTAGAAGAAGCTTCAATTGGAGATCCAACGAAAATTAACTAATATAAAACCCGGTTTTACACCGGGTTTTATTTTTTATTATTTTGATATTCGTCTAAACGTACCGTCTTTTAAGTTTAAACTTCCATCTCCATATTTTTGACTCAACGAATTTAAAATATTGACTTCTTGTTGTTGAAGTTTTTTCCAGTTGTCATATATCTCAGTACGTTTTTTAGTAATTTCGTCCAATTGAAGTTGTAAATCAGTTTTTTCTAAATCTAATTGACCGAGTGTATAAATTGACTGTTGATAATCAGACTGTAATTTAGCTATTGATTGTATTTCTTCTTCTGTAAATTTTACGATATCGCTCATATGTAGATATACATAGTTGTATACAATAAAAGTTAGTTATTATAAATTAAAATTAAGATTGACATATGAGTTATTCTATGTATAATTTAGTTATAGTTCAAGACCGGTAATCTTGAATTTGTAAAAAAATACCGAGTAATAAACGAAAATATATTTGTAATATATGTTAACAAAAAAAGAACAAATAACAAAGTTTGCTGTTATTAGAAACGGTCTAAGAGTGTCTGAATTAGACTATTTGACTAAGGATGAAGCTAAAGTAGAATACGATCATTGGTCTAGCATTATCAAAAGATGGCCAGATGGTAGTAAACTTGAAATAGTTGAAGTGAAAGGTAAATAATTATGGGGGTTAGAGAACAAATTAAACATTCAAATTCAAGACAAGAAATTGATGAATTACTAAAGTTAAGTAAAACATTTGAATTTGCGTCTCCGTTTACTAAACGTGCTTGGCTTTCAACTGCAAAAATTAGAATAACGCAGTTAGAAAGTAACGATTCTGCACAAGAACCTAAACAACCGATCAAATCGGAAAAGAAAAAATCAAAACGTTAAGTTAAATACTTACATTTTTAGTAAAGACGTTATTATCATAACGTCTTTTTTATTTTTTTGATATTTATTAATTGAATGACAGAATCATTTAAATCACTGACTTTGCCATCTGTTTATGATGAGATGGAACTCTTTATAAAGAATAACAAAGTTAAATTAACAGAACAAATTGTTTCATCCGTACAGTACGCGCTTGATAATAATTATTCGTCTATTGAAGTCTTCAAATTTAAAGATACAGATTTTATTGTGATGTTAGAAAAATCGTCATTTAAAGAAAATATCAATAATATTTTTAATTTTTATATAAAAACTGAAAAATATGAGTTTTGTGATCGGTTAGTGAGATTAAAAAAACAAATCGAAGAACATGAGCAAAAAAAACTTAAACGATACAAGTCCAAAAATTCATCAAAACCCAAAAATTAAAGATGCTATTATAATAGATGATAGAGAATTAACAGAAAAGCAAAAAAATTTATTACAAATATTACAAGATAAAAATACAAAATGTGTATTCATATCTGGTCCGGCAGGTACATCCAAAACATTTACAAGTATATTGGCAGGACTGTATTTAATAAATCAAAAACGAGTAAGTGAGATTGTTTATGTACGTAGTATCGTTGAAAGCAGTGATAGTAAATTAGGATTTTTACCCGGAGAAATGGATGAAAAAATGAGTCCATACATTCAACCATTAATTGATAAATTAGAGGAGTTGTTATCAAAACATGATATTGATAAACTTAAAAAAGAAGAACGTATTCATGGGTTTCCTATAAACTTTCTACGTGGTTTGAGTTGGAACGCTAAATGTATTGTTGCGGATGAAGCACAAAACATGACTAAAAAAGAACTCGTTACATTATTAACTAGAGTTGGCGAATTTAGTAAATTGTTTATATGTGGCGACCCAGATCAAAGTGATATTAATGGTAAAAGCGGATTTGTACCAATCATTAATTTATTTGACGACGTTGAAAGTAAAAATAACGGCGTTTTTGTTTTTAGATTTGATGAAGAAGACATCGTAAGAAGTGGATTAGTTAAATTTATATTAAAAAAACTTAAAACTTTGTCATAATTATATTTATATATTATTATGGCAGTATTATCTAATAACGGAAGATTAATTTCAAGTTTACCTATTGCACCGAGTATTACCGGTACCGATGAACTATTAATTCAATCAAATGGAGTTACTCGTCGAATACAATATACAAATATATCCTCTAGTTTATTTTCTAGTTTAAGTTCGTATACAGGATTAGTTAATTTATCTAACACAAATAACCAATTCACCGGAAGTTTTTACAATCCAACAGGTAAATCTTCTAATTTTTATACCGTTAGAGTTAGAGATAATTTAACAGTTGATGGTAAAATTACAGGAAATTTAACGGGAAGTGTATATGATACAACCTTGAGTAAATTCATGGATGTTTATATACAACAAGAATTAACTGCTTCAGATGCTAAGCTTATCAAAGCAAACATAACAGACGGTAAGATGGTTAGTGTTGAAATTGATGATTCTCCAATTGGCGGTACGACTCCAAATACTATAGTTGGTACAACAATTACTGCAAGTACAGGATTTGCAGGTAATATAACTTCTACAGGCACAAGTACTTTTAGCAGTATAGATGTCAATGGTGGTGTTATAGACGGCACAGTAATAGGAGCTTCATCCGCAGCAGCTGTTACAGGAACAACAATAACGGCAAATACTGGATTTGTAGGTAATTTAACAGGAGATGTTTATAATTCAACATCAACAAAAGTATTGGAAAGTGGCAATACGACACCAACTATAAATGGCGGTGTCTCCTCAGCATTTTTCTACGGTACATCGTCTTATGCTACACAAGCACTCACAGCGGCATATGCAGCTGCAGGAGTAGGTAACGGATTGCCCGCAGGCGGAAGTACATATCAAGTATTAGCCAAAACATCAAATTCGGATTATCAAGTTACATGGACAAATCCAATTACAGCAAGTACCGTGGGAGTAGTAGATTACGTGGCTGTGTGGGATGGTGCTAGAACATTAAAAAATTTAAATAATTTTAGTTATTATGGAGGCACGTGGAATTTTTCTGTACCTGTGAGTGTAGGTGGCAGACTGACGAGTCAAACAATAACTGTTAGCGAATTACAAGGCGGCATTACCGGTTCTTTTGTAGGTTACTCAGACTCCGTAAATGTTACTGGTGGTAGTCAATATAAAAAAATAAGAGGTGATAGATACTCGTCTGTTAAATTAAAACTAAGTGCCAGTGCTTATTGTACCATGTCTTTGTTGAAAGGACAAACAACCACTGTGTTTGTACATAATAGCGGCAAATTTAAAGTCTTAAAGTGGTCCGGAAGTTTAGACGGAGGTTCTACCGCAACTACAAAGGTTTATTGGAAAAATGGACTAAGCGCGTCTATCACTATGGCAACAGGAAGTAAAGATATTATAACTTTCACAAATATTGACGATAAAATATTTGGTAGTGCAATAAATAATTTCCAATAATTTATGAATTTCCCAACTTCATTTTGGAAAAATGTTGATGATATACCTGGTGTAAATTATAAAATTTTTCAAACATATACTACTGTAAATGGACCTGTAATTGCGAACGGCGCTGTAGAAGCTTATTATGATTATACTTCGGCTAGTTCTGGTCCAGGAACTTTAAGAGCCGAGTTTAATAACGTAGGATATAGCTTGCCGCCATTAGGGAGTTCGGCACTTATTACATGCTGTTTACCATTTGACTCGACTGGTTTTACGATTGTAGTCGGAGAAGGAGTTCCTGGTAGTAGTCCGGGCACACCAACAAATTCCGGTGTAAATTGTTAACTTTAAAATTTCAAAAATATATACTTATATTATATGGCAATAAGTTCGTGTAACAGTTTAAATGTAAAAACTCTGAGAACAAGTCAGTTGGCAAATGCATCCACATTATCAAATAACGATGTAATACAAATTTCACAATATAGTGGTGGAAATTATTTTTCCAAAAAAAGTAGTTTATCTAATTTGAAAGATTATTTCACCAACGGAGGAATTTTTAGTGGTAGTTTTAGTGGTAGTTACTGGGGTAGAATAGTTAGCAAAAATACCAAAGCTACAGGTAGTTTTTATGGCACAAACAACAAACTGAGTGGTAGTTTTAGTGGTAGTTATTTTGGTAGTGTAACTAGCAAAAACACAAAAGCTACAGGTAGTTTTAGTGGTAGCTTTAAAGGTAAATCAAGTGGTAGTTTTAGTGGTAGTTATTTTGGTAGTGTAACTAGCAAAAACACAAAAGCTACAGGTAGTTTTTATGGCACAAACAACAAACTAAGCGGTAGTTTTAGTGGTAGTTATTTTGGTAGTGTAACTAGCAAAAACACAAAAGCTACAGGTAGTTTTTATGGAACAAACAATAAATTGAGTGGCAGTTTTAGTGGAAGTTATTTGGGTAAAATAACAAGTAAAAATTCTTTATTAACAGGCAGCTTTAGAGGTATAGATAATATTACTAATTTTAAAGGTACTGGTAAAAACGTATCTTATAATGGTACTTCAAGTTACGCTGTAAGCGGTAGTCATGCCGTTAAAAGTGATTATGCCATAACAAGTAGTTATGTAAATCCACAATATAATCCTGCTATTACAAAAGCATGGGTAAACTTTAGTAACACAGGAGCAATTATATCCGCATATAATGTTTCATCGGTAACAAAAAATGACACAGGTGATTATACTGTTAATTTTTCGTCTCCGACTCCATTTTCTAATTCTAATTACGTAATGGTTACCGCAACCAACCAGTTTCATACAGCAGGTTATAATGTATACGTTCCAACTAAAACTACTTCACAAGTTAGAGTTTCTGTTTATAGAACCGAAGTAGATCTTGCAGCAAATGAAGGCGCAAATCTTGTTTTCTTCGGATATTAATGTTAATATTTATTATATATGCCAAGTCCATGTAACAATTTAAATGTAATTCCTATCAAAGTTAGTCAACTTGTTAGATATAAAAATATAGACGTTGATGATTTTTTGCTTACGATAGAATCGGGATCTGGTTTATATTCCAGAAAAAGTACTTTTGGAGATTTAGTAGACGCATTGGGAAATGTAACTGGTTCATATACAGGTAGTTTTAGTGGTAGTTTTAGTGGTAGCTTTAAAGGTAAATCAAGTGGTAGTTTTAGCGGAAGTTACTGGGGAAGTGTAATTAGTAAAAATACCAAAGCTACTGGTAGTTTTAACGGAAAAACAAGTGGTAGTTTTAGTGGTAGTATATTGAGTAAAAATACAAAAGCTACTGGTAGTTTTTATGGTAATAAAAGTAATATAAGTGGTAGTTTTAGTGGTAGTTTTTATGGCAGTTTACTTAGCAAAACCACAAAAGCTAGTGGTAGTTTTAGTGGTAGTTTTTATGGAAGTTTATTGAGTAAAAACACAAAGGCAAGTGGCAGTTTTAGTGGCAGTCATTATGGAAGTTTACTGAGCAAAAATACAAAAGCCAGCGGCAGTTTTAGTGGCAGTCACTATGGAAAAGTAATTGGATCAAACGGATCGTTAATCACAGGATCTTTTAGAGGCATTGATAATATTACTAATTTTAAGGGCACAGGCAAAAAAGTATCATTTAATGGTACATCGAGTTACGCTGTAAGTGCTAGTTATGCACTTACGGCGAGTTATTTAGCCGGAGTTAGTGTTGCTGGCGATATATTTGCAAACGCATCTTATAATCAAAAAACCGGAGCTAATATACCTGTCAAGTCGGGTACATCAAACGTTTTTGGAGCTTTCGGTGAAGCTGGCAAAAAAATAAAATGGTTCAAAATAGAAGGTAGTTTTAATGTAGGTGAAAATGATTATGTAATACTTAATGGCGTAACTTTCAAATTATATGGCGAAGTTGGAGATGGAACTTTACTTACGTCAAACATATATTCAAGTTGGGGATGGCAAAACGGATATTCATACAATCCGGACGGCGGAACTATAAGAACTCATTTTACAATTGAAGGTGCTCCTCCTACATCATATACGGGAGGACAAATTATACTACTTTTATGGGCGGCGGGATCGTATAGTTGCCAAGGATATTCAGTTGGTTACTATTAAAACATTGACATTTTTCTTCAACTGTGTTATATATATTGTTAGATGGTGATCTTATAGACACTATCTACTATAGTGCTCGAGTGAGGCTATTAGGTTAATAAGTTCAATAGAATTATTAAAAGAAAGGTAAATATATGTCAGTAATTAAATATAGTCCGTTTGCATTGCGTCACGTAGATCGTGATGAATTTCTAACTCCGTTTGATCGTGTATTTGATGAAGTATTCGCAAATCACTTTCCAGAATTAACAAAAGAACTAGGTGTTGGATTTTTTGAAAAACAAAGTTATCCACGTGTAGATGTGGTTGATTATAGTGATAGAGTTGAAATTCTAGCAGAAATTCCGGGTTTAAGTAAAGATGAAGTTACCGTTGAAGTACAAGAAAACGTGCTTACAATTAGTGGTCAGAAAGTTCGTAAGTTAAATGATGCAGATCTACAAGATCGTAGATATATTCGTAGAGAACTTAAACATAGCAGTTTTAAACGCAGTTTTACATTGGGTGATATAATTGATAAAGATCAACCGATTGCTAAATTTGAAAATGGACTTTTAACTGTTACACTTAATAAGTTAAAACCAACGATTCCCACTACTAAGAAAGTAAAGATTGATTAATATTCAATCGTGGTTATATAACCCACGTTATTAATTTAACGTGGGTTTTTATTTTATATATATTTATAGATATGATCAAATTTAATCATTTAGTAATAGGCACTTCACTTTTAATCGCCGGATGTGCAGCGTATTTTAGTGTGTATGGCATCGGATTGTTATTTTCGGGAGCTACAATTGCTGCTATGATAATGGCATCATCTTTGGAATTAGGCAAATTAGTAACAACATCGTGGTTATTTAGATATTGGTCAAAAGCAAATTTTTTTATAAAAACTTATATGATAACAGCTATATTTGCTTTAATGATGATTACATCACTCGGTATTTATGGATTTTTAACTGCTGCATTTCAAAAATCTTCTTTGGAAAACGAATTGTCTATTAACAAAATTTCAACATTACAGATACAAAAAAACGAAGAAGTGCTTAAAATTGATTCAACAAAAAAATCTATAGAAAAAATATATATTTTAAGAAGTTCACAAGAATCACGTTTAAATGAGATTTTAACAAATGTTTTAATCTCTCGTAATCCTATTCAATTACAAAATATACAAAATCAAATAAATGAACAAATATTAGATTTAAATAAACAATTAGAAGACGAAAACAACAAATTAAAAAGTTATGACGATAAACGTACACGGATAGACGATGATATTTTTAAATTGAAAGTTGAAAATAGTCAAAAGAAAGACATAACTACGTTTAAATTTGTTGCTGAACAATTCAATACAACCATTCAAAATGTTGTAAAATGGTTTATAATTGTTCTTATAACCGTATTTGATCCACTTGCTGTGATTTTATTGATTGCGTATAATATATCATCAAATAAAAAATATGTAAATGAAGAATCTGAGAATAAGACAGATAATATTCATGAAAAGATTGTTACGGTAGAAAAACCGGTTGAAGTGGAAAAAATTATTACTGTAGAAAAACCAGTTGAAGTGGAAAAGATTGTTGAAAAGGTGGTAGAAAAACCTTCAAAAAAATCAAAGGGTATAAGAGGTATGTTTAGTTTTTAAATTAAAATAAATTTAATATTTTTTCGTTTTATACGTACTTATACGTATATGGACGACACAGAGATACTGGAATTATATAAAATTTTAAAACGCGGATTTAAAAATTCGGATTGGGATTTGATACAAGAATCTATAGACTATGTAACTGAATATATAGATATAGACGATTGTGAAGAAACAACTGACGACTCAAACTAATGATAATTTTTTTATTATTCTTGTTATTATTATCTATAATAACAAATATTTTTTTAGTTGTCTCTTTAAAGAAATCGTTTAATCAAATTGATATATTAGAAGACTGGTTGGTAGAGTTTAGATTTTTAATTAAAAATACATATAATAAGTTGAAATCCATTGATGATAAGGGTATATTTGAAAAAGATGATGAAGTAGGTGTGTTATTTACAGATTTACTAGAAATTATCAAATTAACAAATAAAAGAATTCAAACCGATGACGATAACTCCTTCGATATTAATGAAAAAAACAAAACGCAAGTCTTCAAAACTTAATAAAAAAACCGTTTCTGTTGTAGCCAAAAAAAGGGTTAGTAACAAAACAAAATTAAAAAATAAAAAATCGCCAGTCATTGATAAAATCAATATTGGCGTTTTATTGCCTGAAAAAGAAATTTCAACTATAGAAGTGCCTCGTACCGTCAAACACGAAGTCGTAGAGGATCAAATTTTAGAAACTAACGACGAATCTATTTTTGATGAAAATGGAATGCGTAAAAAACGACGTGGTAGAAATAAAAAAGAAAAAATATATTTTTCCAAAAAAACAGAAGATGCTATTGTAGAGTATAATACTGAGGAAGATGTAGTTAAAAGAAATGAAATATACGAAACAAAAATAAAATTTAGCTTTGAAAAACTTGTAGAAAATATATTCAATACGTTTAAGTTTACATATTTTGATAATAGTCCTTTAGAAATACAAAAAGAAACTGTTTCTCACTTGGTTACTAATATTAACAAATTTCAAGCAGGCAAAGGAAAAGCTTTTAGTTATTTTAGCATAGTGGCTAAAAATTATTTAATTTTTCATAATAATAATAATTATAAAAGATTTAATCAACATGTAGATATTAGCGAAACTCCGAGTGAATCTTCCGTATGTTTACAAACCGAAGACGAACACTATAAAATTGTACAGAATCAAGAATTTATGAAGTTACTCATAAAGTATTGGGAAGAAAACATTACAAAAATATTTAATAAACAAAAAGATTTAAAAATTGCATATGCTGTAATTGAATTGTTTAGAAACTGTGAACGAATCGAAAACTTTAATAAAAAAACATTATATTTGTATATACGTGAGTTAAGTGACTGTAAAACCCAACAGATTACTAAGGTTTTAAATAAAATGAAAAATTATCAAAATATTGTTACTAAAAATTATTCAAATCGGGGAATAATATAAAATCTAAATAATCAATAAAACCACTCTAAATAGAGTGGTTTTTCTATTTATAGCTATATGGACTTAAATTTTGAAATTTATAAAGGTAAAAATTTTTCTAGTCTCTGTAAAGACATAGTTAAAAATTCTGAAAATAAAAAGGATCAAATTGATATTTTGATATCCGAGTTACGTACATTAATTAAAACAGTTAATGATGCTGTAATAATAGTGCCATTAATTAAGGATTATTATGATGTAGGTATCAAAAATGACGAACAATTAGTTAAATTGGCATCTGTAGTTCAGAGACTAGTAGCTAAAAGTGAAACTAGTGGAGAAGGTCCTGCTATGGTTTTGAGTGAGGAAGAGAGAAAACAATTAATGGATGAAGTTATAATAATCAGTAAAAATCAACAATCGTAATGAGTACAAATATATCTACAATAGTTAGAAATTCAAATCCGTCGACTACGACCATAACAAATTCCACTTTAAAAGGAACAGATACTAGTTTTTTGCAATTAGCCGTTGTTGTTGATGTAATATTGGATGATAAACATCCATTTTTTGGAAAAACTACCAACAATAATAATTCTAAAATCGCTCCTACAATTAGGTATCAACAAATACCTATCAATTATGAAAATAAAATACCAGAAGCTAACAACGTTGATTACACGTATATTGGCAGAGCTAAAATTCGCATTTTAAGCGAAGAAAAACAAACATCCAATGATAAACTACCATGGGCAATACCACTGGATAATACAATTACACAATTTCCATTACTAAACGAACAAGTGTTGGTATTGAAAGTTGGAGATAATTATTATTATACTAAACCATTTAATAGAGTAAATCTATGGGGTACAAATGGAGAATTTATAACAGAAAAATCTAACAGCGAAGATGCAAATAGTGCCGTACCGTATTTGGAGCCAAAAAATCGTAAAAGTTATGTAAGTCATCCATCATTTTTAAGCTTGAATAAAAATGGTTATTTCGGCAATTATTTTATACTAAATCCCTACATTAGGGGAGTGAGACAGTTTGAGGGAGATACAGTAATACAAAGTAGATTCGGACAGTCTATTCGTTTTAGTGCATACGATGATGACCGACTAAATGATAAAGGTAGATATCCATCTTATGCTTTGGTTGGAAATTTATTAAAAGAATCTGTAGAAGGTGGTTATGGTAATCCAAAAATTACAATAAGAAACAGACAACGTAATATAGCTCAAAATAAATCACAACAGTTACATCCAAAACTTCCACCAATACCTTCCATAAAAGAAAAAGAAAAAAATTATGGTGGTCAGATAGATGAAGATGTTAACAACGATGGTACTACTATACAAATAACAAGTGGATATACCATAAGTTCATGGCAAACCACTGTGTACAAAAGCGTTTTTGGTATTACAGACGACAATAAACCGACCGAAGAACAAACTAGATTTAATCCGAATGGTTCAACCAACTTTAAATTTCCTATATTAGACGGTGATCAAATAGTAATAAATTCTGATAGATTAATTTTAAGTAGTAGATTTGCAGAAACATTTCATTTTAGTAAAAAACGTTATGCGGTAGCTACCGACAGTGAATATACGGTTGACGCAAATGACAATGTTGTTATTACCACAAATAACGTAGCTTGTATTAATGCGCCTCAAATATTTCTGGGTCAATACGGTGAGACAAATGAACCAGCTTTATTAGGTCAAACAACAGTAGATTGGATGTATGATCTGTGTAATTGGTTATTGGATCACGTACATTGGTATCACCACGTACATCCACATCCACATGGACACGAAGACGCAGGTGCAATAAGCTCGGAAAATACAAACGACGCGTTACCAAATCAAACACAGATACCCGTACAACAAATAAAACTTAAATTATTGAGAGACAATCTACATAAGACACTAAGTAGACGAGTATTCGTTACTGGTGGTGGATATGCGCCCGGTAGTAACGGAGTAAAACCAACGAGTAGTGGAGTTGAATGTAAAGATCCAATAAATATAAATATTGTTACGGGTCAAGGAGTCGTCGGTGATTTTAAAGGTAGAAATCGTAGAGAAGCTCCTGTACAATTTGAATTTGAATTTCAAAATTGATATGAACAACATTTTTAAAGATCCAACCCCGTCATTATCAGGACCGCCTACCCAGACCGTTAGTGGAGTAACAAATAAATCAGCTATTATTGACAATAAAAATTTAAAAGTTCAGTACGATCCGTCCGATGTTAAAACGACCGGGTCCGAGACATCAACCATAAAACCTAATGGTATAGGTAAAGATTGGACTCCTAATCAATATAATCCACAATCTATTTCGGGAAATGATACATTTGTATATCCTAAAACAGGAAATGTAGGATCTACCGCTGAATTAGCTAAAACAACAAAAACAGAACCTACTAACGACGTAGTTAACAACGGTATAACAAAAACATCCGAAACGAGACTAAAAGAAGTACAGGCTGGTTTGCCTAAACCAAAAGTGCCTAAACCAGTTAATACACCTCGTATAAAAACAATAAAAATACCAAGACCGACTGATTCAAAAGACGTAACAGATTTATTAAATTTACCTAAATCTAGTTTAGGTTAATAATTATATATAATATTATGAAAATAGAAGTATTAAAAGAATTCATTAAAAAAACGGTACAACAAGAAGTGCGTAGTGTTATTCAGTCTGAACTTAAACTTCAGTTAACAGAAATATTTTCTAAAGAAGTTGGTCAGAAAAAGAAAAAATCATCCGATTCTGATTTAGAACAACAAATTTTAAAAGAATTGGAAACTATGAATGAATCTTCTATGATTGAAGAAGAAGTTAAACCTGTCAAAAAGTTTGTAAAATACACAAATAATCCATTATTGAATGATATTCTTAATCAAACAACAGGCGGAGTTCCACAAGAAGGTGGTATGGTAAGTATGTTGGGCGGATATGGCGGTGGTGGCAGTCAAGAAGTTATTGCGGAAACCAAAGTACCAGAAAATGCTTCTGAACCAGTTAAAAGTGTATATACGGCTCTCAATAGAGACTATAGATCATTAATGAAAGCCGTAAGCAAGAAAAAAGGTGAAAAATAAGGTAACTAATGGCTACACCTAAAAAAGCAATAGGATTATCACTACCGATACAACTTGGTAATGAAGGTTATTTTGCAACAAACAAAGATACGATTTCACAAGTTGCTGATAATTTACAAAATATGTTATTAACTATACCAGGAGAACGTAGATTTAATAACAGTTTTGGTTCTGGACTTTATAATTTACTTTTTCAATCAATTGATAACGACGTTTCTAATGATATCATTTTGGATGTAATTCAACGAGATATTGATAAGTATTTAAAGGGTATAGCTATATTGAAAGTAGAATTATCTCAACAACAAGTGGAAAATAATGATAAAAATTCAATATTTATAAGTATTACGTTTAGATATAACAATACTATAGGCACAACACAACTAAATTTGGAAGGTAATAGAATATAATGTCAAAATTAATAAATAAAACATTTGATGCTAATACAAAAGATATAAACTATCTTAATAGAGATTTTGCGTCACTTCGTCAACAGTTAATTGACTTTACAAAACAATATTACCCACAAAGTTATAAAGATTTTAGTGAAAGTTCACCTGGTCAAATTTTTATAGAACAAGCTGCATATGTCGGAGATGTATTATCTTACTATACAGATCAACAATTCTTTGAAAGTTTTATACAATTCGCACAAGATCGTAGAAACATCATTAATGGTGCTAAAATGTTGGGTTATAAACCTAAAGTATCCTCTGCGTCGTCTACGGGTGTTGATTTATTTCAACTATTGCCTGCTAAACGAACTGAGAACAACGAATATATTCCTGACGAACGTTATTGTTTAATATTAAAACCATTTACACGATTAACAAGTGTATCGGGTATAGATTTTATTGTTGAAGAAAGTGTAGATTTTAGTCAAGATACAAAATTTTCGCCGCGGGAAATTACTGTATACAATCGTGATAATACAGGAGCGCCTCAGTTTTATTTAATTAAAAAAACAACCAAAGCATATTCTGGAACGTTAATTGTTAAACAAATTTCCGTTGGCGAACAAACTCCATTTTTTAGTATAAAATTAAACGAAACTAATGTTCTTAAAATTGTGAGTGTAACCGACAGTAATAATAATTCTTATTATGAAGTGGAGTATTTAGCTCAAGATACAATTCCTATAGAAATAGATAATGTTCCTCTTAATAATCAAACACTATCTTCATATAGAAATGAAACGCCGAAAATATTAAAATATTTAAGAACTGAAAAACGTTTTGTTACAACAATCGACGAAAATAACCAAACAACAATACAATTCGGTGCTAATACTGAAAATTATGATAACACTATCATAGTACCAAATCCAACTAACATCGGCGTTTCATTATCAAATCTTAAAAATTTGAATATATCTCTTGACAATACAAATGTATTAAAGGCTAACAGTTATGGTACCTCACCGTCAAATACTACTCTTACTATTAGTTATATTGTTGGTGGAGGTGTAAATTCAAATGTAAATTCGGGTGAGATAAATAAGATTGTCGCCGTATCATATTTAAATGATGTAACATCTTTAACTGACAGCGAAGTTATATTGTTAAATAATATACAAAATTCTTTGAGAGTTAATAACCCAGATTCTTCTTCGGGTGGAGACGATGCTGAAAGTGATGAAGAAATAAGACAAAATTCTATATTAAACTTTTCTGCACAGAATAGAATGGTTACTGACGACGATTTTATTTTAAGAGTATATGCTTTACCTCCACAATTAGGAAACATAGCAAAAGCTTATATTGAAAGCAATTTAACAAGAGAAGTTCAATACAACGGATTAATAAACGGAGTAGTAAATACATCAAATAATTCTACATTGGATTTGACACCTTTAAATCCGTTAGATAGACGTAAATTTTTACAATCAAATAATCCATTTACAAACAATTTATATATTCTGGGTTACGATGTAAATAAAAATTTAACACAAATTAACCCAGCGACATTACAAAATTTGGTTACTTATTTACAAAACTACAAAATACTTACAGATAGAATAAATATAGTAGATGGATATATCATAAATATAGGCGTTGAATTCAAAATATCTGTATTTAAAGGTTTCAATAAATCAGAAGTGTTAAACGCATGTATACAATCTGTTAAAAACTTTTTTGATATAGACAAATGGAGTTTTAACCAACCTATAAATTTAAGTCAGATTAATTTTGAAATAATGCAAAACGAAGGTGTACAGTCTGTTGTAGATATAACAGTTAAAAATTTAACTATTGATGACGGTAATTATTCTCCCGTCGCATACAATATTACCATCGCTACACAAAACAACATAATTTATCCATCAAAAGATCCATCTATATTTGAAATAAAATATCCCGATAGTGATATAAAAGCACTCGTAGTTTAATATGCATACATTTATTTACTCATCTCAAGACACTTATATAAATAATTCCGAAAAATTTATTAATAAAAATTTTGGATTGGATGAAGTGTTAGAAATATATGCTTCTAATAAAGGCACAACTACTGTATATACGGATCCAAATTGGCATCCGGCGCCTATCACAGCTTCATCGTATGGTAATGAGGGTTGGTTAGCATATACTACATCTTCTTTTTGTATATATTCAGGAAGCAAATGGTACGCATTTAGTTTAAATTCATCAATAATACCATTTACATCGTTTATATCTAACTTTAACGGCAGACTTTCAAATGTAACAACCAATCCTAAAAAGGAATTGTACATTACGGGATCGTCGAATTTTGCATCGGGTTCTTTTAGCGGCAGTATTTATATAACTAGTTACTCACATTTTACAGGTTCTTGGTCAACCGGTAGTTTTTCGGGTTCAATTTTACAAGGGGCTACATTTTCTAATCTAAGATTAGGATCTACAATCTATACTATAAGTCCACTTACATCGTCGTTAAGTGGTACCGGTAGTTACAAAAATTTAAAAGGAGAAATACTCGGTAAATCAAATACAGGTATCCCATGTACTCCTGGATTTTATCAACCAGTAACTAATTTTACATCAGGATCTTTTACCGGTTCTTTTAGTGGATCTAATTTTAAAGGACTCGTACAAACACTTACATCAAGTAATTTGTATTATGTGGATGTTGTAAATTTTAAAGGTTATTTCAAAGGAATGTATAGTGGTTCTTTTACAAGACCATCCACAGCTACATATTTGAATTATCCAGAATTTTCCAGAACTCTTATTAAGTTTGACATTAACGATTTAAGTCAATCCATATCTAATAACAAAATTAGCGGTTCAAACATTAAATTTACTTTAAACTTAAAATCATGTGGATCTAGAAATTTACCGTTAAATTATAAAATTTATGCTTATCCCGTAAGTCAGAGTTGGGATAACGGTAACGGTAGATATGCAGACGAGGGATCCCAATTGGGTGTTAGTTGGAATTATAAAAATTACGACGGCAACGGTTTGTGGTATGGATCCGAATCTACTAACGCTTATCAACAAGTTGATTATTTATTGTCTGCGTCATATTCTAGTGCTAGCTTTGAAAATCAAGGAGGTACTTGGTTTTATAAAGTACCACCTTCTTATACAAACAAACCTAAATGGATATGTTCTTCAAATACGTATCCGTCATTGGTAAATCAAAGTTTGATTTGTAGTCAATCTTTTAATTATGGTCAACAAAGTGACATATCCATGGATATTACACGAATCGTTAGATCGTGGTTGTGTGGTTGTGTACCAAATCAAGGTTTAATATTGATAAGTTCATTGGAATTATCTACACCACCTTTACAACAAACCAATGGGTTATTACAATTTTTTAGTAGAGATACAAATACTATTTATTCTCCTTATATTGATGTAGCTTGGGATAATAGTGTTTATAATACGGGCAGTTTATCGCCTGTTACTGGATCTGTTCAAAATGTAATTACATTGAATTATTTAAAAGATACATATAAGGCGGGTAGTTTACCAAGAATATTTGTATTTGCTAGAGACAGATATCCATTGAAGAACTTTCAAAAATCATATCAACAAGTATCAATGGTAACTCCTAAATATTTGCCCACAAGTTCTTACTATATGGTAAAAGATGCTGAATCCGAGGAGGTTTTAATTGGATTTGATGAATATACAAAATTAAGTTGTGATCCAAATCAAGGTAATTATTTTGATTTACAAACCACAGGATTGCCTCAAGAACGTTATTTGAAAATATTTATTAAGACAGAATATACGGACGGTATAGTAGACATTACGGACACACAAAAGGTATTTAAAATAATAAGATAATATGGCAAACATTCCATTAAATTACGATGTTGCTACCGACGAAGTTTCACAATTTAAAGAATTTGGAACATTTAATAATAATGTGGATTCGTTTGGAAATATACAATTGGTTTATTTAGTAGCACAATCCGTACAAGCTAATTTAAATTATGTAAAAATTCCACTCAAAAAGTTTGAGTATAATCAGAATAAAATAATTGACGCAAATACTGTAAGTTTTTCTGAATTAACCACTGTTGTAGGAGAGGAAAAGAGAAATGTAGATGAAATATTACAACAATATAATGTACTTTTAGAAGAAAACAGATTGTTAAATCAAACAGTCAATGAACTTGTTGAAAAATATGAAAATAGCGATGATAAATCGGTTATAAATGCTTTAAAAAATACAATAATAGATTTAAGAATAAAATTAGGTCAGGGAAATGTGCCTTCGGATTTTAGTGACGATTTTCCATTTTTACCTTTAATTTCATAATATGCCTTACGATTATTTAACAATAAACACCAATGATCTTTCGTATGGAATAGTAAGTGCATCTTACTTGCCAGAAAATTTGCAATCTTTATATGAACAAAAATTAGTAAATGATTCTGCTTTTTTTGGCGATTCAGGCGACGACATCATAGAATTTACAGTTTACAATAACAATCAAGAACCACTTCTATTTAATAGAATTGTTCCTAAAGTTACTTATAGTGTTATAAATTCAACATATAAAGACATAAACAATGTTGAACAATCTTATCAAGTTGCAAATCCATTTACAAATTATGCTTTAAATAATAACGACCTGTTATTACATACGCAATTTGATTTAAAAATTAACGAACTTAGTCCCGGATTATATTATGTTTTATATAATCCTATACGGAATATAGCTGGAAATTCTACAAATAAACTGTTTATAAAAGAAATCTCTCCTAGCAGAACTGAATTGAGATTGTCTTTTGCGTTTAATAGAAATACAAATTTAACTTCTAATTTAGACGCTATTAAAATTTCAGCATTTGCTGAGAAAAAGTTTTTGTTTTTACAAATAATCGATCAAATTGTACCGATAATAGATACGAACCCAATTTTTAATAATTTTAATATTGAACAAAATAATTTTAATTACTATAAAATTACACAATTACTCGGTTTTAAAACAACGGCGGAATTACAATCTTTTATTAATGATACGTATGTCGGTTATAATAAAATATTAAATCTATCAAACGAAGACGACGTAGTAATTGAAAGTATAAAATTTACAGGTGTGTCTGAACAACTTAAGAATTTTGTTTACACATATAATTTGTCCGAATTTACATTTAATGAAATATTGTCTGCATTTGAACTTATTGTTAGAAAAGTGTGCCAAGACGCAATTTTACAAAGAACGACTTTATTAAATACAGATTTACAAGAAACATTAAACGTATTTTTAAAAATTATTTATACAGATTGGTTGTTGCCAAAAACAAGCAATCTTTTAGAAAAATACACCAATAAATTTTACGATTATTATAAAAACGCTTTAAATTTTGATAATGGAAATTTAGTTAAAATTTTAACACATACGAGTTATTTTAACGAAGTTGACGGCGTTGCAAATATTCAAATAAAATTGGATGAACCTTTGCCGCTTGAATATAGTTTAAAAGATACATGTTGGATTTCAAACATTTCATTATCTCCGTTATACTTTAAAACAAATTTATATACAGCGCCGATATCTAGAAAAGTATTTTTGAACGGTACAAATTTTACGGTTGGAGTACCAAAAGTAACTCTTGCAAGTGAAACGTTTACGGAAGTGGACGATAATACCGTATTTTCGGCTGAATCTAAATTAAAAACAAAGGTCAATGATTTATTAATCAATTATGACGATTTTTCAAATTTCATTAATTTTTCATCTGCCGAATTAAGAACAAAAATTGCAAAAAATAAGATTTTAAAGTATAATTCATATGTTGATTCAGCCAACAGTATCAAATCCAACGCAAATAACACTTCAAACTCATCTATATCTGCGTCGTATAATCAAGAATTAAAAACTGTAACTGAACAACAGATATCTTTATTAAATAGTTTTGATGACTATGAATCATATTTGTTTTATTATACAGGAAGTATAGACGATAAAATTGATTTGGGTATAGAATTTGATAAAGTTAATTATAACAGTTTATTTTATCAACTTCCACAATACATAAAAAATCAACAATCATATGAAGATTATGTTAAGTTTACTGCGATGGTAGGTCATTTTTTTGATAATATATTGGTTTTTATTAAAAAATTTCCAAAATCATATCCTCTTGATTACAACGATAATAATCATTATCCAAAAAATTATATTGAAGAACTGTTAAATTCGTTTAATTGGGACGTAACAAATTTTAAATTTAATACCAGTGATATAAATCAACTTTTATTTAATAATCAAGAAACAACTGGTAGTTTATCGTCATCATACTTTGACTATGCAAAATCTATATTTAATAGAATTGCTAATAATTTAAATTACATTTACAAAACCAAAGGTACAGCCACTTCTTTTAATTTAATACGTACTATATTCGGTATAAATTCAGATTTAATTAATGTAACGGAATATAGTAGTCCTGATGTATTAGCTAATAAAAATGTATTTTATGATTTTGATGACGTTATATACGCTACAAAATACGACACAGATCAATATGTAAAATTTAATTTTACAAGTAGTGAGTATACTTACAATTTTAAACAAGACAGTATTAGTGGCAGTTACACAGGAAGTTATACAGGCGATAATATTTATATAACCCGTTCTTTTATAGAAAATTTTACAGGAGTTTCCACCGTAGAAATGTCTTTTAGGTCCAATAATTGGAAAAAATATAATTTTCAACAAAGAATTCCTTTAATTAAAAAAATAAGAAATAAAAATGTAGATTGGCAAATTTATTTAAGTAAAACTAAACAAAAAGAATCTGCCAAATTAATATTTGAGTTTACTCCTATTGAATCATTAACTACATCCAGTATATCAAGTATAGAATTACCTTATTTGAATGGCGACTTTTATACGTTTATGTTAAGAAAAGAACCAAATAGTAATATACGATTTGATTCTCTTCAATCAACATCTTCAAATACACAAGTTATAGGTTTTTATGGAAATTATAATGTTACTCAATCAATTAACAATGTATATTATCCAAATTCAAACAAATTTACGCCACAAAATTATACATTGGCGGTAAATCAGTATTATGGTAGTTCTTTAAACTTTACCGATAGAAAAACCAAGAGCATTTTATATGGACAAGATCAATATTTTTCATCAGGAAGCTATTATGTAGGAAATTATTCATCATCCATTCAATTTTATGGAAATATAGATAAAATAAAAATACAAAAATATGCGTTGAACGATTCCGATTTTAATGAACATTCTTATAACTTAAATTCTATTTCTATACCGGATAAATCTCAGACATATGAAAATTTATATTATTTATGGTCGTTTGATACACCTGTAAATTTGTACGGTACAAGTTATGCAATTGTTAACAATCAAAATACACGTTACAACAACTATTTTTACGCTTATAATTTTAACAGAAATACAAAAACTAGAGGATATCCACATTGTGATACAATCTCAACTGATATTTTTCCTTATCAGTTTGAAAAATTTAATATTAAACAAGCAATAAATTCAAATAAATACGGCCCTAATTATAAAGCAAATGCTAATATTAATAAAATAACACAAGAAATCAATTCAAATTTAGTACCATACGAATATTCTACATATACAACCGATATATTAGGTAGCGATTCAAATCTCGTAGGATATTATATCTCTCCATATAACTATTTAAACAATAAAATTGAAGACTTTTTGGGCAAAGAAGGTATAAGTGATATTATCGGCGATCCTAAATATTTAACTTCTAGAAGTTATCCAGAATTAAAGAACAGACAACTTGAATTTTCACAAACAAATCAAAAGTATGTATATCCACAAGAGTTTTATACAACTTATAAATTTTATATTGATTTTTCAATATTTGACTTTGTTAAAAAAATAAATCCTACACGCAGTGCGTTAAAAACAGGTCTATTATTAGAACCATCAATTTTCGAACGTGTTAAATTTAATTACAAAGACGTTGTATTTAATACAATTGATTCAAACGATACAAGTAGTTTATTATATTACAATATAAATACTAGATTTACGTCGTCATTAATAAACACAAATGATACATCAAGTAATACCACAATTGATATTAATCTAAATTATCTTCAAACTGACCACAATACCTTTAATTATTCAACGTTTGAAATAAAAGACATCGTCGATAATCGTGATTTTATTTTTGCTAACAAAGGAAAGTATGTTTATGTAGATACAACTGGATTTAACATTAGAAATGTTGTTAATTTGCCCACTGAAGATCATTATCAAATGACCAATAATGTTTCACACTCATATATTACATTCACTTCTAGTTATAATTCAGTACAAACTCTAGGATCTGGTTCTGGTTTACCGTTTAATCAAATCACAGGCAGTCGTTCATTAAAAAATCTTTATAGTGGATCTTTGGGGAGTGGATATTCAAATAGACATTTGAGTAAGTTTGTAAAAGTTGGTACGAGGGTCAAAAAACAAGCTTTGTCTGGCTCTTTTTATACAAATAATAACGGCGTAACTACTTTAGTAGCTGGAAAAATAAAATACTATTCTTATACAAAAGGTAAAAATGATTATACTACAACTGTAAATCGTAAAGGATTGCCTAACGGAAGTTCTCCTATTATTTCAATACCTGGATTTTTAAGCGTTGATATTGAAAGTGATAATTTTCCAATATATGGAACACTCACCGGATCGGCAGGATCGCCAAATAGTATATTTATACAGTCGCCGTTAACGTGTTCTACGTGTACGAGCGCTAGTTTGAATAATTACATTATGAATTTATAATACATTTTTTTATTAAAAACTCAAAACGATTGATAATTATTAAATATATATGGCATATCTAAATAACAACGTTCTCACCGTTAACGCTATTTTAACTAAAAAAGGTCGTGAAGTGTTGGCAAAGACAGGTGGATTAAATATTACCGCTTTTGCTTTGTCTGACGATGAAATTGATTATACACAATTTAATCCAACACATCCACTAGGCAGTGCTTATTATGACATTGCCATTCGTAATACTCCTATAATGGAACCTATTACGGATGAGTCACAAATGTTGAAGTATAAACTAGTGACATTAAATAACGGCGTTACATCCGTTCCTACAATTACTATAGCACCACCAACAATTTCAATACCTCGTACATATACGTCGGCGATAGATGTAATTCCAAGTACTACACCTACATATAACGTAAACTTAGGATATACCGCTATTTTAGCAAATAAGAACGTTGGTACTTTAGTTGTAACCGAAACTAACAATTTAAATAGTAGTACATCTACTATTCCAACATTTAGTGGCGATTTGTCTTCACAATCGTCACAAGTTGTTATAGGAAATAAGTTTCGTTTTATACCAAACAATTCTTTATCAACAACAACAACAACAAATATTACAATTATTGGAAATGAAAGTGGCGGTAGTGCATCTATAACCGTTACTGTAAGCGTTCCTACAACCTAATTTATTATGATATTTACTCCATTTTCATCAGACGATATCGTAACAGGCAGAATAAACCAAGTATCCTCGGGTATGTTTGGTACCGGCAGTTTAACGGTGGCACAATCAACATTTGTAACAGCATCATCTCAAGCAAACGTATTGACTGGATCAAATCCATATGACGTTAAAAACGGACAGTATTATTTGGATGTATATAGCGGCGCCGATCAATATTTTTCTATAGCTTACGGAGATTATTATAACTCAGGAAGCAGTCAATTTGACTGGACCGGCAATACTACTCAAGTCTTGACAAATGAAACAAAAATTATATACACACAATACAAAAACACTCTTCTACAACCAGGAGATAATTTATTTAGTTTTGCGTCTAGTAGTATAAATACACCAATTGATAGTTCTGCTATCTTTGTAGTAAATTTTACAGCCGATAAATTCCAAGATCAAGTAGATCCTGGTCAAATTCAATTAAACTTTAGTGGTGCAAATGGTCAATATAGTTATATTGACGACTCTCAAGTTATAAATAAACAACAAAACGTTTATAACTTAATTTCGGGATCAATTATTAATGGAATTCCGACTCCATATACACATGGAGGTACGGTAACAGCATATTATCAGGGTACAGGTCTATTTTATCCAACGAACGGCGTTGTTATATTGAATGCCGTTGCTCTAGATAAAATTGTAGGCATTACAGATGCATCTCCACAAATTACAGCAACTGGGCGTCCTAGTAATCAAACGTCAACACAATTTAAGAGTTATTGGAGAGATTGGATACGTAAGTTTTTCTTAAGTTTACGTAGATCAAATAAGAATATGGCAGTACGTAAAAGTGAATTTGTACCATCAACGAACTATTTTATAAGAGTTAAAAATAAAGAGTTTAACTACAGCAACAATCCTACATTTGTTTCTAACGGAAATGATGGTAAAACTCAAGGTACTATAATTTATCCCGAATTAATAAGTAATCCACGTACCTATGTTACTACAATCGGATTGTACGATTCTAACAATGAATTATTAGCAGTTGGTAAATTAAGTAAGCCAACGCAAAAATCATTTGATAATGAATTGTTAATCAAGTGTCGTATAGATTTTTAATATAATTTTTAATTTTTCCTATTTATATTAGGATGGTTAAATTTTTAAAAAATCAAGATATTCAGGTAACTACATTTGCGATTGCTAAAAATAAAATAGCTAATACCTTATTTTCCGATTTGTTATTAGCAAGCGATGGCACATATGATTTTCCGTTAATAATACCGGTTGAACAGTGTGTTTATAATTTTAACACTTTAGCCACCGGTTCATTTGTTACCGTGGCGAGTTCATCGTGTGATGGTTCCACTATTAATACTAACGGATATTTAGCGTGTTCTCCCAATTTAAACGAAAATAATCCAAATATGCAGTTTGGATTCAAACAGTCTGCCGATTCAGTTTTTTATCCAATTGGCACGCCAGAATATAATTCGGTAAATAATCCTATAAATTCCGACGGTACATACCAAGTACAAGTATATAATACTATAAAAAATATGTATTATAATACTTACAATAATTCTTATCAGATATTCGGCTTTGATGGATTTAATAATTCCAACACTAAGTTGCAACTTGACGATAAGTTTATAAGTTATACTTTAAATGTTACACAAAGTGGAGATAGAATTAGACAAAAAAGTGTTGTTATTAATAATCAAACAGGAGATATAGTTGCCGATATTAAAGATGACGGTTTAAATAATTTATATTTGTCAGGTTCGTATTTTGTTAATAACTATAATATATATTCAAATACAACCGATACTGTGACTAACACCGGTGAAAGTGGTTTGGGAAGATATTTGATAAACAATAACTAGTTACAATTATATTTATAGTTAATGGCGAATTTAGACACAATTTATAATGAAAATTATGGTTCAACCGTAGTAACCAACGGTGATTTTATTGCTATAGGCAATCCACCGTGGAAAAAATACTCACAATGTGAGGGATTTTCAAGAATAGGTCAAGTATTTTTAATTAAAAATGATCGGTTTAATTCAAAATATCCTGTTATCAAAACGTATACAAAAAAGTTTTCTACTGAAAATGGTTATTTACCTACATATTATACTGAACAGAGTAGTAGTACATCATTTACAGCATCGTTTACAAAAGATGACGGTTACTACAACGATACATCCACATCATGTAGTTATTTAGTAATTGAAGATGATAATATACACACATATCAGTCAAATTACGGATCTTCAATTGACATGTGTGATTATTTCTTAGCGATAGGAGATACAGGTGTAACAGCTAGTTTTTATACAGGTTATACATCTTCGTTTGCTTCCGTAGATATTTATGTAATTAATTCTAATTATACATACGACACATCTAACGGCATAATGTCTTCGTTTAATGATTGTGACTCGGAATCAAATAGTCAGTTAGACAATAGTCCGGTTTGTGTAATAACTGGATCTATATCCGAACATTTCGGTAAAACCGTAAGTATTACTAATAATTATCTAGCGGTTGGTGCACCTAATTACAATTCAGGAAGAGGCTGTGTTTATATATACAAATATGTAGACTCAGAATGTATATATCAACTGCAATCTACGGTGTCGTGTAGTTTAACTACATATCCATTACAATATAATTTCGGCAGTTCTATATGCTTAGATAAAGCTACAGAAACTACACTGGTAGTAGGTAGTAATCAACTTTCACAATCAAACGTTTATATATTTATATCATCTTCAAATGGTTGGCAACTAAAACAAACGTTAAGTCAAAATACGAGTTCTAACTATTATAAATTAAACGACGCAAACTTTGATTTTGTTGCGAGTGGCAGTCAGATAAATTCTAGATATGGATATTCGGTATCAATACACAAAAATTTACTAGCCGTAGGTGCACCAAATGATTTGATTTATTGGGAATATTCTGGATCAAATGTATTAAGACAACGTGGATCCGTTTATTTGTATACCGATGATATTTGTAACAATTCGGAAATAAGTGGTAATTTATTAGTAAACTATACGTTGTTAACGAAAGTATACGGAGACTCATCCACATTTAAAGATAATTTATTTGGATTTTCAGTATCCACACATAATAATAAAGTTTTGATCGGATCGCCAAAACCATATTTTCCATTTAGTTCTATTTTTATTTCAAGTTCCATAGATTTTTATGATAATACATTCGATCAAACCGATTTCGGAGAATCTACGTATTGTGGCCAAACTTTATTATATTATGTAACTAATTCCAACGTAGTACAACTGACTACAACTCCTATTTCAAAGCGAAAAGAATTAGGCAAACCGTACAATGCATTCGGATATTCTGTATCTGTGTCAGACGACAATTTAGTTATAGGAGCTCCCATACCACTTAACGACGATTTTCATCTACAAAGTTTGATAATAACCGAATCAGGCAGCGCTTCTCAACCACTTTATAAATTAACATCGTCTTATCAAAGTGAAGACTGTTATATAACTTCTAGTTTTGTTTTAAATCAACTCGAAGAATGTATTAGTTGTGATTTTGGCGGTCCTATTAGTGGCGCTATTAGTGGCGCTATTGGTGGTGTATGTGACAATCTGATTATATTTGTTAACGAAGACGGAGATACTCAATACGTATCAAGTCAAATATTCGGCATGTCTTACATCTATGACATGAAAGATTTACAAAAAAATCATCACGTTGGTAATGTGTTTTACAATAATAATAAAATTGTTATTAATAATACAGGTAGTATATTAAAGAATTTGACACTTGATCCCACCGATTTTAACAATTCATATTTGTATATGGATTATCAAAGTCAAATGTCTCTACATGAAAAACAGTATATATGTACAATTGAACCCGGCGAATTTAACGTTTCAACAAATCCATCTGCAATAACATCTTCATACTTTGAATATGATATACTGAATAAAAACGTGTTTGATTTTAATAATCTTGATATTATAATGAGATATCTAAATTATAGAATTACAAATAATTCTTCGGAGAAATGGTGGTTAAATTTTGTGAGCGGTGATGTAGATGAATCCGTGTTTAATTATTACACATCTTCATTTACGAATTACGACGATAATCGTCTAACACAAACAATAAAAGATAAGTTCTGTGACGTCGATTTAGATATTAACAACGATGGTGTTACAAATAATCAAGACGCAGAAATATTATGGAAATATTTTATAAATGATTTGACAATAAATAATTATCAGAATTATTTAAATCCACGAGCAAAACGTACAAATTATGATAATATTGTTGGATTTTTAAATGAAAAAACGGGAAAATTTAATACAAAACTAATTAAACAAGAATTTTTTAATTTTAATTATAGTTCTTCAATTGATATAACAGGTTCATATCTAGCCCCATATATTACAACGGTTGGTTTATACAGCGATCAAGGAGAATTGGTCGCGGTTGCTAAATTAGCTCAACCAATTAAAAATACAAGTGAAATTCCAATTAATATTGTTGTTAAATGGGATACTTAATTATATTTATTATATATAACACAATAAAAATATGGCAACCTCACCTGATAGTAAAAAAATTAATCGTGAATCATTAAATCAAAGTCTATCCGACAGATACATTAGTGGTCAATCCGCAGGCGGCGCATATCAGCCAGTACAAAAAAACGTTAAGACAGTTGGGTCCAATGAAATTTCGTTAGGCGGTAGTACTTTTGATACAAACTATACTGTAACCAAGGGTTTTAAAATTAAACAAGGTACACAACAAACCGAGTTTAAAGACGCTGTTGATGGTCAACGATCATTACAACAGTCAATATATTTAAAAGGTTTTAATAATAAGAAATATACTAACGGATCTTTTGGTCGTTAATATATATTCTAAATGGTTATATTAGGATTAGATTCATCGACATCAGTAACAGGTTGGGCTTTCAGTGAAAACGGAAAGATACTGGATGCTGGCTTTATTGACACAAAAAAATTTGATACGACTAAAGAAAAAACATTTCATGTAATTTCAGAGTTGGAATCAAACAAATATTGTAAATTATTTGAACAAATTAACTTGGAAGCTGCTCTAAGCGGGTTCGCCGGCGGTTTTACTAGTCAACAAACGATTATTACACTCGCAAGACACAACGCGGTCTTTGCATACATAATAGAAGAACACTTTAAAAAGAAAGTAAACCTATTGAGCGTAAATACAATGCGTAAGCAAATATTTGGTAAATGTAGAATCAAAGGAATAAAGTCCAAAGACTTTGTTAAGCAAGAGTTGGAATCGTTGATACCAGACGTTGTTAACTTTACGGTTAAGAATAAAAAAGGTAATTGGGATGAACGCAACTGTGATATGTATGACGCTATCGTAGCCGGCTTATATAAAAATTAAAGTGCTTGATTAAATTTAAATGTTTTGATATACTATAGTAAATGACTAATGGTTCTGTTATAGAAACGCTTTCAAAACTGTTTAAGCAAAAGCCTCATATACAAAAAGGTGGAGATGAAATATTAGTTTTTTGTCCGAATTGTAAACATCACAAAAGAAAATTAAATATCAACACCACAACCGGTTATTATCAGTGTTGGGTATGTGGCTTTAGTGGTAAAAGTTTTACGTCTTTGTTGAAGAAAGTAAAAGCGCCTGCTGAATTTTATAAGGTATTGTGTAAGGACAAAGTTAAGATAACTTATACAATTGAAGAAGATAAAAAAGATCTCGTTTTACCTGAAGAATTTAAACCTTTGTGTAAACCCAATAAAGACTTTGCTTATAAACACGCTTTAAACTATTGTTTACAACGTAATCTTACAATTCATGAAATTGTTAGATACAACATTGGATACTGTTCCGAAGGCAATTTTGCTAATAGGGTAATTATTCCATCATATGACAAAGACGGAAAGTTAAACTTTTATTGTGGTAGAGATTTTTGTGGCGGCAAACTCAAATACAGACTGTGTGATGGTAGTAAAGATATAATTGGCTTTGAATTATTTACAGACTTTAATCAACCTCTCACAATCGTAGAAGGACCGTTTGATGCTTTGTCGGTTAAATACAACGTCGTACCTTTATTTGGTAAAACTCTATCAAGAAAATTAAAAATAAAATTGATGGTGAATAAACCACCTAGAGTAAATGTTCTTTTGGATAACGATGCTTTATCTTCAAGTATCAAAATCTGTGAGTTTTTAGTAAGTAACAATATAGAAACACACTTGGTATTGTTGGATGGCAAAGATCCAAATGAAATAGGTCACAAAAAAACTTGGCAAACCATCAGTAACAGTGTTAGAATGGATGAAAGTCTATTGTACCGATATAAGTTAACAAATAAATTATGATTGTATTAAAAAATACAGATGAAAAAATCAATTGCATAGTGCACATTGCAGATATTCATATTCGTCTTACACAAAGACACGATGAATATAAGTCGGTTTTTCAAAAGTTTTATGCAGCCCTTGATAAAGCAAAAACACTAAATGCATTGTTAGTAATTGCAGGTGACATTTTTCATAATAAATCCGATCTAAGTCCGGAGTGTGTGAAAATTGGAAGTGAATTTTTAAAGAACTGTGCAGATCGTCTTCCTACAATTCTCATAGCTGGAAATCATGATGCTACATTAGCTAATAAATCTAGATTAGATTGTTTAACTCCAATCGTAGACAGTTTAAATCATTCAAATCTTTATTACTTAAAAGCTAGTGATGTATTTAGATATGAAAACATCTTATTTAATAATTTCAGTGTATTTGATAGTCCTGAAAAATACGTAAAATTAGACGATGTACCCGCAAAGTATCTGGTTGGTACGGATCATCATATTGCACTATTTCACGGCCCAGTAAATAATGCAATTACTGATATTGGATATACCGTGAGCAATCGTGCAATCACAAACGAACTGTTTGATGGACATCATATTGCAATGTTGGGTGATATTCATAAACATCAAGTTCTACAAGAATATGATGAAAAGGAAAATAAACCAGTCATTGCATATGCATCAAGCATGATTCAACAAAATCATGGTGAAGAACTTAGAGGACATGGATTTTTGATGTGGGACTTAAAACGTAAAGTATTTAAACACTACGAGTTATCTAATGACTATGGGTTTTATACAGTTGAAATTAACAAAGGCAAACTAGTAACGGATATTTCATCAATTCCAAAGAAGGTTACATTAAGAGTAATCTGTAGGGAATCTATACCCTCACAGGTAAAGGAAATCGTAAGTGAAATTAAAGAAAAATGTACTTTAGTTGAAACTACTTATGTTCGTGGCGATGAACTTTCTAATGATTTGACTTTAAAGTCTGGTCAGATATTTGACATACACAACATTTTTAATGTAGATTATCAAAATAAACTTATTGAAGATAATCTCTTAACTAAGAACATAGATAAAGATATCATAGAGAAGGTTAAAGAGTTAAATAAATCTCTAAACAAAGAGATATCTAAAGATAAGACACCAAAGAACATTCGATGGAAGCCAAAGATGTTTGAGTTTGATAACATGTTTAGTTATGGTGAGGGTAACATAATTGATTTCACAAAACTAAAAGGCACTATCGGATTATTTGCACCAAATGCAAGTGGTAAATCAAGCATCATGGATGCACTTGCATTTTGTGTATTTGATAAGTTTAGTAAAGGGTTCAAAGCATCACATGTTTTAAATACTCAAAAGATGAGCTTTCGTTGTAAATTTAATTTTGAGGTCAACGGTGTTGATTACTTTATTGAACGTGATGGTAAATCCGATAAAAAAGGAAATGTTAAAGTTGAGGTTAAGTTCTATAAAATAGAAAACGGTAATGAAGTACCATTAAACGGAGAAGCTCGGCGAAGTACAAATGATATAATCAGAGATTACGTAGGCACGTATGAAGATTTTATTTTAACGGTTCTTAGTATACAAAATAGTAAGGCCGGATCTTTTATCGATCTGGGTCAAACTGAACGTAAAGATTTGTTGTGCCAATTTATGGGATTAACTGTATTTGATCAATTGTATAATTTGGCAAATGATAAGTTTAAAGAAACAAATACACTTTTAAAGAATGTAAGCAAAGAACAGTTACTACAAGAATTACAAAATGTATCCAGTAGTATTGATAGTAATAATACAAGTATTACACAATACAATTTAGAAGTAAAAGACTTAGAATCTAAAAAAGATGATCATAATAACAAGTTATTAGAACTATCAAATAATGTTATTAAGACATCTTCGTTTGATATTGACATTACTAAACTAGAATCCGAAAAGAAATCTTTAGAATCTAATATCAATAGATTTGAAAAAGATATCAATGATAAAAAGACCAAGTTTTCATCTATTGAAACTGAGTTATATAGTTTATCTTCTTCATTAAAAAGTTGTGAAAATATAGAAACCGATTATGATCAATATAAAATTTATAAAGATGAAGAATCAAAAAAATCTTCAGAAATTGATAAGCTTAAAGTAGTAGTTAAAAATAAAATTGATAAACTTAAAAAATTAGAAGAACACAAATATGATCCTAATTGTACGTATTGTATAAATAACGTTTTTGTGAAAGATGCTATCAAGACTAAAGAAGAACTGGAACATGATAAAAACAAAGGAAAATTATTGGTAGAAGAATATAATGTTATTAAATCTAAGTTAGATTTTTTTGGTGACATTGAATCTCGTTACAAAGAATGTCAACGTGTAAATTCTGAAAAGGTTAGATTAGAAAAATCCAAAGAGATTTTGTCTACAGCAATACTACGTGATGAAAATTTTAAAATCAGATTACAAAACGATTTGAGTAATGTAATTCATAATATTGAAAATTTTTATAAAAATAAAGATATTATTGAAAATAACATCAAGTTAATAACAGAAATTGATGTTGTAAAATCTTCTATCAAAGATTATGAATCTCAGATTAAATCATTGAATAATAAATTGTTTAATATTTCTACGGAAAAAGGAAGACTTGAGTTGCAGTATAAAAATACTACCGATCAACTTAGCAAAGTTAAAGAGCTTGAAGATTCGTATGAGTCTTATAAACTATATACCAATGTTATAAGTCGGGATGGAATTCCGTATGAAATTATTACCAAGACTTTGCCTGAAATTGAAAAAGAAGTTAATAATATTCTTCAACAGTTAGTTGAGTTTACAGTAACTATGCAAACAGATGGTAAGAATATTATGACTAATATAGTTTATGACGATAAACGTTGGCCACTTGAAATGGCAAGTGGCATGGAGAAGTTTGTAAGTGGATTAGCAATTAGAGTTGCTTTAATTAATATTAGTAATTTGCCTAGACCAAATATTATTTGTATAGACGAAGGATTTGGATGTGCTGACAGTGATCATTTGGGTCAAATGGGCGTGTTGTTTAATTATTTAAAACATCAATTTGAGTTCATATGGATAATCAGCCATTTGGACCAAATGCGTGATATGGTGGATACCAGAGTGGAAATAAAAAAAGAAGGAGGATATAGTAAAGTAGTATGTATTTAATATTATGAAAATTTTGTTTATAACACCTCACTTATCTACCGGAGGAGCTCCTCAATACCTTTTAAAAAAAATATTAGAATTGATAAATAACCACGAAATTTATTGTATTGAATATTCAAATATTACAGGAGGAGTTTTGGTTGTTCAAAGATCACAGATAGAACAATTATTGGGTAATAAACTTATAACTCTGACGGATAATAAAACCGAATTGATCGATCATATAAAAAATATAAATCCGGATATAATTCATTTAGAAGAATTGCCCGAATATTTTTGTGACCGAGAAATATCCAAAAAAATATATACCAATGAACGATCATATAAGATCATAGAAACCTCACACGACAGTAGTTTTAATATTTCACAAAAACAATTTTTTCCTGATAGTTTCGTTTTTGTTAGTGAGTATCAAAAAAACATGTTTTCACCGTTATCTATACCATCTTACGTGGTAGAGTATCCTATATCATATAAAGTAAAAACTGATCGTAATAAATCACTTTTAAATCTCGGATTGGATCCTAATAAAAAACATTTTCTGAATGTTGGGTTGTTTACTTCTAGAAAAAATCAGTCTGAAATTATTGATTATGCCAGAAAATTATTAGATAAAAACGTACAATTTCATTTTGTCGGTAACCAAGCGGATAATTTTAAAAGCTATTGGGAACCTTTAATGAAAAGTTTTCCTGCAAATTGTAAATGGTGGGGAGAAAGACGAGACGTTGATACGTTTTACAACGCTATGGATGTTTTTATTTTTACTTCAAGAGGACACGCTAACGATAAAGAAACAAGTCCTTTAGTTTTAAGAGAAGCAATTGGTTGGAATATGCCTATATTGATGTATAATCTACCTGTATACTGTGGGATGTACAATAAATATAAAAATATTACGTGGTTAACTAATGATTTGGAAGATAATCTATTTTTAATAAAAAATTTCATATCTGATACCGTTATCAATGAGTCTACCGACCCCAAAACAACATTAGATACATCTGTTAAAATTAATAATTTATTCAACGTTAAGTTTGAAAATTCAAATAAAATTGTTTTTGAATATTTAAGCGATAAAAATATAGAATGTCACGTTGTTATAAAAGATGTTGATTCAAATATTCCTATCTATAATTTTAAGAATATTTTTTATAAAAATTCGACATTTTGGACCATTCCTATTCCAACACACGTGTTTGATTTTGAAAAAGAAGATACGTTTCGTGGATTTTTAATAGAAATATATGATCTAAATAAAAAAATAATAACGTCTACGGAATTGTATATTGATAAAAATAGAAAGAATGATAAATTTAAATTTAATATAATAAATCCTTTTGATTTGTTATTTCACAACTATCTAGAAATGTTTGTGAAAAAAAATTATGATTGTTATGGTATAGATAATTTATCTACAGTTATAGATATAGGTGCAAACTCAGGATTATTTTCTAAACTGTGTTTTGATAAAAACGCAAAACAAATTTTTGCTATAGAGCCAAACATAAATTGTTTATCAAACTTACGTAGTATTTTTAACGACGAAAACAGAATTACAATTATTAATAAAGCTATCTCTGACTTTGTGGGGACGGTTGATTTGTATACAAACGATGATTGTACTACGTTAAGTTCTTTATATAAAGAACACGCTAATACTAATACTTGTACTCAAACCGTAGATTGTACTACTTTGGAAAAAATAGTTAATGATTATAACATTAAACAAATATCTCTGCTTAAACTAGACGTAGAAGGAGCCGAGTATTCTATATTAGAAAATCTAAACAAAAATATTTATGATATCACCGATTCAATTTTATTGGAATATCATGACAATAAAGACAAACGTGTTAAAAAGCTAGTGGAAATATTAGAATCACATGGATTTAGTATTTTACAAGTTAGAAATCACAGTAAAAATAACGAAGATATAATTGACAATTATCTAAATATAGATAATGCAACTATATATGCAAAAAAAGAAAATAAAAAAGAGTTACTAGTTACTGATATAGAATTCCTTAAAAAAGAAATTGCTAATATAAAAGGAATTTGCCATGTAGGATCTCACGTAGGAGCTGAAGTTAAAGAATATGTTAAAAATGATGTAGATACAATGGTTTGGGTCGAAGCCAATTATTTAATATTAAATAAATTAATTAATAATACGGCTAAGTTTGGTAAAAAACAATATTGGTTACCGTTTACTCTTTATAATAAAGATGATATAATTAAAAATTTTAATATATCAAATAACGAAGAAAGTTCTTCCGTTTTAGAGTTAGGAGAAGAACATAAAAAACAATATCCACACATTCACTATAATAATAAAATATCGGTATTGACAAAAAGATTTGATACATATGTCAATAGTCAGACTGATTTTAATTGGAATGATATTAATATGTTAGTAGTAGATTGTCAAGGATCAGATTTACAGGTTTTAGAAGGATTCGGAGATTTACTACACTCACCTTCGTTAAAGATAATAAAAACAGAAGTAAACATAGGTAATATGTATGAAGGAAATGCTTCGGAAGAAGATATAGTTAAATATTTGTCAAACTTTAATTTTATTAAAAAGTATTGGTTTTACACATATCATCAGTGGGGCGATATTGTTTTTGTTAAAAATTAATCATATGAAATTAAGCGTAATAATACCGTGTTATAAATTTGAAGAGTACATAGAGGAATGTGTAAATTCTGTACTTAATCAACAAGTTGATTTTGAATATGAAATAATAGTTAGGGATGATGGTTCTAATGATAACACTTACAATATTATTCATAGTAAATTTTCTCATTTAAAAAATTTGAAATTGTTGGATAACAGTGTTAATTACGGCGTTTCTCACAATCCAATCATTCTTAATAAAGAATGTAAAGGCGAATACGTATTTTATATAGATGGAGACGATTATCTTACAGATATAAATTATTTTCAAAGAGCCGTTAGTTTTTTAGACAATAATAAACAATATGTAGTCTATTCTTCTGGATGTAAGTATAAACAAAATGATAAAATATTTCCAGAAACACACTGGGTTTGTAGTTCTTTAAAGATTGTTAAATTGAAAGATCTGCTTATAACAAATTATATTTGTTTTGGTAGAGTGTATAGAAGATTAGAAATAAATACAATGGATAAATTTTTGAATTATCCATATCCCGATTGGATTTTTAATTTTGAACTTTTAAAAAACGGCGATGGTTATTGTGATAATGATAAATGTGTTGGAATTTATAGGTTTAGAGAGTCGTGTGTATTTAGTACTAAAACCGATGAGGAAAAAAATGTTAATAATGAAATAATAAAAAGAGAATTAGAACGTAGATATGTACATCATGTAAATAAAACTATTACTATAATTGATAGTTTTGTTCATAACGATGCTATCAAAAATAAACTAAGTAATACTTTAAATTGGATGAAAGAAGATGGACACGAAGTACTCTTAGTTTCTAATACTCTTATAGACATAAACATTATAAACGGAGTTAAATATTATTTATATGATAGTAATAATAACCTGTTTAGTGATACCTATACTAATTTACCGTATTTAGATACTTGGAAATTAATTGGTAATATGGAATGTCACGATATATCTTATAGTCTCCAAAAACACGGTTTATCTGTATTAATAAATTTATTTAATTCTTTAATGTATGCTAAAAATTTGGGCTATACACATTTTCAAAGATTTGAAGTTGACGATTTGTACGGACCAAACTCTAGAAAATATATAAAAAATATTCCATTAGAATGTTTTTTTCAAAATAAAAAAGGATTATTTTATTACAATGATAATAATAATCCACCGGACATATCTTTTCACTATTTCTATTGTGAAATAGACTATTTTTTAAATAAAATTAAAAAAATAACATGTGAATTAGATTATAAAAATTATTTACATGAAATTTATAATAATAATGATTTTAAAATAGTAGAAGTTTTTATATACGATTATCTTAAAAAAAATAAAGACGATGAAATTTTAAAAAAATCCGGTGGAGATCAAATGAAAAATGATTTTAAAGATACCATATGGAATACTGAAACCTCGGTATCTAATTACGACAGTAAATATAGAGGATGTACCACAAGATTGTATAAATACAAAGATGAATATATATTACTAACATATAATTATACACCCAACGAAATTAAAAGATTTATAAAAGTAGAATTTACGGATAATACAACTACATATATTAATCACACGGTTTCTTGTATACATGCTTGGAATTTTAATAATTTGAGCAAAAATACAAAAAAAATAGATGTTTATCAAAACGATATTTTGTTGTATACTGAAAAAACAGAAGATGTAAGTAGTTATATAAATTAAAAAATTGATATTTAAAATGAAAATTGTACAAGTACATCCAGGCATTTTACCAATTCCACCAAATGGTTGGGGGGCGGTTGAAAAAATTATATGGGAATATAAAAAAGCTTTTGAGAAAATGGGTCATGTATGTGACATTTTATATTTAAATGATATAGATCCATCTAAATATGATGTAATACACGTACACGTTGCAAATTTAGCAATTATGCTTCGTAATAAAAATATTCCTTATTTTTTTACATGTCACGATCACCACGCTTTTTTGTATACAAAAGAAAGTAATGTTTTTAAAGAAAATTACGAAGCCGCTAAATATTCTTTGAAGACTTTTGTACCAGCAAAGTATTTGGTTGAATATTTTGATTTAAAAAACGTTTTATATTTAAGTCACGGTGTAAATAACGAATTTTTTAAACCGTCACAAAATAATTTTAACACACATCGTTTGTTATGTGTTGCTAATAACGGTATAGCTCACGATAAATCGTATGATAGAAAAGGATTTTCATATGCTATACATGCAGCTGAGAAATTAAATTTACCTATTACCATAGCAGGTCCAGAAAATAATAAACATTTTTTTAAAAAATTCAATTCCGACTATGAAAAATTAACTTTAAAATTTAATTTAAACGAACAAGAATTATTAAAAGAGTACCAATCACATTCAATATTTTTACATTTATCAGATTTGGAAGCTGGTCATCCAAATTTAACTTTGTTGGAATCAATTGGGTGTGGATTACCAATAGTAGGAACATACGAAAAAAATAACGAATTGGAAGGTTTGTATAAAGTTGAAAGAGACGTTGACTGTATTGTTAATGGCATCAATTATGTCATTGCTAATTATGAACAATTTAAAAATAAATGTTTATTTACATCAAAAATTAAAAGTTGGGATAATATTGTAATGAATTTAATTAACATATATAACAATCAAACGATGGCTACACAATTGGTGGACATATACAATAATACAGAAATAACTTATAAGTCTCCAATTAATCCGATTGAAATCAAAAACGAATTTGTTTTTGATTTCAATAATGGACCAAAAGTAGAAATATTAGGATCAATCACGAAAAAATATAATATAAAAATGAAAGATCTTAATTCAAGTCAAATATTATATGAAACCGATATCACCAATAATATGTGGTGTGTAGCTAGTAAAAAATATTATATTCCGTGGAGAATTGAAATAAAAGATATAGAAACAAATGAAATTTTTATATACGATCTTAATTTAGAAAATAAAAATGTTAAAATAATAAACGAGTCTCCTTCACTTGGAGATTATATATCGTGGATTTCTTATATTGATAAATTTCAGAAAACTCATAAGTGTATAGTTGATATATACACACCAAATAAAAATATATTTAAAGACTCATATCCAAATTTAAATTTTTATAATTATAATCAAAATTTAAATAGTAATTATTTTGCTACATATAGAATAGGTTGTTTTGACCCATCCGACAGAAATTTATCACCTAAAGATTATAGAGAACAAAACTTACAAGAAATTTCGGCAAATATTCTTGGTTTTGATTACGTAGAAATAACTCCTAGTATAATTGTGAACAACACTACACGTAAACTTGATGAAAAATACGTATGTATTTCTACTGCATCAACGTCAGGTTGTAAACATTGGCAATATGACGGTGGATGGCAAAAAACTGTAGATTATTTGAATAAAATCGGATATAAAGTAGTTGTCATTCAAAAAGAACCGTTAAATTACATGGATTTAAAAAATTTATATAATGTGGTTCATCCAAAAACAGAAAATATCAATGATGCGATAAATTGGCTTTATAACTGCGAATTTTTTATAGGATTGAGTTCGGGTATTAGTTGGCTTGCTTGGGCATTACGTAAACCTGTAATTTTAATAAGCGGATTTACTAAAACTTTCAATGAGTTTTCCACTCCTTATAGATTAATAAACGAGTCGGTTTGTAACGGTTGTTGGAACAATAGTTTGTACAAATTAGACGGAGGAGATTGGAATTGGTGTCCTGTTAATAAAAATACAAAAGATCACTTTATATGTACTAAAACTATAACTCCCGATCAAGTAATTGATACAATCAATAAATTAACGGTTGATAAAAATTTGTTATAAAATAAAAAAAGATATAATAAATAGTTTAATCTTCCTTTTTTTATTTTATATTTATTGATTAAATATAACTTTTGAAAGGATATTAACATTATGCCAATACAAGAAGGAGGCACATTTGCCCCAACACAAAATATAGTAAGTCCAGGCGTTTTTACCAGAGAAAACGATCTGTCGGGTTTAGCACAAGGAGTCGCTAACATCGGTGGTGCTATAGTAGCACCATTTTCTGACGGGCCCGCATTTTTCCCAGCAACTTTAACAGATGTAGCTACATTAGAAAATCGTTTCGGTGTTGCTGACGGTGTATATTACGGTCCATATACAGCAAAAGAATATCTACAACAACAAGGCATTGTCACAGTTGTTCGTGTAGGTGGTTTAACTGGTTACTGGCAAAAGAATCCATTACTTGTTTATGCACAACCAGGTACGTGGAATCGTGGATCAGATGCCGGTGCTATTACAACCGCATCATTCATGTATTTGGACGATACAAATTATACTACCAATATTAATTATCAACAAAGTAGTTCTGTATTAATATCTTCTGGAAGTAACAATACAGTTGTCGGAAAAAATAATTTTATTGGATTATCCGGTAAAATTACAGTAACCAAAGCCACTACAAGTGAAATTAGTTTATTTTTATTAAATAATATCAATGGTTTGCCATATTATTCAACACTTTCAAGTTCCTTGGCTACTTCAGCCAGTTTAGGTAAAGTATTAAAAATCACCACCACTGATTATTATAATGCATTTACCGCTTCTGTACAAAGACGCAATTTTACGGTAGGTAAAACAACTAACTATAGTTTGGCAAATTTTGATTTCCAAAAATCACGTTTTTCAGGATCTATTTCATCTAGCGCAACTACGTATTCATTGGTATTTGATACAAATACATTTGGTAATATTTCTGGTTCTCAAAATACTGCTCCTAGATCATCTACTCATCCGTATTACAGTTATTTGACTGCTTCATATACATTAATCGGAAATACCGTTGTATATGGATTAGTTTTTGCTAAATGTCCATCATCTCAAACTACTAATTTTTCAACGGCTAATTATAATTTGGCTAAGTCTACAGGTAGTTATGAATTCCGCGTTGATAATTCAAGAATATCTCTTAGCGGTTCAATCAATGTGAAATTTGGATCCGTAGCAGCTACAAGTTTAGTAAATGCTGGATCGACTGATGGCACAGGAACATTAAGTGGCAGTGTTTTATACGCTGACCAACAATTAAATATAGGCGGAATCGGTCCTATTTTATTTACCAAGAAAGGCGCTCCATCGAATGCACAATATCCATATTATTATTTAACTTCAAGTGTACAAGCACAAGATGTAAGTGCAGAAACTGCAATTTCTACAGCGTTCGCTGAAAGTACTGCTACAAGTGTATTATTTAGTAGTTCTTATTTTAACGATACTAGTATTGGATATAATAGAGACGTGTTAAATGTTTCTAGTGGAAACGTTCAATTACTAAGCGGTAGTGTTGCTTCTGTTCGTGGATCAGGAACATGCGTTGCTGGTTTACAGTTAAAAGGTGTAATTAGCGGTAATTATGGTAAATATACAGGAACATTTACGCCAGACGGAACAAATAGTAATGACCCATGTAATCCAAATACTTCAGGTCGTCAAAATATGATTTTGGCAGTATTGGCTAACACTCAAAATGCTTCTGCTCAATTTAGCAGTGATTACGAGGTATATGGATTCAATAACACTACATTATCACAACTAACTAGTTCAACATTCCCATATAAGAATTTGATCAATCCAAACGAAAACGTTTATAATTTGGCTTTAAGATATAACTTTACAAATCCAAATGGCAGCGTTTCTTCTGGTACATACGGATATTACGATTTCAGTCTAAATGAAAATGATAATAACTATATTAAAGACGTATTTGGAGTTGATCCAACAGTTGGTAATCCTGATAAACAAATTGCTGGTCAAAAAGTTGAAGCTGCTTACAACTACGTTCTATTTGAAGATAGTATCAAGAAGTTCGTTGCTGAAAAAACCAGTAATTTGGGTTGGAAATTGCAAGTTGGTACAAATAGTATATCCGGAAGTACAATTGTGGGTGAACCACTTAAATTTGTAGATCAATATAGTACAAATTTAAACGCCGGTGATAGTCAATTCAGTATCACCAACGCAACTACTCCTTGGATCTATTCACAGAAGATAGCTCCATTTAAAGGTAGTGCGGCTGAATCTCCGGAACCAACAAAATTCCAATTATTCAGAGTACATACTTTGAGCGACGGTACATTAAGTAATAAAAAATTTAAGATTGAAATTAGTAATGTTAAATTAGCAGGTACCGTACCTGGCAGCGATTGGGGCAGTTTCACATTAGCAGTACGTGCTTATAGTGATACCGATAAGAAGCCTAAGTATCTTGAAATTTTCCAAAATTGTAATTTGGATCCAGAATCAGCAAACTATGTAGCACGTAAAGTAGGCGATAGATATGCTTATATTACCTACGCTGGTAAAATCATTCAATTTGGAGATTTTGTTAACTTAAGCAGATATATTAGAATTGAAATGGCCGATACTTCATATCCGGTTAGTTCAGTACCATACGGATTTGAATCATATAGTACTCCGATTGATAGTACAGCTAGTATTTATGTTCCTTACATTCAATATAGTAAGGCAAGTATCTATGGTTTAGCTCCAGGTAAATATCCTTCTGGTACAGTGTTTGGAGGTGTACCACAAACGGACGATGAAATTCAATCTCTATATCCTACATCATCATTTGGTGTCGGTGTAGAAAATAATACACACCAATACTTTAATCCACTACCTTACTACGGCAATACAGATTCAAATGGTCTAAATATAGACTTTGATCTAGAAGATAAAGTTTGGGGAACAAGTACTGCTAAATACTATGCTCAAGGTACTTCTGCAAGTACAGGTTCTTTATTAGCACCAAGTTTAAGTGGTAGTATTCCAAGTACCTATGACGCCGTTAATGAAAGTACGTATGTTAAACTACGTAAGTTCGTTGTTGGTTTCCAAGGTGGATTTGATGGTCAATGGCCAGCAATTCCTATCAACGTAGGTAGTGCTATTACGCCAGGTAATACACAAGGTCTAGACTGTACAAATATCAACAGTCCAGGTAGTATTGCTTATAAACAATGTATTGCTGCTCTAGGTAATGCCGATGAATTTGATATCAACTTGATTGTATTACCTGGTATCTTCCGTGAGATGCACAGTTATGTTACCGAATTGGTAATTGATATGTGTGAAACTCGCCAAGATTGTTTCTATATCATGGATAATGTGGTGTTCCCAGCAAGCAATCAAACCGTAGGATTGATTGATGCAGCAGTAAATACTGTAGCTACAGTTGATAGTAATTATGTAGGTACTTATTATCCGTGGGTTAAGATCCTAGATACCAATACCAATAAGATTATTAGTGTACCACCTTCAGTTGTATTACCAGCGGTTTATGCTGCTAATGATAATGCTGCCGCTGAATGGTACGCTCCAGCCGGTTTAAACCGTGGTGGTATTCCTCAAGCAGTACAAGTACTTGATAGAGTAACACACAGCGAACGTGATACACTCTATGAAGGTCGTGTAAATCCAATCGCAGCATTCCCTGGCCAGGGTATCTGTGTATGGGGTCAAAAGACTCTTCAAATCGCTCCAAGTGCTTTGGATCGTATCAATGTACGTCGTTTGTTGATCAACTTGAAGAAGTTTATCGCGAGCTCAAGCAACTACTTGGTATTCGAACAAAACGTAGCTGCTACACGTAACAGATTCTTGAGTATCGTAACTCCATATTTGGAATCTGTACAACAACGTAACGGTATTTACGCATTCCAAGTCAAGATGGATGAAACTAATAATACACCCGATTTGATAGATAGAAATATTCTATATGGTCAAATCTATATTCAACCAACTCGTACTGCTGAATTTATTATACTCGATTTCAACATACTTCCTACAGGAGGGGCTAGTTTTAATGTTTGATAATAAATAATTCACAAAACCTCGCTTAGAAATAAGCGAGGTTTTTGTTTTAATTTTTTGGTTAGTCGGTTAATATTTATTAAATATCATATTAACTCTGTATTAATTTATATAAACAAATTGGTATGTCATTTGTAGATAACACTACGTCTGGATATCACTATTTTCATAAAAACAAAGGAGTACCAATTGAAAGAAAAACTTGAAAAATTTGATATTAATTTAAGTGAATGGCAAAATATGCAAATTAATGGTTATGATAGAATATGGGACTGTGGACATATGAAATTTGAATGGAAACGTAATTAATACATATTTATATAATATGATACGGTTAAAATCTATACTTGCTACGGCCAAACAAGAAAATGACACAAATCATTTAGTTAAAGAACAATTGTTAAAAGATTCTTCGTTAATAGATCAAGTGATAAATGACACAAACGTTCTTGTTGTTAACAATTTAAAAACGATAAAAGATATTTTGTCAAAAGAGCCACTGGATAAAGAAAAGTTAAAAATAGCATTAAATAATTATAAACGTTATTTTAATAGAGATAACGGAGGTACACCTGAAGTTATTAGAGGAATGACTTTTCAAAAAGAGTTGGAAAATCTTTTAAAATGATTAGTTTAACCGATCTATTGTTAGAAGCCAAACTTCCTCAAAGCGAGCAAGATATGGATCTTTATGCTCGTAAATACAAAAAAACAATAGATTATTTACGTACCAAGAACAAAGTACTATTGTTAACTACCAGTAATAGATGGAGTCAACACAAAGACGATGTTCCAAAGAGTACTCAATTAGCAATTAAAATACAAGAATTATTGGGTAAAGAAAAAGTCACATTGATTGAAGTACCCAGTTTAAATATAGCTCCGTGTGAAGGCAATGTTAGTAGCAACTTAAAATACGACGGAAATCATTGTGGCGTTGCAAAAGCATTATTAAAAGATAAAGAAAAGAATCCAAGTGGATATCATCGTTGTTGGGCAAGTCTTAATGAAAAAGGGGATGAACTTTGGAAGATTACCAAAGAACTGTTTGAAAGTGATTGTGTAGTATTTTTTGCTAGTGTTAGATGGGGTCAAGCTAATGGTTATTATCAAAAACTCATTGAACGTTTAACTTGGATTGAAAACAGACACTCTACTCTTGGAGAAAAGAATGTTGTAAAAGACATTGAAGCTGGATTTATTGCAGTTGGACAAAATTGGCACGGTAAACAAGTTGTTGAAACTCAAAGAGCAGTATTAGGCGATTATTACCAATTCAAAACATCAGATGTATTGTTCTGGAATTGGCAATTTACACAAGATGATACAGACGAAACTAAACGTTCTTATGATAAAGCAGTTAGAGTGTTTGATAAAACATTTTTAAAACCATATGATAAAGCTGAATAATATATTAAACGAAGTAATACAAGAAGGCGGCGCTGGAGGCCATATGGCACATCCATTTGATTTTGTAAATACAGGAGCTAAATTAGTGGATGTATTTTCTAAATCTGTAAAGTCATTAAAACAAGGCGCTGGCAGTGTTAAAATAGATGGTGTAAATGCTAGTATTCGTTTGGTAAATGGACAATTTGTGATGGATCGTGGTAGCGCAAAACCACTTGATATCAAAGGAATGCGACCAGAAGACTTGCCTAGTCGATTTGAACCAGGCCACGGATTTATAAATATTGGTACCAAAGTAATTAATATTTTTGATGAATCAATTCCTAGTACAAAATCAGAATTAAAAAAATTAGGATTGTTAGATAATCCAAATATATTGTTTAATATAGAATATGTAGAAGGACAAACCAATGTTTTGGGTTATGGCGAAATAGGAAACTTTTTAGCTATTCACGGATTGAAAGAAATTAAGCCAAAAACATTTGGTAAAGATGGAAGTGTTAAATCGAGAGTAGCCAGTGAAATTCCATATGACAAAATAGCGATGCAATCTTATATAAATAAATTAAATAAGATTGCTATGAAGTATGGATTTAAGGTGCTGGGTAGTGTTGATACTACTTTCAAATCAGAACCAAAACTAGCAAGTGTTTTAACTCAACCAGTTACATTGTATCCAACGGGTGAAGCTGTAACTAAGTCTTTGAAGGATTGGTTGAAAGGTTTGAAGTTTACAACTCCACTAATTACAAGAGAACAATTTTTGAAAGCGGTTGAAAGTAGAAATATTAGTCAAAATTTTGCTGGGCAAGATTTAAATAAAGTGGTAAGTGATACAATTGTTTATTTAACTACGATTAAATTAGGCGATGAAATATTAAAAAATGCTACAAGTGAAATCGGAGATCTAGATAAACATGAAGGTATAGTTGTAAGAGATACCAGTATTAGTTCTAACCCATTTAAAATTACAGGAAGTTTTATTATAAAAGGTCTCGGAAGTAAGTTTAAGAAATAAAATAAATACGTATTTGTTATGAAAAAAGCATCAGGTAAAAGTAATCTATCAATTGTAAAAGATTACGTCGAAGGCAACCGTCCATTTGTACAGTTTGGTTACGATCCCAATTTAAACAATAATAAACGCAAAGAAGGTGAAGAGTGGGAAGACTCACAAGGTAGAAAGTGGATTTGGAAAAATGGTGTAAAACGTAGAGTTCCAAAGAAAGCTAAAATTATCAACGAACAACGTTGTAAAGAATGTAATATGGATGTTCGGTGGGGGAATTATTTAGATGATCGTGTATGGCCAAAAACGGGCATGTGTTACGATTGTTATATTAATTTTCAAACCAATCTGAAATTGATTGGTATGTTTGAAATTTACAACGAACTTCAAGATTTGAAGAATGAACGTAGTATTTTAGAAGACTATAAGAAAAAATTTGAAGAAAGCAAAAAATTTTGTGAAGAAAATCAAGGTAAACCAGTTGAATTTTTAGAAGAAGATGGTTCTTTTGAACGATGGGAAGGTATTCAAGATTATAATAAAATACTAGAAGATTTAAATAAAGATTTGGAGTTACTCTATAAACGTTTAGAAGAACTAAATGCCAAAATAAAAGAGTACGAAGAACAATATGAGTCAGCAAAATCTCAGAGAAATAATAAAAAGTGAGTATAAGAAGTGTATAGAAGATCCTATATACTTCATGAAAAAGTACGTTAAGATTCAACATCCTATAAGAGGAACAGTTGGATTTGAACTATACCCATTTCAAGAAGAGGCTTTGGAAGAGTTTGTTGATAATCAATTAAACATTGTTCTTAAAAGTCGTCAGATGGGTATTAGTACTCTTACCGCCGCATATAGTTTGTGGTTAATGACGTTCCACAATGATAAGAATATTCTTTGTATTAGTATTACTCAAGAAACCGCAAAAGAAATCGTTACCAAAGTAAGATTTGCAAATGATAATCTTCCAAGTTGGTTGAAAGTTCCTTGTGTAGAAGACAATAGATTATCATTACGATTGAAGAATGGATCTCAAATCAAAGCGGTATCATCTGCCGGTACCGCAGGTCGTTCATCAGCTCTATCATTACTAATTATTGACGAAGCTGCATTTATCGATGGTATTGAGGAAATTTGGCTGTCTGCTCAATATACATTATCTACCGGTGGTAGAGCTATTATATTAAGTACTCCCAACGGCGTTGGTAACTTCTTCCATAAAACTTGGGTTGAAGCTGAAGAAGGTAAAAATAACTTCAAGACTATACGATTGCCATGGCATTTACATCCAGAAAGAGACCAGACTTGGAGAGATAAACAAACAGAATTGTCGGGTGTGAAAGGAGCCGCACAAGAATGTGATTGTCTATGGGGAGACTCTGTTGTTAGAGTTAAAGATAAATTGTCTGGAAAAGAATTTGATATTTCTTTGGAAAAGTTATATTCTGGGGATTTACAATTATATGTATAATACATGAATGTGATTGCGACTCATACGCATATGCCTAAAAATTATGCATCTATAGGATGGAATAAAATCAAACAACAATTAAGTTGTGAAACAGATTTATATTCAACCGAGGAAACAAAATCCGAATTGTTAAAAAACGATTATTATAAATTTTTATTTGGTCGTGCAAAGAATAGAACTTTGATGAAACAAAATCCAAAATTATACAAATCTATTCTTTTTCATACGGAGATTCTAGAAAAATCATTTAAACAACAACAAAGTTACAAGGGATGGTATAGTTTTTCGTACCGAATTCGTTTTATTGTTGAACATAACTACGATTTAATAAAATTGAAATGTCAATGTGGAAAAAAAATAACATGGACTAAATATTGTCGTAGATGTCCTGAATATCATAAAACCCAGACCGGTAAATCACACACTCCGGAAACAAAACAAAAAATGAGAGTATCCGCGTTAAAGTATCTATCAGAAACAAAAGGACAAATTATACCCCGTTATAACAAGAGATCAATACAACTGATAGAGGAATTTGGTAATAAACATGGATATACATTTAGACATGCTGAAAACGGAGGTGAGGTTTTTCTTAAAGAACTTGGTTATTGGTTGGATGCATATGATGAGAAAAATAACGTCGTGTTGGAAATATATGAAAAAAGACACTATAAAAATGGTAAATTGAAACAACGAGATTTCCAACGAGAAAATGAAATTAAAAATTTATTAGGGTGTAAATTGTTCACGATTGACATATGAATCATTCGAAAATTAAACTAAATACTAGATTTCAGATTTTGACTCCGACTGGATATCAGGATTTTTTTGGAATCAGAAAAGTAAAAAAAGATTGTTATTATACCATTTTATTGAGTAACGGAAAAATAATAAAATGTTCGGATAATCATTCATTTATTTACAACAACGTCGAGGTTCGATCTCATGATATCAGTATTGGATCAAAAATATCAGGAGTTGATGGTATAGAGGTGGTTGTTGTATCAATAGAAAAATTTGAAAACACGATTGATTTGTATGATATAGTAAATGTATCAGGTGGTAATATTTTTAATGTAGATGGAATTGTTTCACATAATTGTGATTTTTCTACTTCTGGTAATCAAGTTGTTAGTGTAGATGTTCTTGAGTTTTACAAACAAACATATTTAAAAGATCCTATAGAAAAACGTGGTAACAATCAAGATTTATGGATCTGGGATTATCCAAATTACAGCAAAAACTACATATTGACGGCGGATTGTGCTAGAGGAGATGGTGGAGATTTTAGTGCATTTCATGTTATTGACATTGAAACAATGGAACAAGTGGCTGAATACAAAGGTCAACTAACCACTAAAGATTACGGTAATTTATTAGTCAGTGTAGCTACTGAATATAATAACGCATTGTTAGTTGTAGAAAATAACAACGTAGGATGGGGAACTCTTCAACAGATTATAGATAGAGACTATCAGAATACGTTTTATAGTGCAACCGATCTTACTATTGTAGATGTAGAAAAGTCTTATAGTAATAAATTACACGCGCAAGATAAAAAATTAGTCGCTGGGTTTACAACAACGAGTAAAAATAGACCATTAATAGTGAGTAATTTAGAGTTATTTTTTAGACAAAAACAAGTTATAATCAAATCAAAACGGTTATACGAAGAATTGAATGTATTTATTTGGAACGGACCGAAAGCCGAAGCGATGAGAGGTTATAACGACGATTTGGTGATGTCTATTGGTATAGGATTATGGGTTCGTGAAACTGCTTTGAGGCTTAGAAACGATCAAATTGCATATAATAAAGCTATGATTTCTAAAATATCCAAAGTAACAAGTCCTGTAATATTACCTAGAGAAATTAGCTCTATACCGGATTATCAAAAGACACTTGAATTTTCCGTTAATGATAAAAAAGAAAGTTTAACTTGGTTATTGTAAATACTTATATAATAGAATAATATATGGCTGATCAATCATTTCAGGAATTAAGAAATCGTTCATTGTTTGCACGTTTGAAACGTTTGTTTTCAAACGATGTAATTGTTAGAAACATTGGCGGTAAAAAGTTAAAGGTAGTTGATACCGATGAAATTCAATATGCCACGGATCGTAATAGTTTAAGAGATCGTTTTAATAGATTACGTACTACTTCATATAATCAATATACCAGAGATTTCAATCTATCATATCAAAGCAGTCGTGTAGAACTATTTCGTGACTATGATACGATGGACATGGATCCAATTCTAGCATCTGCTTTGGATATCTATGCCGATGAATGTACCACGCGAGATGAAATGGGGGAAATTTTACAAATTAAATCCAGTAATGATGAAATTAAAAACATACTTCATAACTTATTTTATGATATTCTAAATATTGAATTTAATCTATGGAGTTGGACTCGGTGTATGGTTAAATATGGAGATTTTTATCTTCGTTTACATATTAGTCCGGAATACGGTGTATATATGGTTGAACCGTTAAGCACTTATTATGTCACCCGAGTTGAAAATGCACATTTGCAAAACAAAAATTTTGTAAAATTTCAAGTTAATCTTCCATATGGCAATAAAATGGAAGATCTTGAAAATTATCAAATTGCACATTTTAGATTATTAAGTGATAGTAACTTCTTGCCATACGGTAAGAGTATGTTGGAAGGTGCTCGTCGGGTTTGGAAACAATTGAGTTTGATGGAAGATGCAATGTTAATTCATCGTATCATGCGTGCTCCTGAAAAACGTATCTTCAAAGTTGATATCGGCAATATTCCTCCAAATGAAGTTGACAATCATATGGAACGAATTATGACTCAGATGAAAAAGGTTCCATATGTAGATCAACAAACAGGCGATTACAATTTACGTTTCAATTTACAAAACATGGTTGAAGATTTCTTCTTGCCAGTTCGTGGTAGTGATAGTGGTACAAGCATTGATAATTTGCCCGGATTGGAGTGGACAGGTACAGACGATATTGAATATCTTCGCAATAAGATGATGGCCGCACTTAAGATTCCAAAAGCATTTTTAGGATACGATGAAAGTTTAAGTGGTAAAGCTACGTTAGCGGCTGAAGATATTCGTTTTGCTAGAACGATTCAACGTATACAGAGAATTATTGTAAGTGAATTAAATAAGATTGCCTTAATTCATTTATACAGTCAAGGATATCGCGATGAATCACTTGTTGATTTTACGTTAGAGTTGACCAATCCATCTACTATTTTTGAAAAAGAAAAAATAGATGTTTGGAAGAGTAAAGTTGAAGTATCTAAAGACATGCAAGAAAATAAGTTTTTTAGCAAAAAGTGGATTTATGAAAACGTGTTTGGTTTAAGTGATCAAAACATGATAGAGTTACAAAAACAATTAGTCGATGATGCTAAAGGTACTTATAGATTTAAGCAAATTGAAGACGAAGGTAATGATCCGGCGATTAAGTTTTTGCAATCAAGTGAAGAAAAAACGGATGGAGAAGGTGGAGGAGATGAACCTCCCTCTGACAGTGGATTACCCACAGGAGATTCCGATATAAATTCAGAACTATCAGGTAATAAAAAAGAAGAACCCCAAAAAGAACCAACTAAAGAACCATCTAAAGAACCATCTAAAGAACCAACTGGAGCTGCGGGGTCAACTCCTCCAAAATTGTCCGAAAGAGATCAAAGTGGTAGAAAAGATGCTCGTAAATATCGGTTTGGAGAGGATCCCTTGGGTACGCTAGAAAATAACAGACGAAGTGATCTATCAGTAACACACAAATATAAAAACAAATCTCCATTATCATTGGAATCGTTGTCAGGACTTAATGATATGTTAAATACAGTTGATCAAGAAAAACAAATTTTAAGAGAGGGAAACGAAAAATCCTTTATGGATGAAAGAAATATAAAAGAATAAATACAAATACTATATATTTAAATAGTTCTTATATATTTATAAATAATATTAATATTATGCATAAGAAAGCAAAACATTCAAAATTTAAGAATGCTGGAATATTGTTTGAACTTCTTACGCGTCAAATTACTGCAGATATTTTGGCGGGTAGAGATGAATCATTTACTAAAAATTTAATGTTTAAATACTTTCACGAAAGTAAAGAGCTTGGTAAAGAAGCACAGTTATACAATTTTGTTTTGCATCAAACCAGCAAAGATACCACATCCGCAGATCGTATTTTAAATGTTGTTTTACAAACACGTTCAAAATTAGATGAACGTGAATTGAACAAACAAAAATATAACGTAATCAAAGAAATAAAAGAAAAGTACAATATTGATGAATTTTTGAAGAACAAGATTCCCAATTATAAATTATACGCTTCTATTTATAAACTATTTGAAAATCAAGTAGAATGTGAAGTTAAGTTTGATATAAAAGAGTTAGTCGAGTCCAGAGAATATATCGTTGAAAATTTAACTAAAGAAAAAAAGAATAGTGAAGAAAGTTTGGATGTTTATGGAAGTCAGAGTGCAGAAGTAAGATTGTTAGCATATAAATTCTTGATTGAAAATTTTAACACTAAGTATAGTAATTTGTTACCTTCACAAAAGAAACTACTTAAAGAATACATTACAAATATTAGTAATTCAAGTAAATTTACTAAATTTGTAAATGAAGAGTATAAAAGAATAAGCATTTTATTGAAAGAAAATTTACAAACTGTAAATTCCGATGTGGTTAAAATTAAAATAACAGAAGTTGTTAATCAGTTTTCAAATAAAAACGTTGCGGGTGTGGTAAAAGAAAATCAGTTAACTTCATTGTTGAATGCATACGAATTAGTTGAAGAACTTGAAAAGTTAAAGAATGAAGGTACATCTAAAAAAGAAAATTAAAGAACTTTTACATAAGTTAAAAGTTAAAAACGAAGCTAGTATGACTGGTACGGCTCCTGTAGCATCGGGTCCTGTTGCGGTAGGAGGAGATGCTGCTAGAACGCCATTTGCATTTTCAAAAAGAGGCACTCGTCCTTCAACTTATAATCAATTGGGTTATAAATTAGCAAAAAATATTAAAAAGAGTCCAAATTTTAAATTAGAAAATCAAGTTTATAGTCAACCTTCATATACAACACCATCTTTTAATATAGAACCAACCAATACATATTTTGACAAGAATGGATTGGTGCAACACAACGATCCCAACATTGATCCAAATTTAATAGGATATAAACAAGGCAATCTGCCTGTAACCGAAGGTTTTAATGGATTGAAATACGAACAAGAAGGACAAAAACCTTTACAACAAAACGTTAAACAGTCTTTACCAACCAATTCAGTTCAACCACTCAAACAACAATCTGTTACACCACCCACACAATCGGCTGTTCAACCGTCGGTTAATATTAAAAATTATGATGTTTTACCAGATTTCACGTCGTTTGATACCAAATTAAAAAGTAGCACAGAATCTTTAAAAAACAATTTACAAAAAACTATTCAAGATAAAATTTTGGGTAAAAAAATAGTGGTAAGAGCTAGCAAAGGATATAAGCAACCAGAAACAGATTATACAATAAATGTTACAGGTGTAGCAATAGATTACTACTATGATAGATATGTTATTATTATAATAGGACGTGAAGAAAATAAACAAAAGGTTGCTAAGTTTTTCATTAAACCCGGATTTTCAATAAAAATATTAGGCACAGCGGAGCTTAAACCTAAAGATAAATATCAGGTAGCTAAGTCTCAGGCATTGGTAAGTCCACAACAATCGGCTACACCAACAAATACGGTGACTTCCGATGAAGAAGAAGCTTCAAAAACACCAGACGAAACTTCTTCTAAGAATCAACAACAATCTCCTACACAAGTAAAAGTATAATATGAAACAAGTATTAATAGACGTATTACCATTTGAGTTTAAAAAATCGTCATTGAATGAATCTTATTCAGATGGAAAAATGGTAGTGACAGGCGTTCTTCAACGTGCTGATGCAAAAAATCAAAATGGTAGAGTATATCCATCCGAAATTTTAAAAAGAGAATCGGAGAAATACATGGACAATTTCGTAAAACAACGTCGTGCCATGGGTGAATTAGACCACCCCGAATCTTCCGTTGTAAATTTGAAAAACGTTAGTCATAATATTATTGACATGGGATGGGACGGTAAAGATTTGATGGGTACGGTTGAAATTTTACCAACTCCAAGTGGTAATATTTTGAAAGATCTTCTTAAGGCTGGTATTTTGTTGGGAATTAGTAGCCGGGGACTGGGATCTGTTAAAAAAGATATGAGAGAAAACGCAGATGTTGTACAAGACGATTTTGATTTAATAGCGTTTGATTTTGTTAGCAATCCAAGTACACAAGGAGCGTTTATGTATCCACAAGGAAAAATAAATGAAAGTGTCGATCAATCAAAAACAATTATTAATCCTTATAGTAACGTTGAAAGAATTATCCACAACATTCTATCAGAACTATAATATTTATAAAGTATGAAATTAAAACATTTACTAGAAAATTCGACTGAACACGCATATACTCCACTTACCGTATATGAAAAGAAAAATATGGTTGAAACTATCAAGGCTTATAATCAATATCGCAAAGGATTAAAAGCTGAGGGAGTATATGCTACCGCTCAAAAAATAATGGAGGCCGTTAACTTGGCCGAACGTTATGCTTTAAAAGAATGTGGCGATTGGATGGAAGCTAAGATGGTGGAACGTGACATGAAAGAAATCAAACGTGATGCCGCTAAAATGTACGAAGAAGCACAAAAAATGAAATCCATTGAAAAACAACTAGAAATGTTGTATGAAGAAGTTGGTCGTCGTTTGGAAAGATATTTTGAAATTGCGGATATCACTCCGACAACCGACACTAAGTCTTTAACTGATTCATCGGAATTGAATCAATAAATTCAATCATTTTATTAAACGTTTCAAAAACGTATTTTCTATTTGTTTCTAATACATAGCCTTCGTCAGTTTTATAGACGAAGGCTTTTGTTTTTTCATTTTCCATTTTTATTGATGGAATTTCAATTTCACTAAACATTTTGTATTCATCATCAATACGAAAATTCATTTCTCCCAACATATCCAATTCTTTAAAATCCCATCCATTTGGGTGGTCAATATCTTCTAGTTTATAAATTTTTACATCTTCTTCAAAATTATCATTATTAATAAAATTAATTAGTTTAGGACTTTTATAATTGTTATAATTATTATTCATTGAACGCACGTCGGGATTAGAATAAGGGTTTTCTTCTCCGGTTCTTTTAATATTTTTATAAGATTCCTTTTTATTATTTATATGTTTATTAAAGTTTGGATTGAAATTGTATGGCATATTAAATGGATCCGAAAGTTGTGTTAATTCTATCAATAAAATCAGTAAGAGTTTTTGTTTTTTCAGAAATGTTACGATCATCAAAACTACTACTTAACAAGTCTAATATTTCTTTTTCCGTTTTGTCAGGAAAAGTTCTTTGAATAAAACAAGCATATTTGTATGTACCATCATTTTTATCAATTAATTTTTTAAATACAAATTTTTTGTTAGTACCATTACTGCTTACTTCAGTATAAATTTCGTTATTTTGTTTATCTATTTTAAAAGTTGTTTTTCCAAATCCAGAAAATCCAGTTTGTTTACCCTGAAACATTTCATATTCCTTTTCATCAAACGGTACACCAACTTGTTTTGATAAATGTTGTTTGAAACTTACTCCCTTTACTCTTTTTACTTTACTTAAACTATATTCATTTTCTTTTATTTGATTTAAAATTTCTTTTAATTTAGTAAAATGTTTAACGCTACTGGGTTTAATGGTACGTGCCATTTTACGAACGTTAGAAGATACATCATTGTTATTAACATTACCTTTTTGTATGGCTCTCACCAATTTAAATAGATTTGCTTGTTTTTGACTTTTTGCAGGCATATATCAATAAATATAAACTTTTTTATTATATTTTGATTTTTATTATATATTTATTAATCAAATACATCATTCTTTGATGTGACTTAAATTTATCTTCTTTGGAGTTCTTAATAACTTCACAAACACATAACAATAAGAAAGGCAGTAATATAATATGAGCGATCTATTAAAAGAAAGTATCGCGGATGCTAAAGCTGTACGTGAAACGGCACTAGCAAACGCAAAAAGTTTTCTCGAAGAAAACTTTGCAGCAAGCGTAAAAGAAATGTTTGCTGAAAAACTAAAGGAAGAAATGGCTGAAGACGATTCCGCCGAAGAAACCGAAGGAGATAAAATTGAAGAAAAATTGGGATCTTCAGGTATCGGCAAAGATGATAGCAATCTTGCTTCTAAACAACATCCCACAAAACCTTCTACTGTAGCAAATAAAAACACAACTCCCGCCGGTAAACAAGAATTTGATGTAAAATTGGAAGAATCTTCAACAGAAGATGGCGCCGAAGTTACAAGTGAAGAGTTGGATGAAATTCTAGCAGAATTAGAAAGCGAAGTTTCTGAAAATACAGAAGGTGCTTCAGACGTAGCAGAAGTTGACGATTCTTGTGAAATGGACGAAGAAATCAGTTTGGATGAACTTCTAGCTGAATTAGAAGGTGAAGAAGCCGCGCCAGCTCCTGCTCCAGCAGCTGCAGCTCCAACACCAGCTCCAGCAGATCCTACAGCAGTTCAAGTGCCGGCAGCTCCAGTAGCACCTGCCGCTCCTGAAGATCAAACTCAGATGCCAGGTCAAGTACCCTCTCCTGTAGCTGAAGGCGACGTTACAGCCGACGAAATGGCAGAAGCACTAATTGCAATTAACGAAGAAAACGAAACTCTTAAGAAACAGTTGGGTGAAGCACTGAATACCGTAAAATATATGAAGGGTGTTCTAGCCGAAACCAATTTATTGAATGCTAAGTTGCTTTATACCAATAAACTATTTAAAGGTAAAGGTTTAACCGAAGATCAAAAGCTTAAGATCATTAACACTTTCGACTTGACCAAGAATATTCGTGAAGTCAAGTTGGCATATACAGTTTTGGCCGAATCACTTAATTCCGGTGCATCAGTTGTCAAGAAAAAGACTAATACAACTGCTCAAACTATCACCGAAGGTTTGGCAAGCAAACCAGTATCATCAACAAAGCCTGATTCTACCATTGTAGAACCTCAAGCCGATGTGATGACTTCAAGATTCCAAAAACTCGCAGGAATCAAGAAGTAAAATTAGTTTGCGAGTAAAAACCTAACAGTAATTAATATAGAAAGAAACAAAATATGAGTATGGATGTAAAGAGTCTATTGACAAATAATATGAATCCACAAGCCAAATTGATGGCTGAAACCCGTGGATTACAAAACAAATGGGAAAAGACAGGCCTACTAGAAGGTTGTGCTGGTGTTGAAAAGGCACACATGTCTATCCTCTTGGAAAACCAAGCAAAACAATTGCTTGACGAAGCAACCACCACTGGTACTTCTACCAGTTCTGAACAATGGGCTGGCGTAGCTCTTCCATTGGTTCGTCGTGTGTTCGCTGAGATCGCTGCGAAGGAATTCGTAAGCGTTCAACCAATGAACCTACCATCAGGTCTAATTTTCTATTTAGACTTCAAGTATGGTACAACCGCTCCTGGTACCGACTTACGTAATTTGAATAACGGTAGTGCTAAAACCACACGTGCCGGTAAACAATTGAACGATAGTTTGTTCGGTGGTACAGGTAAGAAATTGGGTTCTACCGACGACGCTGTTCGTGGTTTATATGGTCAAGGCGCATATGCTTATTCAGTTCGTCCAGTAAGTAGCTCTGCTATTACACTAACAAAAGTAGCAGGTACTACATCCACTGGTAATACAATTCAAACAGCTTCTTGGAATGACGTGCAATTTGCTAGCGAATTGAGTTCGTCCGTAGTAGCTAAGAAATTGTTCAAGGTAATCTTGAATCATGACGACAATACTTCCGGTATTGCTGCTAATGGATATGTATATAATGCAGATTTAAACGCAGCTCGTTCATTCAATTTAATCTCAGGATCAACTACACCAACTACCTTACAAAGTAGTGGTCTCGTATTGAATACATACACTAAGGCAATCAATACAGGCAGTTTGGGAGATCCATTCTATCAAACCGTATATATCGTATCAGCATCTAACAGTGCATTTGGCGGTGCGTCAAGCAAGGTTAAATTGATCTATAGTCTACAACCTACCGACAACCTACGTGGTGATTTTGAAGCTGGCAAGACTGCCGGTGAAGGATCCGGTACGGCCGGTAACGTTGCTACACAAAGCATTGATACCGATATCAGTATCCCAGAAGTTAACTTGGTACTAAACAGCGAACCTATCGTTGCTAAAACTCGTAAACTAAAGGCAGTCTGGACCCCAGAATTGGCTCAAGACTTGAATGCTTACCACTCTATCGATGCAGAAGCAGAACTTACTGCTCTATTGAGTGAATATGTAAGTATGGAAATTGATCTTGAAATCCTAGATATGTTGAACGAATCCGTTCAAGGTATCACAACCGAAGCTTGGTCCGCCCAAATCGGCGTTGAGTTCAGCAAGTCAATCAACGCAACAACCGGTGAAGCAGTCTTCACACGTAATGCAAACAGTTCACCAAACCGTACTGCTTACGTAAAGAGCACCTGGTTCCAAACTCTTGGTAACAAGATTCAAAAGGTGTCTAACACAATCCAAAAATTGACCCTCCGTGGTGGTGCTAACTTCTTGGTCGTAAGTCCAGACGTAGCAACAATCTTGGAATCAATCCCAGGATATGTTGTAAACACTGACGGCGATCAAGCTAAGTTCGCAATGGGCGTAAGCCGTGTTGGTAGCTTCGCAAGTCGCTTCCAAGTTTACAAGAACCCATACATGACCGATAACGTAGTATTGGTTGGTTTCCGCGGAAACAACTTCCTAGAAACCGGTGCTGTATATGCTCCTTATATCCCACTAATCCAAACTCCATTGGTCTATGATCCAGTGAACTTCACACCACGTAGAGGCGTAATGACCCGCTACGCTAAGAAGGTAGTGCGCCCAGAGTTCTATGGAAAAGTATTAATCGGTGATCTCGATACCGTATAATACTTAGTAGAAATAAAATAACTCAAAAACCCCAACGAAAGTTGGGGTTTTTTATTCAAAAAATTGGTTATTATTTTGTACAATTATTTCTTGAACTTCTTCTTTGAATGAAGCATTTTTGGGGTAATCAAGAACTTTATGTTTTAGTGATTTGACAAGTTTCTTGTTCTCTATTTTGTTGCTAATAAATTTGATATAACGATACTTGCCACTTTCACGTTTACGCCAAAATGTTCTACCTATACGTTCTTTAAGTTTATCTACACTGTGTGTTTTCCACTTAGCATATACACTTCTACTGTGTATCCATTTATAATTTGGAGGTCCATCTAAACTAACACTATAGTTGGGCATTAGTGCTACATCAACATAATTGTCTCCTTGAAAAAGAAAGCCCGTAGCTTGGTATATTGTACCTTTATGTCCTACTTCACTATCAGCATAACTTAAAATACATTTTATGTGGGGGTGTTCTTTATTGAGTAATCTAAAACTTTCAGCTATACAATAACTTTCTATATTCTTGCCGTAACCGTCTGCAATCCACAGTCTTGTTAATTCTAACACATTATTGTTAACAAGTAGTGGTGATATACTGGTACTGGCGTTTCTACCCACGGCATTTCCATATACCAATACACCTATTAATCTTTCGTTAAATCCACCAAAGAATGTACTCTCAATATATTCTTTGTAATAAACTCCATAAGCTACTGTACATAGACTCCATTTGTGAGTATAATGATTCTTTTCAATAAGTGTTTTTGCAACATTCTTATTGATGCTTTTGAGGTAAATTAATGTGGGATCAAAATACTCGGACATAAAACAAGTATATCATATGTTTGTCAAAATACAAGTTTTTATATTATGTTTGATATTTATATTATATGAAAATTTTTATTTTATCAGTTTTATCTCTTAGTGTATTAACCAGCTGTAAAACGCCGAATGTAGATAAAATACAAAAAACAAAAGACGCTTTGACCGAAACCAGAGTAGAAAAGGCTAAAAATAACGATGAAAAATTGCAAGTTGTTTCTACACTTGCGGCGGGTACAGATTATTCTTTGAAAGCTGTAACAAATCCGCCTGTACAAGTTAAAACTGCTTTAGACTATAATAGTAGAATATTAAGTATTGCGGGCAATCCAAATGTTGATGAACTAAACAAGATGAAACAAATTACGGATTTGTTGAACAGTGAAATTGAAAAAGAAAAAGAAAAGGGTGGTAAATTATTAAAAGAAAAAGATGTATTAATACAAGATTTACAAAATAAACAAAAAGAAATACACGATAGATACGAAGCTCAAATAAAAGGACTTGAAATACAAGCTTCTCAGGTTGCTAAAAAAGCTGATGCTTTACAAATAACCGTTGATGAGGTGAACAGTTGGATGGGATTAGGTGGAGTAATGTATGGATTAAAAAGATTTGTAACTATAGGTGTTACAGGAATATTAATATTTTTAGTGTGTTTTATGGTTTTAAGATTTTTGGCAGCGACGAATCCTATTGCAGGTGCAATATTTTCAATAGTCGAACATATAGTTGGCATGTTCATTAATATTTTAAAAGGACTTGCTCCGAAAGCTTTGCAATTTAGTAATCATATTGAATTGCCTATCTTTAATAAGTACAAAGATACTTTGGATACGGTTGTGGATACACTTGAAAATTTAAAAACCATTCAAAAAAGAGCTAATGTTCAAGTAACATTAAACGATGTGTTTGTTGAATTAGATAAAAATTTAGATTCACAAGAAAAGATTTTAGTAGGAGAATTAAAATCAATTAATAAATATGGATAATATTTATAACTATGATCAAATTTAACGATTTAATGGATAATGAAGAGTTGTGTGGCATGACTCTTGCACAAGACGCAGTTGTTAGTGATAATTTAAAATATCATCTTGAAAAACAAATACCATTAAGTGAAAATATTTTTAGAACTTATAGCGATAGTTATTTTGAGTTGTTGGAAGAAGTTCGTAGTTTATATCTCAACAACCAAATTGAATTATGTGATCCAGACGCTGAATTGGTGGAAAGTGATCTTGGTAAAAAAGAACTCTTCGAAGGTAGAGAAGTTTATTTGGATGCACCTATTGAAGTAGATGAAGACATTTTGATGGAAGCTAAACATCGGGGTAGAAATGTCACTCTTAATAGACCAATTAGAACTCCAGGCGGACCAAAGAAGTATGCTGTGTATGTAAAATCAAAAAGTGGCAAAATTAAAAAAGTAACATTTGGAGATCCTAATTTGAGAGTCAGAGGTCGTAGTAAAGCTCGCCGTAAGAGTTTTGCTGCTAGACATAAATGTGCACAAAAGAAAGATAGAACGACTGCTGGATATTGGAGTTGTCGTAGTCATCGTATTCGTAGTTTAGGCAATAAAGGCAGAGGCAAGTACTGGTAATGAATCTGCCGTTCACAGAAAAGTTGTTGGGTAATAATCAGTATATAAGAGAATTTGATGCTGATGTAGATACTCATGAATTAGAATGGCATATAGATCGTGAAGATAGAACAATAGAAGTTATAGAAAATGTGGATTGGCAAGTTCAATTAGATAATAATCTACCACAATTACTTAGAGAAACAATATTTATACCTAAAGAAACATATCACCGTGTAATAAAAGGTAACGGTAATTTAAAAGTAAAAATAACAAAACACATATGAAACTTATAGATTTATTAAACGAAGTAAAAATGTATAAAAGTTTGGGTTTGACTGCTGACGGTATTATCCCACTAGATACGTTTGTATGTGAATGTAAAAATTGCGTAAATCAATCTCTATATGAAGCTATAAATGATGCCGATAACAATTTGAATATATATTTGACCGAAGCGAACAAAAAGGAGCCTATTAGTTATGAGCTGGCCGAATTAATGAAGAATATTATCCGTGACACTCGAGGAAGACTAAAACTATTGAGTGTATTAAGCGATCCAAAAACACTGAAGTCTTTCTTGGATGACAAAGGATATTTGACTGCAATTTTATATTTGGCTCCATCTGATTCATCGGGTCATGAAGTGTGTCCAAAGAAAAGTCCAGAATGTAACGCTGGTTGTTTGAATTTTGCTGGTAACCCTGCATATCTAAAAGCAAAATTAGCAGCAAGAACTAGAAAAACTCGTTGGTTGTTTGGTGATAAATTGACATCTGATGAGATGAAAAATATTCCTACAGATCCAAAAATTATAGATAGATTTTATGGCAAAGGTAGACCCGGACCAGAAGGCAAGCGTGGTAGAATATTGAACCCAATGCGCCCTGAAGACTTCATCGAAAGATTGCAAATTGAAATGGAGTTTTTGAAAAAAGTGGCTGATAAATACAATTTAAAGTTGGCAGTTAGATTAAACGGCACGAGCGATATTGATTTTCATAAAAAATTGGAAAGTTGGAAATTTGCAAATCCAGATGTTAAATTTTATGACTATACAGCTGTGTTTAAATGGGCAATGCAAAGTCTCGAAGATCCTTCAAACCCACATATGACTTTTTCAAGAAAAGAAACTTTACAAAATAATATAGAATGTGAAAAATATTTGAAGTCAGGCGGTAATATTTCTGCAATATTTGATGAATTACCAGAATATTATCGTGGTTATAAAGTAATTGATGCAGATAGAACCGATTTAAGATTTTTAGACGATGTTGATCGTCCGATTGATCCCGATACAGGTAAACCCGTGGGTGTAATCGCCGGATTAAAGATGAAGGGATTTAGGTTAAAGGACGCATTTGCATTGGGTATAATACAAAATAAGGGACCGGAAGATACATTTGTAATAAGAACCAAGGAATTGAGGGAAAGATTTGGAGATAAGTATTTTACACAAAAAATCTATTGGGGTGATCGTGCGCCAACAGAGCCAAACAATATTACTGCTAAACAGATCTATAAAGATAAAATCAAGAATTATTTAAATAAAATTTTAAGTAAATTGAAAGGTGCCGCCGATAAAACGAATTAAAAATATGATATGTAAATTAACAAATTATAAACTGTATATTTTTGTTGTTTAGATATTTATAATTAATGAGTGCTAATTTGGACCAAGACAGAGTGAGGTGGCCTGGGAGTGGAAGTGCTGTTAATAGCGGCAGTGTTCCATTCGGCTATTATCTAGACGAAACCTGTACATCAGGCGAGACTACATTTGAAAATGATTGTAGTAGCAGCGCGATGTGGGCAGCAAAACGTCTTGGATACCCGATTGTTGACATAGAAATGATTGATGTCAATTTTTATGCTTGTTTTGAAGAAGCTACGTTAGAATATAATCGTGTAATTAATGAATTTAATATCGTAAATAACTTAGTATCATTACAAGGTTTACCACAAAGTAAGTACGATAATTTAACCGGGTTGGCAATGAAAAGTACAGGGTTGCCTTATGTTGTACAACTAAGCAAACAATATGGCGCAGAAGCATTGGTCGGTGGAGAATATGAAGTAAAAAGAAATTATATTAGTATTACAGGCAGTAGCAATCCGGCTAATACAAATCAAGTCTATGACTTAAATGCTTTAATAGGCGAAAATATAGAACATCTTACTGGATCTAGAATAGAAGTGAAAAGAGTGTTTCATTACAGACCACCAGCTATAGCACGTATTTATGATCCATTTAGTATGACAGGTATGAGCTACAGCAACGTACTTACCGAAATGGGATTTAGCGCATATAGTCCAGCAACACAATTCTTAATGACTCCTATATTTGAGGATTTGGAACGTGTACAAGCAATTGAATTCAACGATATGGTTAGAAAAAGTGCTTATAGCTTTGAAATATTAGGAAACAACAAATTAAGAATATTTCCTATACCAACCGACAGTTTTAAAATTTATATAGATTATATCGTTGAAAGTGAACGTGATATAACAAACTTTTACAGCGGATCTCGTTACGAATATATTAGTGATCCAAGCGATGTGCCTTACGAAAATTGTACTTACTGCAAAATTAATCAGCCTGGCAAACAATGGATTAAAAAATATTTTCTAGCTTTATGTAAAGAAACACTCGGTCGTATTCTTCAAAAATATAGTACCGTTCCAATTCCGGGTGGTGAAGTTACATTAGACGGTGCCGAATTAAGATCCGAAGCTAAAGAAGAAAAAGACACTTTGCTTGAAAAATTAAGAGATATGTTGGAAAAAACCTTGAGGGTTACACAATTGGAAAACAAGGGCAAAGAAGGTGAAGAAATGCAAAAGATGTTAGCTAGAGTACCACTACACATTTATATAGGGGTTTGGGCGTTTTTATTAATATATATTAATATATGGACAAACATCAATGTGGTATCTGCGGTTTAAAATATAAAAGTACACGATCTTTATCAATTCATATAAAATCTTCACATAAAATATCAACTGAAGAATATTATATAAAATATATTAATATAAATAAAAGTGAATGTAGTTATTGTAAATCTAAAACAAGATTTGTGTCTCTAGGAGATGGGTATTCAAAATACTGTGGTATTAAATGTTCAAAAGTACATTATTATAGTGATGTAAATAATAGGATTTTTGTATCGGAGAAAACAAAGATTGCTATGAAAAATCCTATCGTTAAAGAAAAAATGTCTAAGTTTTTTTTGAAAAAAAAAATCAAAGGAAACTTTAGAAAAAATGAGCATATCCAGTAAAAAAAGATTTGAAGATGAAAATTTTAAAAAAAAGATATATACCAAAGAAAGAAATGAAAAAATATCAATAGCAAAAAAGAAATATTGGGATACACATCCGGAAGAGAAAAAACGTGTGGGTCAAATATGGAAAACGTTGAAAGAAGAAGACGAATCCAGGTGGAGGGAAAATTTATTAAGAGCATCTAGGTTAGGATTTAAAAAAATTTTTTCTCCATCAGGAAACACATCGTTGGAGGAAAAATTATATAAACAACTAGAGTTAGAAAATATAAAATATATACCACAATATGTTATAGATTATAAAGTATTTGACGCGTATTTACCTGATTATAATCTAGTAATTGAGGTAGATGGTATGTTTTGGCATCCAAAATCGTTGGACGAGTGTAAATATAAATTTCAAAAAACATCATATTTTAATGATTTAGAAAAAGAAAATTTATTAAAACAAAAAGATATAAAATTAATACGAATACGAGAAAATGAATTTCCAGAATCAATCATTAACGTTATAAATAAATAATATTTATATATTTATATATTATATGGCAGCCCCAGTAACACCACAATATCCAAAACAAAATCCAACCTTTCCCCAATATTGGACAAATGGTAGAAAAGATATTGGTATATATAATCCCAATTATTCGCCAGGAAGATATTTTTCTCCCAGAGACATTAATATGTTGAGTTCGGTTAATGCCGAATTGTTGGGTGATATTATTGAAAACGTAGTACAAGTGTTTAAGATCGCTACATATGAAACTGTTATCAACATATACGGCGAAAGTAGTAGTGAAAAAGGTAAAGTATTTTATCCGGGCATTAATATGACTGCTTTAATTCAACGTGAAGATTTAAATGCAGAAAATCAACAATTTGGTCCTGACAGAAAACAGGATATTGTTTATAGATTTAGAGAACGTGATTGTATAGTTACTAACTTTTTCCCTGAAATCGGTGATTTAGTTCTTTACAATGAACGTTATTATGAAATAGATAACGTTGTACAAGAACAATTTTTAGGTGGACATCCAGATAAATCATGGAGTTTGATAGTAAATACACACTATACTAGAATAAGCAAATTGAATTTGGTAGAAAGACAAACTTAATTTATGCCTTGGGGACCAAATAACATTAATGACAGTAATAATTCACCAAATCCCATTGAAAATAATAAAAATCAATCGGATGTAAAAAAGAATTATAATCGTGCATATGCAGTACGACGTGATACCGATAAAGAAAAAAATGTTACAATTACGTTATTGGATATAGATACGGCTATTATTACAACATTAGAAAGTCAATTAAAATTGCAGGTAAACGATAATGGTGAAACAATAAAAGTACCTGTAATATATGGTAATCCGGAAAGATGGGTTGCTATGAAAAAAGATGGTGGTATACGAGATAATCAAGGTAAAATTTTGTTACCAGCGATGATGATTCGTAGAAAGAGTGTTGAAAATAATAAAGAGTTAGCCACGTTTAATCGTTATTTGACGTATCAAACAATAATGAATTATTCGGAAAAAAATAAATACGACAGATTTGATCTGATGAATAAGGATCTGTTTCCGAGTAAGCCAACTAAACAAATACTTAACGTTTCTTTACCTGTACATATAAATGTTACATATGAATGTATTATATGGACGGATTATGTTGATCAAAACAATAAATTACTGGAACAAATAAATTATGCAGCAAAAGATTATTGGGGTGATCGTGAAAGATATAAGTTCAGAGCTAGAATAGATAATTATACTATAGATCAAGAAGTTAATGACGGCGAAGATCGTAATATTAAAACTACGTTTGATTTAAATGTAAATGCTTACCTTTTAAACGAAAATTTTACAACAAGTATGAGTGGTATCAAAAATACCACATCAAAGATTTTTACAGTAAGAAAAATAAGATTACAAGAAAATGCTGTTTCTTCTGCATCCGAAATGGATGATATTGTACATAACACGGATACTACAAATGTAAAAGATAAACCGTTTGACTATGTTGATATAACAGGTCAAGGTACAATGGAATTGCAACAAAATGATATTAAAAATAATACGGGGTATAACAAAATTGAACCCGGAAAAATTATTAAAACATTTTTTCACCCAGCTCCAAAGTCTTCAACAGATTATGGTGAAAATGGTTGGTTAGCTTATGATTCACAATACATTTATGTTTATCAATATCCATTGGGATGGTTAAAAAGAGAAATATCAACATTTGATTATGATTATAGCAGTCAAACTTATATAAGCGGATATGACTGTAATGGCAATCCTATTTATACCACGACAAATAGAAGACCCATAAATACCGCGTTTAGAATATTTCAAAGATTTCCAGATAAATTTTATCATCAAGTACCTTATCAATCAAGTGATTATGGTCAAGATGGATGGATAAGTTATGACGGTAGTTATTTTTATATTTATAGTCAAGGACAATGGCGACGTGTACCAATAAATGTATTTTCTCCTGTTACGGCTGATAATACATATTTGAGACCAGACGGCATTTCTTTTTATATAAGACCAGATGGAGTATCTATTTATTTAAGACCATAATTATATGCCAAATTTAACAGTATCAAACGTAATTGACACATTTATGCAATCTGCTACTCAAGCAGATGCTCGTACAGCTTTAGGTATATCCAGTATAGTAGGTAGTTCCGGTTCTGCTGGATCAAGCGGCAATTCAGGTACAAATGGAAGTAGTGGAAGTTCAGGCACAACGGGTACAAGTGGTAGTTCTGGATCAAGTGGTACATCAGGTAATAGTGGTACACACGGTACAAGTGGTGAAAATGGAAGTAGTGGTACAAGTGGTACCAGCGGCGTCAGTGGTATTTCAGGCGGTGCAATTTTATATTTTAATACGTCTGTACCACAATCTCCATACAAAGAAATTTCTATAACGCCTACCGGTAACATTGAAATAACTTCTAGTATCTTTATTGCTAGTGGTAGTACGTCAATATTAGAATCATATCAAACTCCTGTTGGATATCCAAATGTAACCAGTATTCCGGCCGGTATTTGGTCAATGTTTTTACACACGTCAAAACTAAACGCTTCGTCATCATTTGAAATATCAACAGACGTTTATGCTAGATCAGGTAGTTCAGAGGTTTATTTGTTTTCTACAGATCCAGTAGATGTTACGTCGGTTTTGGTGCCTAGTATGGTTATAACCGATGTATATGAGTCGGGATATAGTCTGTCCACACAAGATAGAATTGTAGTAAAGATTATAGCTAAAAATAAAAATGTCTTTACAGACAAAATAACTTTTTATACCGAAGGACAGTTACATTATTCATATTCACAAACTACACTCGGTTCCGTTAGTGGTACAAGTGGTAGTAGCGGTACAAGCGGCATTAATGGTAGCAGTGGTACAGGTGGTAGTAGTGGTAGTAGCGGTACAACCGGTAGTAGTGGATCATCTGGTAGTAGTGGTAGTAGCGGTACAAGTGGTACAACAGGTACAAGTGGTAGCAGCGGTACAAGTGGCAGCAGTGGTACGTCAGGTACAAGTGGCACAACCGGCAGTAGTGGTAGTAGCGGTACAACCGGCAGTAGTGGTACAAGTGGAATTAGTGGCAGTAGTGGCAGTAGTGGCAGTAGTGGCAGTAGTGGCAGTAGTGGTACCAGTGGTGTAGGAGGTAGCAGTGGTACAAGCGGCATTAGTGGTAGCAGTGGCACAAGTGGCACAGTTGGAAGTAGTGGTAGTAGCGGTACAAGTGGAAGTAGTGGCAGCAGTGGTAGCAGTGGTGTAGGAGGTAGCAGCGGTAGTAGTGGTTTAAATGGAAGTAGTGGTACAAGCGGTACTACCGGTAGCAGTGGTACAAGCGGTAGTAGCGGTAGCAGTGGCATTGGTAGTAGTGGCAGTGCTGGTTCAGCTGGTACAGGTGGTAGTAGTGGTACCAGTTTTGGTACGAGTGGTAGTAGCGGCAGTAGTGGTACAGGAATAAGCGGATCTGCCGGATCCGCTGGTACGGGTGGTAGTAGTGGTACCAGTTTTGGTACGAGTGGTAGTAGTGGAACTGACGGCACAAGCGGTAGTAGTGGAACTACCGGTACAAGTGGAAGTAGTGGAACTACCGGTACAAGCGGTAGTAGCGGTACAAGTGGAATTGGTGGTAGTAGTGGTACAAGTGGTAGCAGTGGAACTACCGGTACAAGTGGTAGCAGTGGAACCACCGGTACAAGTGGTAGCAGCGGTAGTAGTGGTACAAGCGGAATTAGTGGCAGTAGTGGTACAAGCGGAATTAGTGGCAGTAGTGGCAGTAGTGGCAGTAGTGGTACCAGTGGTGTAGGAGGTAGCAGTGGTACAAGCGGCATTAGTGGTAGCAGTGGCACAAGTGGCACGGTTGGTAGTAGTGGCACAAGCGGAGTCGGCGTTCCATCAGGCGGCACTACCAATCAAGTATTAGCAAAAGCAAGCAATGCCGATTACGATACTACATGGGTAAATCAAACCGGTGGCGGCGGCGGTAGCAGTGGTAGTAGTGGTAGTAGTGGTAGTAGTGTAAGTGTATCAGGTACTTTAAATAGAGTAATTAAATTTACAAGTTCAAGTACTATTGGGGATACGACAGCTCCATTAAGCGAATTTTCTGGAAGCATAGGTATAGGTGTTATTACGTCGTCAAATATATCTAATAAATTACACGTTTCTTCTTCAAGTAATCCGGTAAGACTGGAAGGATTGGTTTCTTCTTCAAATGATACTAGATTTATGTCTGTAAACGCAACCGGCGTTATAAGATTTAGAAATATTACTATAGGTACCGCTTCACCTACAGGCGGGTATGACGGCGATATATACTTACAATATACCCCATAAAAATAAAATAAAAATAAAAAACATATAAAATAAAGATACTTATATTATATAATATTTTATGCCTACAATTGCAAGTAATACATTAAGTTTACAAACAGATATTCCTACATGGGAGTGGACACGGTTTGCGCCTGCCGTAAGTTCAGCGATCAGTTCAACTTGTGCAGCCGACAACGGTGATTTTAATCAAGCTGAATATGGTAGATACATTTACTATTTAATCAGTGCCACACAATTTTTTAGGTATGATACATGGACAGATATGTATCAACAATTGTCGTCACCTCCGATTGCACCTGCAACATTTAGTTCAATGAAATTTTCAGGTGGGTTGGGCCCCGAAGGCATTACAATTGCAGCTACATCAAATTCTATAACAGTTGCTGCTGTAACAATGCAAAGTATGGTCGGTTATGATATTGTTATCGTATCTGGCACGGGTGCTGGTCAACGCCGTACAATTACCGCCGTGGCGGATCCGATTGCTATTGATACCGGAGTTGTAACTGCTGTTAGCAACACCATCGGTTCGCTAAACATTACCGATAGTACTAAATCTTGGAGTGGAAATATTCATGCTAATTATTCATTGCGTATAACAGGTAACACGGGTGTTAGCCAAATTCGTCGTATATTGTCAAATACAGCGACCGTTATAACGATGGGCGATACGACTCAGGCGAATAAATATTGGAATAATCCTGCTGTTTTTTCTCCGGCTATCGTTGCAACGGCAGGTTCTCAAGCGGTGTATGCAATTGAATCTCAAACATTAACCGTTGACAGTGCTTGGTCCGTTACACCGGACAGTACATCTGTTTATCGTATACAGTCTGGTATGGTAGGTTTAGTTAGTAGTGCAGCTGCTACACCATTTCATACCGTTCAAGCGTATGATATACTTACTGATATTTGGTACGTATTACCAGCATATACAAACATGTTTGCAGCGGTTGGTACAGATTGTACGATTGAAAGAACAACGGAAAATTCGTCTATTTGGTATAGAGGTAAAGCTAGTTCCGGCACAACAACTACTCTTGTAGATAATACTCTAGGTGTTAGTATGGCTGCGTGGTCAACAAATCAATGGTTAAATTATTGGGTCTATATTTATTCTGGAACAGGCGAAGGACAGATTCGTCAAATTGTAAGTAATACATCAAATACATTAACGTGGTCAAGTGCAGGTACCGCGCCCGATAGTACGAGTAGATATTTTATCATAGGATTTGACGCTGGCATAGCTACGTCAGGTGCATCAACTTCTATCACGGACAGTACGAAATCTTGGTCCGTTAATCGTTGGACAAATTATGTAGTACGTATTATGTCCGGTACAGGCGCTGGACAAGTTCGTCCTATTGCTAGCAATACATCCACAGCAATTACAATAATTGGTTCGTGGGATACAAATCCTGACAATACATCCGTATATACAATACAAGGAGATCCCGGTAAAGTATATATACAATTAGGCGGTATAGCCGGCATGTTGATTCATAATTTAGATTCAATGGTTGAAAGTTGGGGTCGTCAACAAGATTTTGGAATAGCAAGAAATGCTTCTGCTACGGTTGCTGGTAATTTACCAATTGCTATATCAACGTTAGCTAATGCTACAACTACAGCTACCGTGACAACTGCACATCCTCATCAATTTAGAATTGGTGATCTTGTAACTGTTAGAGGTGCAACCGACTCTAACTTCAACGTAACAAATGTTGTGATTGCTACTGTACCTACCGCAACTTCATTCACATACACGATGGCCGGTACACCAGCGGTTACTACAATCGTTGGTTCACAAAGCACAACAACGTTAACTGACGCAACAAAGAATTGGACCACAAATCAATGGGCTGGATTTACAGTTTATTTAAATACAGCCGCTGTTACCGCTGCTTCTGGTCTATCGACTGGTCAAGGTGTACGTATAGCAAGTAATACAGCAACAACATTAACATTTGTTGGTGTTGGTAATGCTCCTATAAACGGAGTATCTCGTTATAGTATTTGTGCGTCTTCTGCAATTGGTGCGGCAGATAGTGGTGTCGCGACAGGAACGCAAAGCACAACAACATTACAAGATACGACAAAAGTGGGTTCATTTACTGTAAATAATACTCTAAATAGTACAACAATCACGGTTACGGCTGTTGCATCTGGTCAATTGTTTGTCGGTCACGCTGTATCGGGTACAGGTATTCCTACTGGCACAGTAATTATTTCATTTGGAACGGGTACCGGTGGTGCTGGAACATACACTATTAGTCAAGCGTGTACAAGTACAAATACAGGTATAACTATGACTTCTGGATGGGTAGTAAACGGATATGCGGGTAAACGTGTTCGTATTCTTACTTCCGTAGGTGCTGGTCCACAAGAACTTGCAATCACTAGCAATACTAATAATACATTAACATTTTCTACTGCCACCGCGCCCACAAATGGTGTTAGTGGATATGTAATATTAGAATCTACTGTAAAAAGCACTGGTACAAGTATGAATTGGGCTTTCGGTACGAGTGATTCAAATATACGCGGTAGATATGCGTATATTGTTCGTGGAGGTGGTGTTATTGGATTTGATCGATGGGATTTAACCACCGATAGATTTAATTTAATGTTTACGTCACCCGCAACAGAAACATTAACGACCGGAACTATGACAGCATACGATGGTATGGATCGTATATTCTTCCATAAGGACGCTACACAACGTGTATATTCATTGGATGTTGTAACAGGAAAAATTAATGGTGGTGGTATGTTCCCATACGTCGCGCCGACCGCTGTACTGGGAAATCGTATGGAGATATTTACTACCAAAGATGGATTAAAGTATATGTGGTTAAATCGTTCTTCATTTCAAGAATGTTTTAGATGTTTAATATTTTGGTAAAATAAAATAGAAATATATAGATTAATAATATTTATATTATATGGCAGATAACGTAGGATATACACCGGGTGTAGGAGCAACAGTAGCCGCTGACGATATTGGAGGCATACTTTATCAACGCATCAAACCAACGTTTGGTGGCGACGGCGTAGCAATCGATGTTAGTGTTGATAATCCGTATCCTGTTGTTTCCAATCGTAACGATTCACTTTTAGCGTTGATGCAACGGTTAGTAAAGGTGAATGAATCAAGTCAAGTTGTTGATTCAGCACAACGTCAACGTATCACAATTGATTCTATAACCGCTGGCGTCGCGCTTCCAACAGTTACCACAGTTACCACAGTTACCACAGTTACCACAGTTACCACAGTCACTACAGTCACTACAGTATCATCGATTACAAATATAGCAGGTATTGGTACTGATCAAGCACAATTATTAACAAGAGGATCTAACACATCTGCTTGGTATGATATAGTAAGAAGTAGAATAACATAAATATTAAATTTTTTTATACATGGCAAATACATTTAAAAAAGTAATAGATCGTTTAATGTGGATACAAGTTCCGTCCGCACCGAATGCACATGCGGCTGCAACGTCAATGACAAGTGATCTCAGAAATGATACGTCACGTAATCCATTTGCATATCAATTAGTATCTAATACTGTATTGAATAGACAAAATATAATTACAAAAGGTTGGTCACTTGTAGTGTCGCCTGCTTTAGCAGGTACGTTTGGCGCTGGTTCTGCTATGACATTCGCCCCCAGCTTCGGTGCTGTAGGCACAATCGCGGCTGGTGCTACAACTACATCAGTAATATTATCAACAGCACTCGCAACCGCTGTAGGAACAAATATGTTAGCAAATCGTGGTGGTAGTGGTGATTACGGTTTTAAAATAAGAATTATAGGATTTGGTTCGGGAAAAACCGAAGAAAGATATATTGTAGCAAATACATCCGGTACCACACCTACAATTAACGTAGATTCTCCTTTTACGTTTACACCTGCTTCAGGTGACAGATATGAAATTTTGGGAGGTCGTGTATTTATGTTGGGAGCCGGTACAACTGCTTCCAATATTTGGAGAAGTTTTGAAGTAGCTACAAATACTTTATCTACAGGTTTAAGTACAACCGGATTACCTGCTACAATTGCAACTGATAGTGATTTTGTTACTTTAGACGAACAATATGTGCCTTATACGTTGATACCCGGTGAAGGAATGATAGTTGGATCAGGTACGTATAATAGCGGCAGTTTAAACTGTTTAACAGCTACAGCAACTGGTGCAAGTAGTTTAACAGGTCAATCATCTGGAGGAGACGCTGTAGTTGCAATTAATGAATATCGTAATTTTCAAATAAGAATTGTTGAAGATACTGGTACTCCTGCCGCGGTGGGTCAACGTAGAATTATAGCATCGCATACAGCGGGGACGAGTCCTGTATATACACTTGGTACGGCTTGGTCTACACAACCATCTAGTACAGCTAAATATGTAATTGAACTACCAAATTTAATTTTATTAAGAAGTTCAGGTACCACCACCGTTTACACGTGGAATTATACAGATGCATCTATAAACAACGGTACAAATACTATAGCTTCAAATGCTTGGTCTACAACTTATTTTGGAGTGGCACCGGCAGTAAATGCAAGTGGTGGCGTTTGGTCTCCTAGTTTTGGAATTGTCCCAGACGTTGCTAGAAATGCAAGACACAGTTTTTGTTATTTCTTTAGAGGCGGCGCTACTACTTTAGACCTACTTGATATAGCCGGTGGTACTACAGGCAATTGGACCGGTAACATAACATATGATGGAGGCGTTGCATTAACCGTAGGCACATGTGGTGCTTATGCTCCCTTTGGAAGTGAAGGTAGAATGTTTTACATGAATATATATACAGCATCCGCTGTTAATCAAATTTTTAGATTCGACGTTCAAAATCGTGTATTGAGTCCATATGTGCCGACGGATTATTTACAGGCAGGTACAGCAGCTGTAGGTAAACGTTTAGCCGCATATTGTGCTATAGATGGATCCGATAAATACGATGTTATATTGTTACAATCACATTTAACAGCTGTTAATAATGAATTAATTGTTTTAGTATAAAATTTCTAAAACTAACTATGACTATTAACGACTTAATAAATTTTTGTAACACTCGTTTAGAGTTTCTAAAAGCTTTAAAAATATCATATATTCAATTAGGAGATTATGATATGATAAATAAAATTGAGGCTCAAATATTGGAAACCGAAAATACATTAAATCAATTAAGAAATTCTTAATTTTCTGAAATATTATGTTATTAACAATTTTATCCAATCAAGGAGCGGCTCCACCACAGAAGTTTTGGGTAAAAGTAGCGGGCGTTTGGAAGCTGGCTACAGCTTATATAAAAATAAGCGGGGTGTGGAAAGTAACTACTCCGTTTGTTAAAGTATCAGGTGCTTGGAAATAATATTATAAAAAATTGTTATTATATATAACTAAATTAGTTTTATATTTATAACAAATGGCAAGTTGTAATCATAATATTTGTCCTCCAAATGCGTGTACTTTAACTAACGCAATAAAGGATTATAAAAAAGCTAGATCAGGCATAAATGATGCTAGCTTAAAACCTTTTCTTAAAATAATAGAATCTTTACAGGCTGAAATTGCTTGTGGTGGAGGAGGTGGTGGTAATTGTGATTCGGGTATATATAAAGAGTTTTCTACTCCGTCTACTATTTGGAATTTTGATCATAATCTATCCTCAGCAATTGTAATAATACAAGTATATGACAACGATTTTAATCAATTAATTCCTACTACAATAGAACTTGTTAACAGTAATTTAGCTTTAATAAAATTTAGTACTAATGTCTCGGGATATGCCATAGCTGTAAAAGCATGTGGTAATGGTAGTAGTGGCACAAGTGGACAGACATATGGTACTAGTGGTAGTAGCGGTAGTATTGGTACCAGTGGCACCGGCGGTAGTAGTGGTACATCAGGTACAGTTGGTAGTAGTGGATCTACTGGATCAGCGGGTACTGCTGGTACCGGAGGAAGTAGTGGTACCAGTTTTGGTACAAGTGGTACAAGCGGAAGTAGTGGTATAATTGGTAGCAGTGGCAGTAGCGGCACGAGCGGTACAAGTGGAACTACAGGTACAAGTGGAAGTAGTGGCACAACCGGTACAAGTGGTAGTAGTGGAACTACCGGCACAAGCGGTACAAGCGGAAGTAGTGGTATAATTGGCAGTAGTGGTAGTAGCGGTACCACAGGTAGTAGTGGTACAAGTGGTAGCAGTGGAACTACCGGCACAAGTGGTAGTAGTGGAACTACAGGTACAAGTGGTAGCAGTGGAACTACAGGTACAAGTGGTAGCAGTGGTATAATTGGAAGCAGCGGTTCTTCTGGATCTACAGGATCCGCCGGTACAGGAGGTAGTAGTGGCACTAGTTTCGGTACAAGTGGTAGTAGTGGAACTACAGGTACAAGTGGCAGTTGTGGTAGCAGCGGAACTACCGGTACAAGTGGTAGCAGTGGTATAAGTGGTAGTAGTGGTAGCAACGGAACTACCGGTAGTAGCGGTAGCAGCGGATCTGCGGGTAGTAGTGGTACCAGTGGTACTAGTGGTAGTAGTGGTACCAGTGGTACGAGTGGTAGTAGCGGTAGTAGTGGATCATCCGGTACGAGTGGTAGTAGCGGTAGCAGTGGTAGTAGCGGCAGCGGTGGTAGTAGCGGTAGCACAGGATCCGCTGGTACAGGAGGCAGTAGTGGTACCAGTTTCGGTACAAGTGGTAGTAGTGGTATAACAGGCAGCAGTGGAACTACCGGCACAAGTGGTAGTAGCGGCACAACCGGCACAAGTGGTAGTAGTGGATCATCTGGTACGAGTGGTAGTAGTGGATCATCCGGTACGAGTGGTAGTAGTGGATCATCCGGTACGAGTGGTAGTAGCGGAACTACCGGCACAAGTGGTTCTTCTGGTACAAGCGGTAGCAATGGTACGGCAGGTACAAGTGGTATAAACGGAAGTAGTGGTTCTTCCGGTACAAGTGGAAGTAGCGGAACTACAGGTACAAGTGGAAGTAGCGGAACTACAGGTACGAGCGGTAGTAGCGGAACTACAGGTACGAGCGGTAGTAGTGGTTCTTCCGGTACAAGTGGTAGCAATGGCACATCAGGTACTAGTGGTAGTAGTGGTAGTAGTGGAACTACCGGCACAAGTGGTAGTAGTGGAACTACAGGTACAAGTGGTAGTAGCGGAACTGCCGGTACTAGTGGTAGTAGCGGAACTGCCGGTACTGCCGGTACTAGTGGTAGCAGCGGAACTACCGGTACAAGTGGAAGTAGCGGAACTACCGGTACAAGTGGAAGTAGCGGAACTACAGGTACAAGTGGAAGTAGTGGATCATCTGGTACGAGTGGTAGTAGTGGATCATCTGGTACGAGTGGTAGTAATGGTACATCAGGTACAAGTGGAAGTAGTGGAACTACCGGTACAAGTGGAAGTAGTGGAACTACCGGTACAAGTGGAAGTAGTGGAACTACCGGTACAAGTGGATCATCCGGTACGAGTGGTAGTAGTGGAACTGCCGGTACAAGTGGTAGTAGTGGTAGTAGTGGTAGTAGTGGTAGTAGTGGATCAAGTGGATCTAGTGGTAGTAGCGGCACAACTGGTACAAGTGGTAGCAGTGGTTCAACCGGTTCAAGAGGCAGTAGCGGATCAAGTGGTAGCAGCGGAACTACCGGCACAAGTGGTAGTAGCGGAACTACCGGCACAAGTGGTAGTAGCGGAACTACCGGCACAAGTGGTAGTAGTGGTACAAGCGGATCAAGTGGTAGTAGCGGCACAACTGGCACAAGTGGTAGTAGTGGTACAAGCGGATCAAGTGGTAGTAGCGGCACAAGTGGTAGCAGTGGTTCAACCGGTTCAAGAGGCAGCAGCGGCACAACCGGTACAAGTGGTAGTAGTGGAAGTAGTGGCACAACCGGTACAAGTGGTAGTAGCGGTAGCAGTGGTAGCAGTGGTAGCAGTGGTAGCAGTGGCACAAGTGGCACAAGTGGCACAAGTGGCACAAGTGGCACAAGTGGCACAAGTGGCACAAGTGGCAGTAGCGGTAGTCGGGGACAATTCGGCGGTGATACCATGTTTTTAGTAGGTAAACAGTATTTACCAGGAACCCCAGTACCAACATCCGGATCAATATTGTTTTATAATGATAATTTTGGTACTAATGTATCCATATATGTTTCTAGATACGATAAATTTGGAGCCGATTATAAAAAATGGCTTGATACAATAGGCACTATAACCGGTTCTATAAAAGCAGGGGTTAAAGTAACAGATCTTGATACAGAAAATTCATTTGCACATTATTTAATTAGATCATCGTCGTATACCACTGTAGGAGGATATTATACTTTTAACGTAACAATTAACACATTAGGCCCTTCCGTAGGAAATTTTCCTTTTCAATCAGCGTTTACATTAGCTTTAGCTGGAAATGCAGGCAGTAGTGGATCATCTGGTACGAGTGGTAC